CAAGGCATAAAACAGCATGTCTAAAAAAACAAAAATTATTAAATAATAATACAAATACAATTTCCAGTTAATTAATTTTTAATTATTTCTAGTAATATCTTATTTGAAATAATAAAAAAAGATTCTTTCAAATAATTATATTTTAAACAAAAAATAGATTTTTAGTGAAAATATTATAATAATACTAATATGCATAATATATAAAGACGAAAAATTAAAATTTAAAAAATCTAATTAATTATAATGATGTATAAAAAATATTTAAAATATAAATATAAATATTTATTTTTAAAAAATAAATTACTTAATAAAAAACAACGTGGAGGTGATACTGGTATGAATAATGATATTTTAGGTATTACTAATTATTTTAAACAAAAATTTAATAATCTTGAAACTAACATTAATTTTGATAAAGATATTGAACCATTTTTAAATCCTATTTATGGAGTATTATTTGAAAATAATGGATTTATTACAAATCAATTTCATCTTTATGATACTTTTATTCGATCTGAAGAAGGAAATATTAATTTTCATAAAAAAATTTTAGATGATTTAATTAAAAAAAATGATACTAATAAAATTAATGAAGAGAAACAAATTATTGAAAATCTAACAAATTTACAAAAAAGGAAAAATGATATGAAAGAACAAATTAAAAATTTATTTTTTAATGAAAATGTTGAATCATTTTTTAAAAATGAATATATACATTATGATAATGGTGTTAGACCTTCTACCAGAATATCTGGATTTCAAAATTCACAAGAATATTTAAAATTATATGCTAGATTAATAACACACCTTTTAATATCAAAAGAATCAATACCATCAAATTTTATAGATTATTATATATTAACTAAAAAATTAAATACAAAAAATGATTCAATTCAAAATAATAATGAAACTTATACAAAAACTGAAAATACTTTAACAGAACTAACTAAAACCCTAAAAGATCTAACTGATAAAAAAAATGAAAATAAAATAAATAATATTTCAAATATTGATGTAATTAAACATATTAATAAAATAACTATACAAATAAAAGATAAAGAAAAAATCCTATTACAATTAACAGAAAAGAAATCAAGATTAGAAGGAGAAATACAAAAAATCACATTAGAATTAAGTGATGCTGAAAATAAATATTTTAAAGCTTTTGATGATAAATATAATAAATATGATAATATCACTATTGAAAATAAATTAAATATATATAAATTATTTTATGATATAAATAGTTATATAATAAACGACCCTTCTAATAAAACATTATATTTTCATATACTTTTATATATTATATGGTGGAATACTAATACTAATATTAAATTATTTATAGATGAAATAATAAATACTTTCTCTGATACTTTCCAATTAAAAGAAAAAAAAGAAACATCATATGATAAAAACCTAACCTCATTTGAAAAAAATATTTATCATAATATTAATAAACAAATTGTTATGTTTAAATTTGAAAATAGTAATGCTTGTTGTGATAATCAATGTACTTATATTAAAAACTTTCCTAATTGTGGAGAAATTAATGCTTTAAATTTTATGAATTTTATTTTATATAATAATAATAATAACAAATTTAATTTACCTAATAATATTAATGAAAAATGTAAATTATTTTATCAAACTTTTGATACATTTGACAAACAAAAATCAAAAGTCTCTACTAAAATTAATATTGATAATAATATTATTAATTTAAATGCAATAGACTTTTGGAATTATATTATAATCCATTATGCAAATACAGATTTATCTTTTGTTTCTCATAATAATGACAATACTTCAAATTATCGAACTACATGTAGTAATAATATTAAATATGAACTTAATGATGGTTATAATATACTTGGAGAACAAAATAATAATGGTATTTTAAACTTTTATCAATTAATTACAAATTTATTACCTGATATTGATATTAATGATTGGAATAATAAAGATAAATTATTAAAAAAGTTTCACATAATTAATAATGATATTACTAATATTGAATTTATTAAAAATAATAATAAATATGGTAGTATTAAAATAACAAAAAAACAGAATGATTTGACTATAAACTTTATGAAAGGTCATTATGATCATATATATAATGAAAAACCAATTGAACAAGAAACTGATAATAAAGATTTAAATGATTTTCAAAAAACACAACTATCATATTTAAAACGACATAGTGATTTAAATTTTATTATAGATAAACCATTATTATTTTTCAATTATGATAATGATAATATTTATAGTTTTATTCATAAATCATATTTAAATAATATAAATAATAACATTCTATTTATGTTCATAATTTTATCATTAACAAAAATATGTAATAAAGATACACGTAGTAGAATAATTATTAGTATTCCTGATAATAATAATATTATTAAATTAATTCAACCATATATGTATATTACACAGTTACAAAATGAATATGACTATAAAAGTAATACAACCGATTTTGTAAAAGAATTAAATATTACTCATTTAAATTTTAATTTATTAAATGAAAATTTAGAAAAAGTTGATTTATCACCATTAAGTAATCTTCAAACTATCGGTAATGGTTTTATGAACAAATGTACAAAGTTAAAAGAAGTTGATTTATCACCATTAAGTAATGTTACTTCTATTGGTAATGATTTTATGAAATTGTGTAATAATTTGACAAAAATTGATTTATCTAGATTAACTAATCTTCAAACTATTGGTAATGATTTTATGAAATTGTGTAATAATTTGACAAAAATTGATTTATCTAGATTAACTAATCTTCAAACTATTGGTTATGGTTTTATAAACAATTGTAGTAATTTAGAAAAAGTTGATTTATCTGGATTAACTAATCTTCAAACTATTAGTTATGGTTTTATAAACAATTGTAGTAATTTAGAAAAAGTTGATTTATCTGGATTAACTAATCTTCAAACTATTGGTAGTTATTTTATAAACAATTGTAGTAATTTAGAAAAAGTTGATTTATCTGGATTAACTAATCTTCAAACTATCGGTAATGATTTTATGTACAATTGTAGTAATTTAAAAGAAATTGATTTATCTGGATTAAGTAATCTTAAAACTATTGGTAATGATTTTATGGCACGGTGTAAAAAATTGACAACAATTAAATTGTCTGGATTAAGTAATCTTCTAACTATTAATGATAATTTTATGATAGATTGTAATAGTTTGACAACAATTGATTTATCATCATTAAATAAAGTTACTTCTATTGGAACTAAATTTATGCATGGTTGTGAAAAATTAAATAGTATTGATTTATCACCATTCAGTAATGTTACTTCTATTGGAACTAAATTTATGCATGGTTGTGAAAAATTAAATAGTATTGATTTATCACCATTCAGTAATGTTACTTCTATTGGAAATAATTTTATGGATTATTGTAGGAAATTAACTATTATTGATTTATCAAACTTAACTAAGTTAGAATCTATTAGAGATGATTTTATGTATAATTGTAGTAATTTAAAAGAAATTAATTTATCTGGATTAAGTAATCTTCAAACTATTGGTTCTGGTTTTATGTATAATTGTAGTAATTTAGAAAAAGTTCATTTATCTGGATTAAATAATGTTACTTCTATTGGTAATAATTTTATGAACAATTGTAGTAATTTAGAAAAAGTTGATTTATCACCATTAAGTAATGTTACTTCTATTGGTAATGATTTTATGAAAGAATGTGATATTTTAATAACAATTAAATTATCTGGATTCAGTAATGTTACTTCTATTGGTAATGATTTTATGAATTTTTGTAGTAAATTAACAACTATTGATTTGTCTGGATTCAGTAATGTTACTTCTATTAGAAATAATTTTATGTTCCGTTGTAGTAATTTAAAAGAAATTGATTTATCTGGATTAACTAATCTTCAAACTATCGGTAATGATTTTATGAAATTGTGTAATAATTTGACAAAAATTGATTTATCTAGATTAACTAATCTTCAAACTATTGGTTATGGTTTTATGAACAATTGTAGTAATTTAAAAGAAGTTGATTTATCTAGATTAAGTAATCTTCAAACTATTGGTAATAGTTTTATGAACAATTGTGAAAGTTTAACAGAAATTGATTTGTCTGGATTAACTAATCTTCAAACTATTGGTTATAATTTTATGAATAATTATAGTAAATTAAAAAGTGTTAAATTAGATAAAACACCTAAAATTAAATATGATAATAATAAATTTATCATAAATTAAAACCATTCTTATTATAATTTTTCTTTTGTTAATATTTAGAGAAAATATATTCGTGAATGAATTTTCTCTAAATCACGGTTTTATTGTTAATAAAATTATATTGTAAATACAGGTTGTAAATAATGTAATTTAATAAAAATAATTTGTAAAAAAATAAAAAAATAATTTCAAAAAAATATAACTTTTATAATAAAATACATTTTATAAATAGTTTTATAATCAACCATCGCGCTCTCTCTCGCCAGAAAAGTGTATAAAATAGTGTATAAAAAGTGTATAAGAAAGTGTAAAAAAAGTGTATAAAAAGTGTATAAAAAGTGTATAAAAATTTATTTTATATATTTATTATATGAATACTAAAAAATATTATTGTACCAATTGTGAAAAATATTATAAAACTTCACAATCCTTATGTAATCATAAAAGAAAATTTCATAATAATAGTCCTTTAACGTCCTTAGAAACTCTTCAAAATACCACAAATTTACCACAAAAACCCACAAATTTACCACAAAAATCCACAAATTTACCACAAAATACCACAAAAAATAAATTAGAATGTATTTATTGTAAAAAAATATTATCTAGATATGATAGTCTCAAAAGACATGAAAATAATTGTAAATATAAACACAAAATTAAAGAAGATAACACTAATCTAAAAGAAGAAATAGAACAACTAAAATTTACTATTTCTAATATTCTTAAACAATCAAAAATCCATCCTAAAACTTTACAAAAAATTAATAAGCAATTAATTAATAATAATACTAATAATGGTACTATTAATAATACAATAAATATAGTAAAATTTGGTTCTGAAAATATTAAAGATATTCTTAATGAAAAAGAAATTATACATATTCTAAATCAACATTATAGTGCGATTGAAGAATCTATTAAAACAGTTCATTTCAATAATAAAAGACCAGAATATAAAAATATTTATATAACTAACTTAAGAGACAATTTAGCTTATATTTACAATGGAAATAATTATGAAGCAGTTCAAAAAACATCAGTTATTAATAAATTAATAGATGATCATGTATATAATATAGAAGTATCTTTAGAAAATTATAAACATAAATTATCAGAAAGAAGTGCCAAAGTTTTAGAAAAACTAATCGAAAAAATAAATGATGAACAAACAAAAATAAATGATTATAATCATGATAAAGAATATAAAAATTTTAAAGCTTTCAAAATTAATGAAATTAAATTATTAATTTATAATGAAAGTAAAAATGCAGAATTGATAAGATTAAAATATAACAATTAATTTATTTCATTTTTTTTATTTTCCTAAAGTTTTTCTTTGATTCATTTATTTTATTTAAAATATTTTGATCTTTAATTACATGTCCATAATATTGTCCATATAAATCTTTATCAAAGTCTAATAATTCATTTGGAATAGTTTTTTTATCTAACATATAATAAGTAAAAGACTCTCCTATTGCATATGGATATGGTACAAATGAATTACCAATAGGTGAATAATATTTTTTAATTTCTTCTTTTGTTTCAAATGAATATATTTCAGTTCCAACATATATATATTTATTTTCTTTAATTTGAACTAATAATGAATTTCCTTTCATTGTACCTTTTTTTGCATAATTAGAATCATTCAAATTATTATCTCCAATAAATAATTTAGTATATTTGATATCTAATACTTTTTTATCTAAAATTGGATTATTATTTTTATTTTTATAAACTACTATTTTAGAATTTGGTTTAATAATTGCAATATATTTAATAGATCCATTATCTATAATATTATATTTTTTATCAGGCATTTATATTATTATTATAAGAAAATTATAATAAATAATAAATTAATTATTTTTCTTTCAATTTTTTAATTTTACGATAAAAATAGTAAAATTAGATAATTGCTGCTGATCAATTTTTTAATTTTACGATAAAAATAGTAAAATTAGATAATTGCTATTGATCAATTTTTTATTAGATCTAAATATTTTTTAGACATTTCATAACCTAAAAATACACCACCATGTAGCGGCATGCATCTCATACAAGCAAGACTAAATCCTTTATAAAAATTAATTAATCCACCAGTATTATAAATATGTTTAATTATTTGACTAATTTTTTTATTATCATTTGATGATTGAATAGTTGTTTTAATTAAATCCATAGGATATATGAATAACCAGGCTGATAATCCACTTAAACTACCAAATATAAAATTTTTACTCAAATATTTATCATAATTATAATTATTATTAAGATAATTATACGTAGTAAAATATATACCAAAACCAGGTGTTTCTCTTAATATAGTTGGAATAAATCCATTATATAAATTTCTAAAAATTAATTTATTTGTTGTTTTATTTTGATAATGAATTTTAATTTTATCAATAGGTGTTACAATTATACTACACATAAATCCACCAATAATCCCATTTACAAAATCATTTTTAATTAATACTTTTGATTTTTCATAAAATCCGAAAACAATACTTTTTTCTATCATTATACCAACTAATGGTGCTGATAATCCACTATATAATGAACTTATTTTAGAAATATAATGTTTATTTGATGAGCCTATATTAATAGCTTCTTTAATAGTTAAATTTTTATTACTTTGAATTCTAGTTTTAATGGTATCAAATGGGTGTGAAAAAATTACACCAACGGTACCTCCAATCATTCCATATATAAATTCGCTATTCATAGTAAAATTATTAATAATTTATAATGATTATATATTTATAAATATATAATTCAATTTTTGTATATATTTTCTATGAATATATATATATGAGTATTGCACCAAAATTACCAACTAATGTTATAAAAGATACTACAATTATATTTGATACTATATTATTACAATCATCTACACCATTAATGTGTATTGAACAAAATTCAACCAATAAATTATATACTAATAATTGTAATTATTCAAATATAAATCAACAATATATTTATAATCCAATTAAAAAACAATTAAAAGAAACAAATACAAATAATTGCTTAGATATTGATACAAATAATAATATAACATGGTCTCCATGCGATGAATATAATGTTAATCAACAATATAATTATAATATGCAAACAAATCAAATTATAAATCCTAATAATAAATTATGTATTGATTTATCTACATCTAAATTGAATACTTGTAATACTAATACATCTCAACAATTTTTTGGAATAAAATCATTAAATAAAATATTTGGACAAATCACAGAAAATAATAATACCATTATTAAATTATTTAATAATGCTACTGAATTATATAATAGATATCTTGGTTATTATAATGAATTAGACTATTTAAGAAATAATAATTATAGAAAATATAGAATTTTTCCAACATTAGGTAAATATGAACAATTATATCTTTTATATCAAAAGCAACGAGATTTAATGAATCTTATTGTAATAGATATAAGCAATAATCTACCTGCAATAACTGCAGCAAAAGATGATAGTATGAGTGCTGTAATATCTGCAACAAATATATTTAATTCAAATGATCTTTTTGATACAAAACCAATTATGATGAAAAAAATGTATCAAAGATCAGATAATAGTATATATAAAGCAAATATGTTTTATAATAATATTAGTAAATATAATGATCCTAGTTATAAAAATAATATTTATAATTCACAATAAATTAATTATTTTTGATTATTGAAAAATAATAATATTTATTTAATATATATAATGAAATTAATAAAAGATTTTAAAAATCAAATTCCTAAAAATAATAATAATGTAATAATATTAGTTTCAGTAATTAGAAATGAATATTTATTATTAGATTATTTTCTTAAATATTATGATAAATTAGGAGTAACACATTTTATATTTATTGATAATAATTCAAATGATAATACAACTGAATATTTATTAAATAGTAATTATAATATTATGCTTTTTCATACAAAAGATTCGTATAAAGAAAATAATTATGGAATGACTTGGATTAAAATAATTTTAGATAAATATTGTAAAAATAAATGGGTTGTTGGTGTAGCTGCAGATGAATTAATATATGTTAATAAATTATCAACATTAATAAATACTATGGAAAAAGAAAGAGCGAATGTATGTAAATTTTATATGTTAGACATGTATCCAAAAGATTCAAATATAAAATATAAATATGGAGACTCATTTTTAAATCATTCATATTATTATGATAAAGAATCTGAAATTAATAAAGATTATTATGATGGTATGAGATATAGAACTATGAATGTAATTGCAAATTTAAAAAAATATTCTTTTTTCAAATATAATTTTTATACCACTACTACATTTACACCAGATTATCATGAAATACGATATAAAAATAATAAATATTATAATCCATTGTATATAACAATTGCAACAAAAACAATGTTTTTATTACATTTTAAATTTTTAAGACCAAACTTACGAAAATATTTTTTAGAAAGAGCGAAGCGAAACGAAGATTGGAATAATAGTTTTCACTATATTGCATATAGTAAAGCCAAAAATTATAATTTTTATGATCCAAAATATAGTTTATCTATTAAAAAATATAAACCAAAATTTTCATACATCTAATAATATTAATTTATAATATTATATATATGAAATTAATAAAAGATTTTAAAAATATGATACTTAAAAATGATAATAATGCAATAATATTAGTTTCAGTAATTAGAAATGAATATTTATTATTAGATTATTTTCTTAAATATTATGATAAATTAGGAGTAACACATTTTATATTTATTGATAATAATTCAAATGATAATACAACTGAATATTTATTAAATAGTAATTATAATATTATGCTTTTTCATACAAAAGATTCGTATAAAGAAAATAATTATGGAATGACTTGGATTAAAATAATTTTAGATAAATATTGTAAAAATAAATGGGTTGTTGGTGTAGCTGCAGATGAATTAATATATGTTAATAAATTATCAACATTAATAAATACTATGGAAAAAGAAAGAGCGAATGTATGTAAATTTTATATGTTAGACATGTATCCAAAAGATTCAAATATAAAATATAAATATGGTGATTCATTTTTAAATCATTCATATTATTATGATAAAGAATCTGAAATTAATAATAATTACTATGCGAGTGTTAGAAAAAGAACTATGAATGTAGCTACAATATTAAGAACATATTCATTTTTCAAATATAATTTTTATTGCCATAGTGAATTAGGATTTGGTTTTCATAAGATATATGAAAAAAAAAATAATATTCATCAATGTATAACAGTTATAAAATACCCATATTTTTTATTACATTTTAAATTTTTAAGACCCAATTTAAGAACATATTTTTCAGAAAGAGCAAAAAGGAATGAAGATTGGAATAATAGTATTGAATATATTGCATATAGTAAAGCTAAAAATTATAATTTTTATGATCCAAAATATAGTTTATCAATAAAGAAACATAAACCTGAATTTTCATTTTTTTAATATATATATATTTTCTCAAAAATATTATAATTAACTGTAAATATATATATATTTAGTTTTGAATTATATATATCTTTATTAACTTTATAATTTGATAAATTTATAAAATCATTTGTAATATTTCGATTAAATTTATTATAATTTTTAATAAAATAATTATAATCATATTTTTTATATATTATATTTAAATTATTTAACTGTAATAATCCATCTTTCATCCAATTTGTAAAATCAGATAATAAATTTTCTTTTTTTTTAATATTTATTTCATTTGGTTTAGGTTTGTCATGTTCTTCTAATATATATGATAATTTAGATAATTCATTACTATAAATAATTGTTTTATTTATTATTTTATCTTTTTCGTGTGATATTCTATTAATACTTACATTGTTATTTAAACATCTGTATAAAATAGCATCATCTTCACCACCCCAACCTTGAAATGTATTTGGAAATCCATTAATTTTTTCAAAATCAGTATTATTAAATCCAATAACTCCTCCTAAAAATTGGTCAAAATTATATTTATATTTTAACCATGGAGATGCATAATGAATATTTAATTTAGGATATTTAAAATACCAATCAAACATTTCTTGAGTTGGATATGAATCAACATCATGAAAAATAAATCTATCATAAACATTATTTTTTTTTGATATAAAATAACCAATATTTAATAATATACCTCTATTGAACTTTTCATTATTAAATTGATCAATTATATATAAATCATAAGTATGATTTTCTAAAATAATCATTTTATTTAACTTTTCAATAAATTTAATTAAATGTTCTATTCTATTTCTATGAGGAATAATTATTGCAATATTAACTTTGAAATTATTATTTATTACTTTATCTTGCCTCAAATATTTAAATTTAAGTCTATTTTCTTTTAATGTACTATATTTTATATTAATATTATTCATTATTAAATATAAATATAAATAATATTTATAATTCACAATAAAAAAAGAATAATTAAAAATTTAATTATTTTTTGTTTATAAATTACTATTATTGCTTATGTAAATTCCTGTTTTGCAGCTCTAAATAAAAGTTGGATACATTTGCTTAAAGTATGCTTCAACAACTTTTTTATTTTACAATTAAAAAAAGTAAATGAAAGAATTGTTGCCGATCAATTTTTCAATAATTGACTAGAATGACATAAAGTTTCTAACGAACACATATTATTTACAATTATTTTCATATAATAATATATATTATTAATATATATAAATGATACCAAATATTGTACATTTTAATTATGGATTAGCTGAACAAAAAGAAGAATTTTTATTTGTATATTATATAGCAGTTTTATCTTGTTTTATAATAAACAAACCAAAAAAAATATATTTTCATTATCATTATGAACCATATGGTCCGTGGTGGGAAAAAACAAAAGAATTAGTAGAACTAGTTAAAGTAAAAATTCCAACACATATTGGTAGTAAAAAAATTCTTCATGTTGCACATAGATCTGATATATTAAGATTAGAAATTCTAGTAAAATATGGAGGTATATATCTAGATATTGATACAATATGTGTTAGAAGTTATAAAGATTTATTATATAATAAATTTGTTATGTCTGAAGAATATACAAATGAAAATGAATTTTATGGATTATGCAATGCAATCATGATGTCAGAACAAAATTCTGAATTTGGTAAATGTTGGTTAGAAAAATATGAGGAACATTTTGAATCAACTAACTGGCAATCAGCATCAACACATTTACCATGTATTATAGCTAAAACTTATAATAAAGATATAACAATATTGAAAAGAGATGTTTTTTTATATCCATCATGGGATAGAATTGATTTAATTTTTTTAAAACCATATGATATTCCTGAAGATTTAATATCATTACATTTTTGGAATCAAAAATCAATTAAAATATTAAAACAAATTAATAATTTTGATTGGATATTAAATAATTCATATACATTATATGGAAAATTACTATTAAATATATTAAATAAAATGAATGATTATACTAAATATATTATATTTGAAGAAACTATGAAATCATTATCATATGAATATTTAGTAAAAAATAATGATATGCAAGAATATAAAAAAAATAATAATATTAATGATAACATTAATAATAATCATTATCTTTTTTATCGTTATAATAATATAATATTTTCTTCATTATATTTACAAGAACATATATTTGGATTACCTGTTAGTAAATGTTTTTTAACAGATTTTGATTATAGTACAGAAGGAGCAAAATATTTAAATATAACATCATCAGACAAAGAATTTGATTGTGATTTTTTTGTTGAAAAAAATTATTATAATATCAAACTAAATACTAAAAAGAATAATTGGTTTAAAATTACACAAAAAAATAAAGAATTAACTATCTTTAATACACATACTATAAAAGATATTTATATTTTACCACAAAAATTAGAATATACTCCAATTAAAAATATTAATATAATTCCCCATATTGATCTTAAAGATTGTAAATTTTCAATTAAAACTAATTATATAACAAAAAATAAAATACATATCATAATTAGACGAATAGACAATGAAAAAGGATGGTATAAAAATTTATATTTAGATGTTACAATAGATGAAGCTTCTTATTATTATTATGTTGGAAAAAGTTTTGAAAATAAATTAGATATTATGATTACAATTGATGAGATTACTTTGGATAAACATAATTTATCCAATGAAACACAAACAGTACCTGCGAATACAATACCATTAAATTTAATAAAAGGAATAAATTCGCCTAGATTAATACCAAAAAAAGTATATTATACTTTTAAAAATGATAATTTAACAACAGATATATTAAATATAATTGAACATAATAAAAAGATATGTCCTGATTATGAATTTATATTTTATGATAATAATAAATGTGATTTATTTATAAAAGACAATTTCAGTAATGATATATATACTGCTTATAATAAAATAAATCCAAATTTAGGAGCAATGAAAGCTGATTTTTGGAGATATTGTATATTATATTTATATGGTGGTGTGTATATAGATATTAAAGTAAAATTATATCAAAATTTAGATAATATTATAGATGATACTACTTCATGTATATTAGATATTGGTAAATTTTGGGAAATATGGAGACATAAACCAGTATATGAACAATGGATGTTAATTTTTAAACCAAATCATATTTATCTTAAAAAAATGATAGATACAATGACTAAAAATATATTAAATAATTTTGAACCAAAAATAGATGAAAAATCACAAACATCCCCAATAAAACAACAAATATTAAAATTAACTGGTCCTGATGCATTAGCAGAAATAATAAATAATTCTACTGAAAAAGATCATATTCATGTTGATTATAATTTATTTTCACATAGAGAAATAGAAATAGGCAAATCATTATATAATTATAATAATATAATTAAATACGAATTTGTAAAAGAATCATTATTTGTCTAAATCATCATGATTTACTCTAGAAATATATACAAACTTATCACTATTTATATTATCTAAATTTATAGTTTTATTTTTATATATATCACTATCAGATTTAACTTCTGAATTAGATATATTATTATATTTTTGACTTTCTTCTATTATATTACAAAATGCATTTCTCATTATATATTCATTTCCTTCAAAATATTCAGTACCTGCAATTAATTTAAATAATTTAGTAAATTTAATTTTAATATTTTTTTCTAACGTTAATGGATTATAACATTCCATTATACAAATATATCTTGAACCTTTTCTATAACCATTAATACATCTTTTTAAATTTGGAATCTTAGAACAACCAATTTTATATCTATTTGTTCCAACTAACTCAGATGGTTGAATAAAATATATAATTCCTTTATACATTTTATAATTATTTATATTATGTAATTGTGTAACTTCATTATTAGCTATAATATTAGTATTTTTTATAATTGGTTTTGGTATATTAATATTTTCATTTTTATTTATAGAAATTAAACATTTTTTTTGATGATAATATTTTTTATTTTTATTTTCAAAAATATTATTACAAAATTTACAACTATTTTTTACTTTTTTAATTATTTGATGAAATTTTTTATTATGATTCCATAAACTTTTATTCGATTTATATTTTTTATTACAAATATTACATAAATATTTTTCCATTATAAAAATATATAACCCTACTGTTTAAGACATATTTCACTCACGATATATCTTGAATCTTATCGATTTTTATTTAAAATGGAAAATATCTTAAATATAGTGTGTGTGTGAAATAGGTATAATGAAAATAAAATAAAATAATTTTGAATAAATAATTTTTATAAATATTATAGTAAATAATATAAATGATATCCTATAGATGCAAAACCTAACATTAATAATAATTCAAAATATGCACGATCTGTTTTTTCTCTATTATAACCAATGTAAAATAATAATGGAGCAACAATAATTATATGAATTAAATTAACCCATATGTGTTTATTATTTTGATAACGGTTATATGCTTTAGATAAATGATAAATAAAAATAATAATACTTAATACTAATAATAATGTAAATAACCAAGGAACAATTTTTTCCCTAGTACTACCAACGTGTAAAAATAATCCACCTACAATAATAATGTGAAATAAATGAATAATAGTATCACTCATAAATATATTACATCTTAGAAATTATAATAATTTCTTCAATAATAAAATTATATGTTAATACAATCAATTAAAGAATAATATTTTTATATCTCTTATTTTTTAAGACACTCAACAAAATATTTATATTATAAATATATATAATGTCAAGTGTAATAGCTGACAGTGATTTTAAAAGAACAAATATTCAAGCAATAACAAATGCTTTAGTTTTAAGAAATACAAGATTAGTACCACCAGGTTCTGTAGAAGCATTTGCAGGTGCAGTAATTCCAAGAGGATGGTTATTATGTGATGGTTCATTAGTATCTAAATCAATTTACTATCATTTATACATGATAATTGGTGATAGATATGGCGCAGGTAATGCTGATAATTTTAAATTACCTGATTTAAGAGGTAAAAATATTATTGGTGCTGGAACTGGTAGTGGATTATCAGAAAGAAATATTGCAGAATCAGGAGGTGAAGAAAAACACGAATTAACAGTTAATGAATTACCTGCTCATACTCATACACAAATTATACAAAATGGGGTTCAATGGACACCAACTTATGCCGCTATTGAAACTGGTTCTAATACATCTGCAGATGAACCAACCGCAGTAGTTAATACTGGTAGTACTGGTGGTAATCAAGCTCATAATGTAATGGATCCATTTTTAGTATTAAATTATATTATTAAACATTAAAATAATAATTATAAATAATTAAAATATGTATAATTATTATAATGAGAAAATTAAATTCTGAATATGAAAATGCTATTGATAATGTATTGATTCATTTAAGTGAATATTTATCACCATATTTTTATGAATTAGGAATGACACCAAATATAATAACAACATTATCAAATATATTTGCAATAATTACAATAATATTATTATTAAATAATAAATATATATTTGCAGGTATATCATTAATGATTAGTTATTATTTTGATTGCATGGATGGATATTTTGCTAGAAAATATAATATGACTTCAGTATTTGGTGATTTATATGATCATATAAGTGATATATGTAAAACAATATTAATATTAGGAACTCTTTATTATATAGATTCATCTAAATTTGTAACAGTATTTATAATATTTATATTAGTTGGTAGTATATCATTAATTCACTTAGGATGTCAGGAAAATTATTATGAAATATATAATATATCTGAAGAAAATAGTGTTCTTCATGAACCTTATCAAACAAAGTTTGATAAGCTAAATGCAAATGTGAAACATTTGCATGAACCATCTCATACATTAACAATGTTAAAATCATTATGTAAAACACCAAATAATAATGAAGAAGAAATATTAAATAAAATAAATTATACCAAATATTTTGGTACAGGAACTACTAATTTATTACTAGCTATATTATTTTCATATTATTATTAAATGATTATTAAATAATTATTAATAATTTTTCATTGATATTTTTTGCATATATCACACATGCCAAAATCTGCACCCATTAATGCTCTACAACAAGGACAACTCTGACCACAGTGCATACCATTTGATTCATGATGTCCTTTATATGACCAAGTATAATTATTACTTAATTCTTTAATTTTATTTATTTCTTTTTCATCCTTTTCAGTTTCTAATTTGTTAGAACACATTTGTTTGAATCTAAGTTCATGCTTTTCTTTTAACATTTTACATTTTGAACATATTGCATTTTTTACAATATTGTCAGTAATAATATTAACTATATCATCATTATCATCATTTAATGCAGAATCAATTTCAGTTTGTAGTGATTCAAATACATTTTGTCTTAATGAATCATACTCTTCTTTTGTTAAGTCATGATCACATTTAATACATGAAATAGATTTAAGAGCATAAGGATCATCACAAATATCTAAAGCTACCGACATTATTAGTTTTTATAAATATATAATTATATTCATAAAATTATATTCATAAAATAATATTTTATCAATTTTTATTCATTATTAATTATAACTGGCATATCTTCTTCATCATCACACTCATCATTATCATGATTATCATTATTATAATAATTATAATTATAATAAGATAAACTTAATATAACACTAACACCTAGCATTATTGTAATTATTTTTGTTAATTCAAACATTATTAATAATTAATTATTAATATAATTTTATATATAAATAATATAAATTCAATAAACTATTTTACACTAAAAGATTAGTATAATATTTTACACTAAAAGATTAGTATAATATTTTACAACAAGAATATTCTCTATTTTTAATAAGTATAATTGATTCTGTTAATTTTTTGTTTAGTGTTAAAATTTTTTTACGATGACGAAATATTTTTTTAAAATGTTCTTCTTTTTTAGAATATTTTTCTCTAAATATCCGTTCAATTTCAGGTGTAATTTTATTTTTTCCATTTGTAATAATTGTATTTTCAATATCTCTACAATCATTATAAACAACTTTTAGATTATTTAATAAAATAAATTCATTGATTTGAAATTTTTTAATTGATGAAAATATATTAGAATTATATATATCTAGATATCTATCAATAATAATATCTGGAATTATAAATTGATTTTTTTCTTTTATTTCTTTCACCTTTCTTTCAATAGTATTGATATATGTTTGTATATAATGAACATCATATACTTCAATAAATTTATTCTTTCCTTCAGCTAAATCAGAATTTTCAGTATTTAATTTAATATTTGTTTCATTCATACTATTATGTCTATTATCATCATCAGCAATATCTTTCACTTTTAATTTAGTTATATTACTTAATAATATTTTACCTGAACTAAATTCACATTCTGATATTAATTGATCAAATGAATATGCAGTTGATTTATGTGCTTCAGCTCGTGCATCTAACTTAAAATAACTAATTAAACTCATTAAAAATGCACTCAATGCAGAACAACCAGATATAATTTTATTAGCAATAGGAACATCATTAAATATACCACTAATAACTGAACAAATAGATGATAGTAATATACAAGGCATCATTAATCTATTTAGATAAAATTCACAATATGATTTAGCTTCTAAATATAACAATTTTTGTCCTTTCAAATATACAGATATAATATCTAATGCAATAGATATTTCACCTTCTTTATAACCAAATTTACTATTCATCATTCTCTTAATATCTGCAAAAGATTTATATGGTAATGGTGTTGTAATATTTTCAAACCCTCTAATACAATTAATATATTTATCATTATTATTATTTTGTAAATTGCTGCGTGGCAGATTATTTTTGTTATTTACATTATTGCTCTGCAAACTATTATTTTGTTTATTATTATTTGAATCATTTTGTACATTTGCAGAATCAGTTGCTTTATTATCATCAACTGCAATAATAGGAAAAATATTATTTGCATTAATATTTTGATGAATATCATGATGATCATCATCATCATTATCAAAAATTTGATTATCTTCATCTTCATGATCATCATCATCATATTTCATAATTTCATTATCAGAAATATCAATAATTTCAGTATTTTCTTCTATATCAGAAATTGATATATCTATATTTTTAATATCTTTATTTTCATTAGAATCTAATTTATTACCCATATTAATATATTATTAATTACTTTTTCTTATATAAAAGATTCATAATAATTAAAATAATAAAAAGAATTAGGATTAAACATATAAAATAATCAAAATAATTATTAGTTATAGTTATTGAAGCAGGATGATATAGTGCAGAATCATAATGTGTCATTATATATATTTATATAATATTATATAATAATTTCTATGAATATAGTAAATTTCATTCGCGAATGAATTTTACTTTATAAAATTAATATTTTCTATGAATATTTATAATGTCACAAGTTTGTTTATCAATAGATATAATAATATTTATAATAATATTTATAATATTAATGTTAATGATGGGATATTTAATATTATATAATTATATTTATAATAATTTATATTCTTATAAATCAACACAACCTATAATAATAGCAACAAGTAATAATGATATTGAAAAGGACAATTTAATTCAAAGAAGGATGGAATTAAATAATAGAGATAATAAAGTATTAACAGATTCATTTAGCCCACCAGAAAGAAGAGTACCAGAATATCAATATCCTCAAGCTATAAAAAATGCTATAAATATACCAACAAGAGGAATACCAGAAAATTATCAATTATTAGGTATAGCAAGTAGAGATAATACAGAAACAATATTTAATTTATTTGGAAGACAAACATATCCAGGATCATCTTTATATGAATATTATGTTCAAAGTACAAGCATTGGTTCTAATTATAAAATACCAATAACTACAAATGGAAATAAAGAAATATCAGATGGTGATAAAATAAAAATAAAAGGTACAGATGAAAGTAAAGGTGATTTTATAGTAAGTTTATATAAATATGATGCGCCAAAATATAATATTTATGTATAATAAAATATTATATGAAAAAAATATATTATATTTTACCAATATCTTATATTGTTTATAATAAAAATGCTGCTTTGCAGATTACTATAGATAAACAAACAACTAATAATTTTAGAAATATACTAGTACAATCAAATGATATTATTTATAATAGTAAGAATGATATAATATCAAAAAGTTTTTATTTATCTTTAGTATTGCTAAATAAAAAATCTTTGCAAACATATTATGATATAATTAAAAACATTGTTTTCTAGCCAATTTTCTAAATATCTAAAACGAAAACATTTCTATGAAAATTATATAATTTAATATCCATAAATAAATCTTCATAAAAATCATAAAAAAATAAACAAGTATTATCATATTGTTTTATAAATTTTGTTAAATAATCTTTTAGTAACATAGATAAATGATTTTTGATATATATTTTAGATTCTTCAATTATATCTTTTGGAAGAGATGTTTTTTTCAAATATTTTATTAAATTAATATCTTTTAATTTAATATTATTCATTATATTTATATTATTTTCATATCTTTGAATTAAACTTTTATCAAATGGTCTGAAGCCTGATTTACCATACCACGTATGTCCTGTTAATAATGTAATCATAATTGCTAATTTAATTTGTTTATTATGACATTGTTTGATACTATTATCAGTTAAAATTATTTGTTTTATTTTATATTTATCTTTATACTTTTTTATCATTTTTATTGTTATTTGTAATAATATTGATCCAACATTTGTATTTATATTATCTAAACAAGAATTATAATTACCTATACCATGAATATCAGCAATATTATTTTTTTTATCAATTATAACTGATACACATTCATCATTATTTTTTGAAAATAATACATAATAATTTTCATCCATAGTTTGTTCGTAAATATATATTTTATTATTATAATCAATTTTTAGTTGATTATTACCACCAATTTGTTTATAATTATATTGTTGATTAGGAATAAAATTAATTAATTTTGTTTTATTTTGTTTAATTAATTCAGAATTTTTAAAAATAAATAATTTTAATTTGTTATTCATATTAAAATTATTTAGAAATTATTATTAAAAATATTTAATTAACAGATTGATAATCAGCATCCATAAAACGACCTCTATGAAAAGTAGGATCTCGAACTTTTAAACAATTTTTACCAGTTGTTTTACATTCACCACTAGAACCTAATAACCAATTAGCAAATCCAATTTGATCATTAACAATACTAGTATTAGGATTAATAAAGAAATTTCTATCATTTATATTTCTACCCCATAAATCACTACTATCTGCAAATACATGCGCTCTATATTCTGATTTAATATCATTTTTAACATTATCATATGGACATGCAGCAGATCGAAGAGGATTGTCCATAAGATCACCAACAGTATAATTCATAAATGGATTATCTTTAGTTGGTTTTTGACAAGTTTCACTAGAAGAAAAATTTTGTATTTCATTAGAAGAAATATACCCTAAATATAAACTAATTAATAATAATAATAGACTAAGTATTAACCAATTATAATCTTCATTAAAAATAATAATAAGTATAGCAAATAAAATTGCTAATCTAGCTAATGCATTAATTTTTCTTTCATTAGATAAATCTTTGAAAGGAAAAAATTCAGTAATATCTTCTAGTATATAAGAAGGTGATTTATACCATAATTTATTCATAATATATTATTTTAGAAATTTTAATTTTATAAAGTAAAATTCATTCGCGAATGAAATTTATATTTACAGATTATTATTCAGATTAATTTTTTGAAATAATATTTTAATTATAAAAATATTTAAGATTATTTGTAATGTTATAAAAAAAAAATATTATTATAATATATATATATTATGTCATTTAATCCATATATGTTAAAAAAACTCAGAGCTTCTCAACCAGTTGCTCCTGTTAAATCAAATAATGTAGCACCACAAGTTGTATCAAAGCCAGTTGTACAACCAGTTGAATCAAAACAACCAGAATTAGTTGTACCAAAACAAGCAGTTAATAATGAAGAAATGAGAAAGAAAGAATTAGAAGCAAAAGCAGCTGCTCTTAAAATGGTTCATCAAAAGAAAAGTGAAGAAAAGAAAAGTGAAGAAAAGAAATCTGAAGAAAAAAAATCTGAAGAAAAGAAAGCACCAGTTAAAGCTGCAGGTAAAGGTGTTAAAAAAGGTGGTGTAAAAGGCTTAAAACCAGCTAAGAAAGTACAAGCAAAATCATTCAAAGCTTTAAATCCTGCAAATGATGGAAATCCAGAAGCACAAATTACTGATTTATCTAACCAAATTGATGGTCTTAGAAATGATGTAAATGGTTTATTAACTAGTGTTGCAGAATTAGATGGACCTGCTGGACAAGTAGATCAAATTGTAAATGATATTAATACTTTAGAATCTGATTTAACTAATTATGGTAATAAGGTTAAATCTATTAATCCAGATAATGTAAATATTATGGATAATCTTTTATTAAAAAGAATTGATGTTGCAACAGATGTTATTGTTCCAAAACGAATTCCAGCTGATAGCACTATTTATTATTTAAATGATGTTAAATTAGTTGATCCTGCAAATCATCTTCACTGGGTTAAAATGTTAGATTATGTTCCAAGATATGCTATTCAATTAAATCCAAATAATACTACTAATTGTTATGATAGATCAAAAAGTGTTACTATTAATGGGGATGTATATGTACCTTTAAAAAATATGAATTTAACAACTAATGATACAGTTAGATATGATGTTGCTGCATCAGAATTTGATAGAACTAAATATGAATCAATAGTTAATTTAACAGTGAAAACATTAATTGATTTAACTGATATAGTTAATAATATACCAACTAGTAGAATGGTTAATACTATGCATTCAGCATTACCAACTATTAGAATTCATTCTGATTTAGTATCTGCAGATGAATATAAAGCAGGAAATCAAACTTATCATTATGAATATGATGCAAAAACTAATCTTAATACATTAAGAGATGCTAGTGACAATATTGTTACACTTAATGATTTAAGAGAATTAGTTACCGCTTCATTATCTGATAGTGAAAATTATGTATTATTATTTAATAATTTAGTAGTTAAAATGATTAAAGCTACTGTTTCTTATGAAACTCAAGTTACTTTTGATGCAAGACCAAAAGCTGTCTTATTAAAAGAAAATAATATGTATTTATTTACAACATTAGATGAAGAATTAGTTATAATAAAAGCAACATCTGCAGCAAATATTTCTGCACCAAATAGATATGCATCTATACAAGTAGTAGGATTTAATAATTCTGATAATAATAAGAATTTCATGGTAACAACCGCCTCAGAAGTTTATTATATTAATAATGATAATAGTGTTCATAAAGATATATATAGTGTTGAAGAAACCGGAAATTATTACAATCATAATAGTAAGATTCAAACTATTAATAGTACTTCACACAAGTTAGTAGATGTTTCTGAAGAAACTTTATTTAGTGATGCTGATTTAATTATTTATAATAGATATAATCAACCATTAGTTAATAAATTTTTTATATTAACTCATACTAAATTATTTCATACAGATGCAAATGGTGCTTTAACTTTAGATAATTTAGAAACAGGATTATTAACTTTACCTGATAACTTTAATATTGTTTATCAAATTGTAGTTACATCCCCAACTCCATCATTAGATGGTATTACATTAAACGTACCATATATGGCTGGTGTTTATAATATCAAGATAAATGGTTCAACTGTATATAATCCATCAACTGATTCATTAAATCCAGGAGATGTATTAACTGTTTATGATACTGGTGTTGATTTACCAGCAACTAATTTAGCAGGAATTTGGTTAGTTAATACAAATGATCCTGCATTTGCAGAAAATATTTGGTTTGTTAATGAAGATGCAACTTTATCTGCACCTGATGAATCATTCCATGCTATTATTGATGATAAATATTTAAGAGATATTAATGTTGGTAATACTATGTTACAAGATTATATTGGTGCCGCTGCTGTTAATGATACTGATTATTATATGGTAATCACTCAAGAAACTAATGATACTCCAGATGGTTCAACAGTAGAAATATTAAGAGCGCTTCATATTCAAGTTTCTAATCATGTTAGTGAAATTATCTCATTAGATAGTTCTGTTCTTGGTAATTATTTATTAGATTTATCAAATAATTCATTATATTTATTAGATGGTACTGGTTCTATTCTTACTGGATCTAATGTTCCAGAAGATTCTTTAGTAGTCGGAGGTACTGATGTTTTAATTCAAACTAGGGAATCTGACGATTCATATATGGTATTTAGAGTATCTAATCCTAATCAAAATAGAGTTGGTAAATTAGAATTACAAGCATTTAATGAAGGAGAATTAATTTATTTACTTACAGTAGATGATACTATTACATTAAATGCTGCTATTGCAGAAAGTTGTTTTGATTTAACACTTAATACTACTACTGATCATCATGAACATTATGGTATTCCAAATGAAGATCCTGTTGATGAAAATACTCCTCGTATTTTAATTTTTGTAGGTTCTGCTTCTAGAACATCATTAAACAAGAATGAAATGCATGATTACTGGGCTTTAGAATATGCAAATGTATTTGGTGAAGATGATCAAATCTTCATTGATGATAGTACTAGTGCATTATACAAGATTAGCAATGGAGATGAAAATATTGATGCAGGAACAATTGTTCATTATGATAATGGTGTATGGGAAGTATCTAACTATGCAACTAATAGTGCATTAAGTGATTTAGGATTAAATCTAGCAACTGGAAATGATTCAACTATTGATAAATCAATGCTTTTCATTGTAGATAGTAATTCAGATTTAACTAGCAATACTCATGATGCAACAACTGTAAATGGCGAAACTAAATATAACTATGCAGTTGCAAATGTTTATCTTGAATTAACTTATCATTCTTCTAATCCTTATTATGCTGCTGCACCTGATCACAAAAATAACTTTTCCACTGATAGTTATGGTGTATTAGACTTAGTTCCTGATATAGGAGTTCCTGGATATGTAGTTCGTCCTGATAATAGATTAGGATGGTTTGATGGATCAACTGGATTTTATGATAGTAATTCAGTAAGTACAACTGATCCTCGAGTTCGTGAAAAGAACTATATTAATTATGATGTAAAATTAGCAAAAAGTTCTACTAATAGTGGTGATATGTCTGCTTTATTAGATGATTTAATGTGGGTTAAATTTGATCCTTTACATAATTATGTTGATTCTGATATTTCTACAAAATTATTTTTTGCAGGAGTAAAAAACGTTCCTGATGAAGCAACTATTATTTATGTAAGATATGATCCTGATGGACCTGCATATAATGCATCACCATCTGCTGCAGCTGCAGAAAATGGTCTTAAATTATTAACTAAGATTGTTAATCCAGATGAATCTCTTACTCCACAATGGAGATCAATCTTATTATTAGCATCACCTGATGTTATCTAAATAAATTTTTAATTAATATAAATATATTTAATATAAAATAATATAAATATATTTATAATGAGTATTGCACCGAATTTACCTACTAATATTATAAAAGATACTGATATTCAATTTTCTCCTGCTTTTATAAAAACATTACAAATTCCATCAATGTGTATAGATAATAATAGTAATTTTTTATCAAGTAATAATTGTAATTTTTTTAATCCACGTGTATCTATATTTGAATCTAAATTAAATCCATCGCAACAATTTATATATAATCCAGTTAAAAAACGATTAATTAATAATAACAATAATTGTTTAGATAATGATGATTATGGTAGATTAATATGGTCTCCATGTGATCAATCAAATCAAAATCAACAATATGAATTTATATCAAATTCATTTAAAAATATTAATAATAAATGTGTTGATTTAAATTATAATAGATTATATGATTGTAATAATACATCAAATACATTTAATTTACTTAATAATATTGTAAATGATGTAAATAATCAACATAATTATATTCGTGATAATATTACAAATATGTTAAATACATTAGATGTTTATATAGATAAATATAATCAAAAGAAAACAGATACTGATATAATAAGTCAAAATTTAGGAAGGAAATTAAATAATATGATTTCTAAAGCATTATGGAATTATAATAATTGGAATTATTATGATAATGGTCCAAGACCAGATAGTATTGATGATATGTATAGACAAGTATATGCTTCATCTGAATATATTAATACAAAAGATACTCTTAATACAGCTAATAGTAACATTGATTATTATATTAAAGTGATTGCATTAATAACAACAACAAAAGATAATTTAAATAAATATAATAGTGATTTAAGTCAATTACAAGGAAATTTAGATGCTACTATAGGTGCAGATCGTTTAAATAATAAAACATTTGACGATGCTTATAATAATGCAAAAAATATAGGCGATAAATCAAGATTATTATATAATAATATAATAAATGAATATAAAAATATAATTAGTATATACTAAGTATTATACTAAGTATTATATTAATAATTTATTTTTCATAAGGAATAATTAATTTAGATACTTTTATACCAATTTATATTATATAAATAATTTAGTATAATAAAAAAAAAATATATAAATATAATATATATAAATGTCTCAACAAAGTCAAATAGAAGCTATTTCCGATAAAGTTGATTTATTAGCTAATTCAGTAAATACTATTGCAGGTGATTATAATGCATTAATGGTTCCAATGGGATTAATTGATACAATTCAAGGAAAAATTCTTGATTTAGAAGTAGCAATGGCACCTTTAGTCAAAATTAATTGTATTAATCCAAATAATACATCTATTTTAGATCATGTAACAATAGTACCAACTCAAAATTTACCAACAGTAAATAGAGGAACAATTATTTATAATTTTAATGATAAATCATTAAAATTATATGGTAAAGATAAAACTGGTAATGAAGGTTGGCTAACTATAAATTTCGTAGTTTAGATATAAAAAATATTTAAGTTTTTTAATTATTAATACAAAATTATTCAGAATATTAGTACAAAATAATTTTATATTTTATATAAAATTATTTAGTATATTAATAAAAATATATATATTGTAATATATATGACTAAAGGAACGAATAGTCTTCAAAAACTATCTGCCTTATTACAAAAAAATAAGATTACTAAGAATAGAATTGCAAAAGAAGCAGAAGAAAAAAAATCAGGAAAAAAAGAATCTCACAAACACAATGATAAAGTTGTTAAACCAAAACCAGTTGTTCAAGCACCAGTTAAAGCTGTTCCACAAAAAAGTTATCAAACAAATAAATTAAAACTAAAATCTGATTTAGAATCTATGTTAAAGATGAAAAATTCTGCTAATTTTAAACCAGTACCATCTACTTATAAGAAATTTAATAAAACTGATATTAACTTATTACAAGCTAGTTTAGTTAATAAGAAATCTCATAAAGAGAATTCAGTATTACATAGCAGACCAATGAATCATTTAAATTTAAAATCTTTAAAAATGATGAAACCAAGATTACCAAAACTTCAAAATAAAATACCATTAAAATCAATTGATCCTACTCAATCAATTGATGATCAAATTATTGATTTATCAAATCAAATTCAAACAGAACCTGCAATTAATTGGACAGGACGTTTTAATCCAATTACAGATTATGAGATTAATGATGGATATAATAGAAATGGTACTGATTATGTTGTTACTGATAAGGTATATACTTATGATACTTCTAGAGATCATACAAATTATGGTTCAACTACAGGTGATGCTTTAGGTAATTCTATTTCTATTTATGCACAATTAGCTCCAAATAAATTAAATAATGATGTATATGCAATTAATGGTACTGATACTGGTACTAGTATTGATAGATATATATATAAATTTTCAAATGGTATTAAATCTATTTTTTTAACAGCTACTACAAATATTAAGGGAATAACAGTCATTAATAATCATTTATATTATATAAAAGCAGGTGTTCAAGATATATTTATTAAAAATTTAGATAATGGTAATGAAAGTACAATAATAAATAATGCTTTTAATGTTACAAATTCTGATGTAGTTACAATGACTGGAAATAATACTGATTTATTTATTATAGTATTTCACTCTTCTACTTCTGTATTATATAGAGTAAATTTGGCTACAAATAGTATTAATAATATATTAACTTTTAGTAGTTTACCAGGATATAAAATGAGTTGTGCTCTTGATACACATAAAAATTTATATATTCTATATAATGCTAAAGTAGATAAACTATCATATAATTCTATTAATAATACATATAATTCTACTCTGGATTATATTGTAGATAGCAATCATCAATATATATTCTATAATGGTAATGGTCCAGTCGGAGATTCTACTTTTAGTAGAACACCTTACATAACTGCCATGGCAGTTGATGAACGAAATTATATGTATGTAGTTGATTCATTTGGTTCTATATTTAGAATGAATTTAGATGGTGATCTAACATATAAAAGAAGTATTGTTGGAAACCCAGACTGGAAATATTGGCAAGATAATAGTGATCCTGGGGAAATACGATTTAATTATGCACAAGCAATTGGAGTAAAAAATCAAAATAAAATATATTTAATAGATTATACTAGTTTAAGAACTCTTACTATTCCACAAATATTTGATCATAATGTTGAAACACCTTTAACTCAATTACCTGGAATGTTTGGTGTTGATGTTCTTTCAACTCAATTAGCAAGTATTAATAATACTTTAAATAATGAAAATGATGTTGCTGATAATTTATCTAATATAATTCAAAATGATTTAAATAATATTAATGATATAAATAATGGAAAATTATCAAATATAGATTCATCTATTATAGGTCAATTAGATAACATTCATTTTCGTGCAGCAGATTCATATTCAAATGTAATTAATCCTGAAAAACTTCAAGATAATGGCGATCCTGAAGGAATTGAAGTTCAAGATGTAAATGATAGTAATGTTTATTTTATGAGACAAAGAGTTGTTTCTGAAACATTTAAATTAGCTGATCATAATCAATTTGTTACTTATGAAAATGTTAATTTTGATGAAGATACTATTGTAGCTGATACCTTACATAGAGCTACTGCAAATATTAATAATATGGCACCAATTAATGTTATTGATCATGTATCACCAACAATTATTTATGATATTAGTAATGTAACTTTATTAAATTATGTTATCTCATTATCAGGTAGTATTGATGATAATGCAGCACTAGTAAATGGTTATTTAATGGGTGGTAATTTATATAATCTAGCTTATTCAGAAGCAGAAGTAGCTGTTGAAAATGATTTTAGATACACTGTTGATTTAGCTAATAACGTTAGTATATTAGAAATATATGATGGTACTTCATGGTCTAATGTTTTAAAATCAGACTTAGAATCACAATTAGGGCTTACTATTTCTGAAGATAATTTATTAGTATTTAATAATGCTGTTGTCAATATGCCTGCAAATATTCAATCAACACCTAATAATAATAATGTCAGATTTACTACTGTACCAATTAACTTAGTAGAAAATAAAAATTATATGGTTAGATTAGCTGATTCAAATATTATGTTAATACATACAATTACAAATGCAAATATTTTATTACCTAATGCACATGCAGATATAAGTATCATGTCTGATTTATCTGGAAATTATTATTTAGATGAAAATAATTCAAATATATATTATTATAACAATAATGGTACTTATATAGTCATGGATACTATTGAAAATAATAACTATTATTATTACAAATTATCTAATGATTATCAACAATGTATTGCAACAATTGATTCTAGTAATAATATTTATTTAAATCAAGATGTATTATATGTTGTTGATATGGAATCTGCTGTTAGGGTTATTTCTAATCAACATAATTTAGCTTCTACTTATTTTATTGTAACTACTAATAGTGATAATATTTTATATAAAACAGATTCAGATTCTAATATTGATGAAGTATCTGAAACTACTGTGAATCAATTTAGTGATAGTTCTGATTTATATAGATTTGCATTAAATAATGGTGGTTCATCATATTTTGATAAAATTGGATACACAATGACATTATCTACTCCACCAGATGCATATGAATATTATTATGATGGTACATATTTATATGATAGAAATAATAATATTGTAACTGATTCTGATTTTTCAAATATTATATTAGATTTAGATGGTGAAGTATTACCATTAGGTATAAATAATAATAATACCACATATCAATATATTGGTTGGTGTGTTATAAATGGTTCTCAATTATTTTCATTAGTGTTTAAAAATATGTCAGGGTTATATGAAGGTTATGCCGGTAATTTATTTAATAATATTGATTATAAATATATTAAAAATAAATCAGATTTTCTAATATTTTCATCAAATAATTTAAATGGATATATTGAACTTCTTGAAAAACAAAATCCAACAAATAGTTATATATTAGATCCAACTAATGGTAAAATATATCAAACAGATGCATTTGGCAAAATAATCCCACAAGTATTAACTGATTCTACTGCTTTAACAAATGAAGGTAGTAATATAGTAATCTATGTTCCTGACTTATCTGGAGATTTTGATACTTATAGAACATATGTAGTACCCTATTTTGGTCGTTATTATGAACCAATTTATAATTATGATGGTAATATTATTATTCAGGATGGTTCAAACTTATATATTGCAGTAAAAATGTGGAATAATATTGTTATGAAACCACAATACATGGATACCTTAGGACCAAGTCCTAATAGTATTGCTGGTCAAGCACATTCGTTCATGGCAATTCAAACTAATGTTGAAAGTGAAAGTATTGTTTATTATTTTAATAGAAGTGATGCTAAATTAATTCCATATTGGTCATCAGAATTATTACAAGTATTAGGAGAAAAACCAACTAATTTTATTGATTATGAAAATGAAACTTTATGGAAAATAGATCCTAATGTTGATACTAATAATATTGGTGTTATTAGTCAATATCCACAAGGTATTTATGCTTTACATAATGATAGTAATAATAGTATTGTAACTACATTAAAAATAAATAAACCATCATTATATAATGGACAAGTTGTAACACTTCCTTTAGTATTTATTGTTGATAGTACATATAAGGGACAGTATTATTCCAATGGACCAATTGATTCTGGTTTAGAAATACTATTATCTTATGTTGGCAATCCTATAGTACAATATAGATATGAAACAACAACTTTAGGTCAAACACTTACAACTAATTATCCTAATGATAGAATTATTGCATATGGTACTTATACTGATAATTCTGGAACTTACAATAATGTATTAGTATATTATGATGCTACCACATTAACATTTAGTAAAGATGATTCACGAGTAGCTAATAAATTTTATTTAGGTAATGATGATATATTATATAAATCACAATCTAACTCTGGTTTATTAGATTATATGGTTGAAGATTTAGCATGGGTTACATTTAGAGATGGTGATAGTCTTAATAGTTCTACTTATGGATTATTCAGTGAAGGTACTATGATCAATAATCCTGATGAAGGTACTATGGTATATGTTGAAAGTAGTGATGCAGAAGACCCTAATCATAATCCTGCACAAAACGGATTAAAAATGTATGCTTATCATGGTGATAGTGATTTAATATGGAGAGCAGTTAGTGGTTCTGCATAAAAAAATTTAGCTTTTTGAAAACTGAGTTATAATAATATTATTTTATATCTATATAATATTATTATAATATGAATAATACAATTCAAAATTTAATAGATGATTTAGTAATGCATGATATTAATTATATTGGATCATCACCATATAATGATATAATATCACCAATAAATATACAAACTACATTAAATCCAAAATATGTTTATACTGTATTTAAATCTAATAATAATTATTATATAATTACAAATACTAATATTATTACTCCATATGGAGTTGTAAATACTATTATTGGCGGTGATTATAATAATAGAGGAATAATTGATGGTACTGGGCAATCTGCAAAATTATTTTCTCCATTTGGATTATGTAAATATAATAATAATATATATTTTTGTGAAGCATCTAATTTAGTTAGAATTGCTAATAATAATTATACAACACAAAAAATTGCAGGATTAAATAATGAATTTTTAAATCCATATAATATGATTATTTCTAATAATTTTATGTATTTAACAGATACTGATAATAGTGCTGTACAAAAAATTAATTTATCTAATTATAATATTGAAACAATAAAAGGACAATTTAAATCTCCAAAAGGAATAACAATAGATAATAATAATATTATTTATATTAGTGATTTATATGATAATTCAATCTATCAAATATATCCTAATAATATTAGTAAAATATTTGTAAAAGATGGATTAAATATACCTATTTGTTTATCTTGTGATAGTAATAATAATATATATGTAGTTGAATATTATGGTAAGATTAAAAAAATAACAAATAATTCTCATAATGATAATAATAATTATTGTTTGGAAAATGATTTACAAAATATTAATATTAATACTATTGCTGGAAATGATACGATAAAGTCAATTGATGGTAATGGTACTAATGCTAGTTTTCATTTCCCTCAAAGTATTACTATAGATTCTAGTAATAATATTTATATTGGTGAATGGTTTAAAATTAGAAAGATTGATACAAATATGAATGTAACTACAATAGTTGGTGGAAATTATAATTATTATTCAAATAATTTAACAAATTCATATTTTAATGTTATATCTGGATTAGTATATAATGATAATAAATTATATATATCTGATTCTAATAATAATAATATTAGAACATTCAGTTTTGATAAAAAATATGAACAAACTATACAAAATATTTATGAAATGAGTACAGGTACATTATATAAAATATTTGAAGCAATATATAAGTATATTGAAAATTTATTAAATCAATGTTTAGATAAAATAAATATTCTTTTCAATAGATTAGAAAATTTAAAATATAAAATAGAATCTTATGATGAATATAATCATAAATATGTATTGGATCAAATTGTATTAAAACCAATAGATATTATAAATATACAAAAAACTATTAATATAAATAATAATATTATTTATGATTATGATATTATTGATATTAGTGCGAATGTTATTAATACATATGTAATTTATAATAATTTAATTTTTAATATATTAAATAATGTTGATACTATTACTGTTAAAAAATTATCAGAATATGGTAATCCTATTAAAATGGATTCATATAAAACAACTATTAACAATACAGATATTATTCGTAAAAATGTAATAACTAATTATCCTATTAATTCATTTACTATAAATAATGTAATATTAATGAATAATCCAATAACAATAACAAATTATATTATATCTATTCGTAATTTACAAAGTAATTATTTATCAGTCGAAAACCCTCCAATTAATATTATTATGATTGATAAATATTTATATAATAATTTGCAGAACAATTTACAAAGTAATAGTTTGCAGAGCAATATTTTATATTATTATTATGATAAAATAACAAATACAAATTATATTCAAAAATATGATAATAATCTTAGCCTTTTATCTAATTATCCTTATGATGATTTTATAAATGATTATAATATTACAAATTTAGGTAGTTATAATATTATTGTTTTTAATAATATGATGGTAAAATTAATTATCCCAAGCCAACAAAATAGTATTTTATCTTTTGATCCAACACCTATTTATTTACTAGAAACATTATATTTAATTGATAATATTTTGCAAAGCAATAATAATATTATAATAAATGTAACAAAGAAATCACAAGTAAAATTAAATGATCATGCAGAATATACTATTTTAACAAATAAGTATAATAATTATTATTTGGATAGTTATAATCGTTATATTTATTATTATACTGATAATACTAGATATGCAATAAAAGAAACTGATACAAGTAAATATTTTATTAATAAAATAAATCAAATAGGATATATATCTTTGCAAGATAAATTTACATTAGATTACAATAAATTATTTGTAATTAAAATAAATGATAAATATAAAATATATTCTAATAATTATTCTAATTTAACAAATACCTCTTTTATAATTAAAGATAATGATATTAATATATATTTTAACACAGATAATAATGGAGATTTTATATCATATATAGAAAATGGCATGTATAAAATAGATCAAACATTATATAAACTTACAAAAATATCATACAATAATGAATTAAATGAATTTATAAATTTGGGTTATAAAATAACAGAAACTGAAAATATATATTATTATTATTTAGATATATTAACTAATAAATTATATTCGATTGATTATAATATTATAACAAATAAACAATTAGCATTACATATTTATAATGGATTAAATAATGAATATAAAGTATATAATATTAATGCATCTGGTGTAGCATCACTAGTATATAATACAATTACTAATAATATATATATTATAGATAATAAGTATATTTATTATGATAATACTATTATTAATAATATAATATATAATGATATTATTACTATTGGTAAAACATCAAAATTAATTAATGTGAATAATCTACAAAATAGTAATATAATAACTAATTATAAATTAAATGCACATAAAGTTACTTTATTATATAACAAAGGAAAAGAATATAAATTATTAAAAGCAGATAATGATGGTAATATAATATATCCAACTGAATCAACATTTATGTATTCTAGATATATAATAAATAATAAAGCATATATATTAAATAATTATGAAGATATTGAATTATATACATTATCATCATATATATTAATGAATGTAGAAAGTAATAGTAAAGTATATGTATCAAAAAATATAGCAGGAATAATTAATAATAGTAATATGATAATAAATAATCCTTTAGTTAATCATATAATAATATATATTGATAATTTGAAATATATTTATTTATTGGAAACATCTGATTATAATAATATGATTACATATCAAATAAATCCAACAGATGATATATTTCAAAATATAGAATATTGTGAATTATATAAATATAATAATGATGGAACAGTATCATTATACAATAATGAAAATATATATGCACTTACATTTAATAATAATTCACAAAATAGTATATTATTATATAAAAATAATCAACCAATACAAAATCAATTAATTAATTATAAAGGAAATGTAGTATATACAGATGAACACGGATATATACATGTATTAGAAAATGATAGTCATGTTGCATTTAAAAATTATATTCTAAATAACAATAATTATAATTATGTATTAACTAGATATGATTTATCAAATAATATATTTGAAACAGATAATATAAATAATATTTATTATATGTATAATTCAAAAATATATAAAACAGAATCTACATCTGGATTTAATTCTGGTATAAAATTTACAGATATATATTTTGTAATATTATATAGTAATTTACAAAACATCAAATTATATTATAATGAATTAGAATATAATGTAATGGAAGGAACAATGGTATATGCTGAAAGTAGTGATAATAGTAATAGTATTTATAATGGATTATATTTCTATGGTGCATCACATGACAGTAGTATAATAAAATGGAGATGGACAAGCTTACAAAATTAATCTAAATCAATAATATGCTGCATAGCAGGCTGTGTAACAGAGCAAGTTGCAAAGCAATTATTTAATGATGCTAATATTGTTATTGCAGAGTTAGCTACTGTACATTTTTTGCACACATATGTGTTTTTCACAGGAATATTTCCAAATAATTTTTTCATAATTTTGTCTCGTTGTTTTGACTGTTGTTTGTTTCTACGAATATTTTGACAATACTCATTATATTCATTATGATTACGGAAAAATGTATATTTTGGAGAGGAATAGATTTTCTTATTACATTTACAACAAGTGTTAAAATAGAATGTAATAATAGGAGCGCCAACACCAGAAGGGACAGTTTTGAATGAACTCATTGTAAATATTATTAGATTATATAATAAAATATTATGAAATCTATTAATTATAATTATTTCAATTTTTTTATTTTATGAATATAATGAATAACATCCTGCAAAGCAGATTACTCCTAATCAATTTTTTATTGATTTATATATAATTGAACTTAATATTAAAATAGCTTTTTCTTCATACAATTCTTTTTGTTTTAGGGATTTTTGTTTAATTCTAGTACTTTTTTTGATAATTTTTTCATTTATAAATTTCATTTTAATTATTATTAATTATATATTAAATTTTTAAATATATAATAATATAATGAGTCCAACTTTATGTTTATGCATGATAGTTAAAAATGAAAGTAAAATAATAACTAGATTATTTGATTCAGTTATATCTATTATAGATACATATTGTATATGTGATACTGGTTCAACTGATAATACTATAGAAATTATAAAAAATTATTTTAATGAAAAAAATATAAATGGAAAAGTAATAACAGAACCATTTATTAATTTTGCTTATAATAGAAATTTTGCATTAAATGGATGTTTAGGAATGTCAGATTATATATTACTATTAGATGCAGATATGATTTTAGAAATTAATAATTTTGATAAAAATATATTAAATAAAGCAAATATATTTTATATATTACAAGGTAATAATAGTTTTTATTATCAAAATACAAGAATATTAAAAAATGATGGATTATCAAAATATGTTGGTATGACGCATGAATATATTAAATCACCTCATATTCATTTACAAATACCAAAAAATAATTTATTTATTAATGATATTGGTGATGGTGGTGCAAAAACAAATAAATTTGAACGTGATATATTATTATTAAAACAAGGAATAATTGATGAGCCAAATAATCATAGATATTATTTTTATTTAGCTAATTCTTATTATGATTCAAAACAATATAATAATGCGATAGAAACATATTTAATTAGAATAAAATTAGATGGATGGAAAGAAGAAGTATGGTATAGTTATTATAGATTAGGTTTAATTTATAAACAATTAAATGATATTGCAAAAGCAATATATTATTGGTTAGAAGGATATAATTATTATCCAAATAGATTAGAAGGATTATATGAAATATTAAAATATTATAGAGAAAATTCAAAATATAATTTAATAAAATATTTATATCCAATAATTAAAAATGAATTAGATAAAAAAGAAAATAGAGATAATTATTTATTTTTACATAATGATGTATATACATATAAAATATATTATGAATATAGTATATTTGCATATTATTTGGGAATTAAAAATATAAATGATGAAATAGTATTATTATTAAATAGTGATATTCCTAATAATGATATGCAAAGCAGTCTGCAAAGCAGCAATATACAACGTAATAATATATATTCAAATATGAAATATTATAAAGATATTTTAGTACCAATGAAAGTTATTGATTTTACAAATAAAAAAAGTATGAAAGAATATAATTCATCGTCTTCCTGTTTAATAAAAAATAAAAATAATAATGGTTATAAATTAAATGTAAGATATGTTAATTATACTATTGATAATTTAGGAAAGTATAAATTTATAAATAATACAGATACATATTCAATAACAATAAATGAATATAGAGAATTAGATAATAGTTTTAATATAATTAATAGTAATTTAGAAACTTCTTTAGAAGAAAAATCATTAGAAGAAAACACTAGTAGAGAATTCTTTTTTAAAGGTATTGAAGATGTACGAATATTTTATGATACTAATAATAATTTAAAATTTATTGGTACTGGATTTGTTGATAGTATTACTGTTTTATATGGTGATTATTTATTAGATAAAAATAAAGTTACTTTAAAAACTGAAGTATCAACTGTTGAATTAAAACAAACTTTTATTAATACTAAATATGAAAAAAATTGGGTGTTAGTTAATTATCAATCTAAAACAAGAATTATATATAATTGGTTTCCTTTAACAATATGCGATATAGATAGTTTGCATAGCAATACTTTACAAAGTAATTTACAAAGCAAAAATATAAATATTATTGCAAAAAAAGATATGCCATTGATATTTAAAAATACAAGAGGTTCAACCTGTGGATATGAATATAAATCTGAACAATGGTTTATAGTACATATTACCGAATATGGAAAACCAAGAAATTATTATCATATTATATGTGTATTTGATACTAGTATGAATTTATTACGATATACAGCTCCATTTAAATTTGAAGGAGAACCAATAGAATATTGTTTAAGTATAATTATTGAGGATAATAAAGTAATTATAAATTACAGTACATGGGATCGAACAACAAAGATAGCAATATATAATAAAGATTATATTGAAAATAAACTAAAATATAATTAATTAATGAAAACTCGATTTAATCAAAGTATAATATTGACCATCATTATTATGATAATCATTTAAATCATTACAATAAGCAACATATGCTTCTAATTCAGCTTTCTTTGCACATTTTCTTATGTTTTTATATTCAGATGATAATTCTTTTTTTTTATCTTTTAAAAATTGTAATTCTAATTTATCAATAACTGTAATATTACTAATATTTAACATTAATTCTCTAATATTATTAATTTCATCTAATAATTTATAAGAATCAGCATATAAATAATCTGCTTTAGTAATTTTAGCAACAGTATTATATTTAGAATTAGTAGTAATATAATTGCTGAAATTCATTTGATAATTCATTTGGTAATTCATTTGGTAATTCATCTTAAAAATAATAATAATATTTATAATTATAATAAAAGAATCTACTTTTTTCAATTTTTTAATTTTAACAAATACTGTAAAATTAGAGAATTGCTGCTGATCAATTTTTTATGAATTTATAATCTTAAACCAATCAAGATTAGAATATTTCCAATCAATAAAATTATTTGTAGGTATTATTATTAATTTATAATTATCAAAATATTTATTTAATATTTGTTTTAATTCATCATAACTAGTATTAATATTATTTTTTTCAATTCTAATAAATGTAGGATTTTTTAATTTTTTGAATCTTTCAATTCTTTCTAATAATTTATTTGAAAAGTCTAATAATTCTATTTTAGATATAACTTCATGAGCAAATTTAACATTATATTTATTATTTAATATAAATGTTGGTATATCTTTTTCATTTTCTCCAAAATATTTAAAATTATTAGATAGTTTAATTATTTCTACTTTTTCATAATCAATAAAATTATTTGATAAAACATTAATTAATTTTGATAATGATATATCACACCAATCAAATGGATATGATTCTTTTCTTAAATTTAATAACTTTAGATTCCATGCTACTGAACAATTATATCCTAATGATACAAATGTTTGTTTTCTAATAAAAATATTAACAGTAAGAAAATATTTTAATTTATAACAAATAAATTTTTTTCGAGAAAGTAAATTATAATTTGTTAATAATTTTATTTTCTTCCAAAAATCATCATGATGACAACTAATAATTATAATAATATTTAATTTTGATAATTTATTTATATTAGTAATAAGATTATAATTAAGAGTACTAATATTTATAATGCAAGTAGAATAATCATTTAGATTATAATCATTATGTAAATTGCTGCTTTGCAGATTTACATTCAAATTATTGTAATTTTCATTGATATTCAAATTATTGTAATCAATTAAAAATGATATAATATTTTTATTTTTACTATAAATAAACTTATTATAAATAATATCATTATAGATATAAATATTATTAGTTAAATTAAGTATTTTACCATTATTTCGTAAAAAAGGATTAGTTAAACCATATAAATAAGATTCACCTCCAATACAAAGTAAATTACTGCAAAGCAGCCTGCTTTGCAGCCTGTTTTGCAGATTACAATTGATAATTTTATTAGCTACATATTTTCTTATTTGTTTAGATAAAATAATATGATTTTGTTGAAAAGATTTTGCTGAAATAAATACAATATTATTATTAAAATTTTGAGGAATATAATTTTTATAATCTGTATGTACTTTTCCAAAACAATCAACGATAATTAACCCATTAAAATTACTATTTTTTTTAAGAAAATCTTTAATTTCTGTTGAAACATGATTATAATTAGGATGTATTTTATCAATAATAATTTTTTGTAACATTATGTATATGAAAGAATATAAACAAGAAGTAGATTTATGTCCTTATGCAAAATTATTTGGTGAAAGAAATAAAGGTTTTCACAGAGCAAGATTATTTGATATTGCTATAAATGATACTATAGCTACAATTATAGGTGCTTATATTATATCTTATATAACTAATTATAATTTTTATATAGTTTTATTATTATTATTTATATTAGGTGAATATTTACATTATATATTTGGTGTAGATACAAAAGTATTAGAAATATTAGGAATTCCTAGAAATTGTTAAATATATTAGGGTTTCCTAGAAATTGTTAAAAATTGAATAATATTTAATTAAAGTTATTATCTTATAATTATAATATAAAAAATAACAATGGATAGTGAAAGTGAATTAATTATTGATATTATTACATTTATTAAACTTACTGATGAGTATATTACAATTGAACAAGAAGAATATGAAAAAATAGAATTAAAATCAGGAATACCAGTTGGAATATATAATAGACAATTTTTTGATAATAAATCGGGAAAATTATATGATCAAAAAGTGATAGAAAATCCATTAAATATTCAACATATTTATTATGAATATAATGAATTAATTAATATAGTTGATGAATTATATTCAAGATTTAAAATTAAAACATTTAAAGGAGATGTTATATTATTAATAAAAAAAAATTTTTATAGTCATTATAATTTAGATTTAAGTATTAATGTAAAATCTTTTTTTGTTAAGAGTTATAATTATAATCAAGATTGTAATCATGATATTAAAAAAGATAAATATAATAATATTAACATAGATTATATTATGATAAATTCAAAAAAACAATATTCTTCAACAGAATTTATAACAATAACAAATGTATCTGGTAAAACATATTCATTTGACCAATGTGTTAAAATATTTATGCATATAGTTAATACTTATAGTGATTATACATATTTATTATTGAATAATAAAGCAGATATATTTATCAATGAATTAATTCAATTAGAAGAAAATAATAATCTGCAAAATAATTCGCAAAGTAATTCGCAAAATAATTTGCAGAATATTATTATTGATAGAGATCATTTAGAAATGTATGAAGGATGGTTACTACCAAAGTAAAATAATTAATTTGAAAGTAATAAAATATTAAGTTTAATTTATATATAATATAATATTATATTATATATAAACTATGGAAGAATTTGGTTTTGATAATATGGATAATATAGGAACAAATATACAACAACTTAAAACAGAAAATAATACAGATAATTCAAATATAAAAGAATTAAGTAAAATAAAACAAAATGATATGTTAAAACCAAAAAAACAAGTTAATATGAATTTATTTGTAAAAAAATTAGAAAAAGATTTACAAAAGTTTAAATCATCTGATATATCATCAGATATTCAACCATCTAATACAAATAATTTTTTGAATAACAATGATATAATAACAAAAAAAATAGAAACTATAGATACAAATATACCTGTTAAAACTAGTTATGTATCTGAAAATATTTATTTTGAAATAATAATAAGCATGTTAATTTTTATGTTATTAAGTCATAGTGTATTTAATAATTTATTTAAATCTGAATATATTAGTTTAGGAATAAAAACATTATTATTTGGAATAATACTTTTTAGCATCAAAAAATTAAATTTATAAAAATTTCTAGGCATTAATAATAATGAGTGAAGAAAATAATAATATATTATTTAATATACTTACTAAAGGATTTACAATAGGAATAATTGTAGGAGTTATTATAGTTTTAATAATTATTTTTACTTTAATGCAAACAACACAAACTATGCAAAATACAAAAGAAGATTTTACTAATTATAATTCAACCTGTGGAAATGATTTATTAGAAAAGGTATTAGTTGAAAGAAATATGACTCAAGATTCTAGTAATTATGATATATATATACCATGTACTTATAATGGATCAGAAAGAGAAATATTAAAATTTCAAAAGAAAGATAATAAAAAATTATTTCTTTTAGAAGGTTGTGATTTTTTAGCATCTAAATTAGCACTATGGGATTTATTAAGAGAAGAATATAAAGATGATGCAAAAAAATATATGCCACCAACATTTTTATTAGAAAATGAAAAAGATATGAAAGAATTTCCTAATCATTTTAATAATAATAAAAGAAAAAGGTCAGATCAAATGTATATATTAAAGAATTATGCTCAAAGACAGGAAGGATTAAAACTAACAAGAGATTTAAATGAAATAATGGATGGAGTTAAAAATGGTTGGTATTTAGTTCAAGATTATATTTATGATCCTTACTTAATAGTTGGTCATAAAATAAATTTGAGATATTATTTATTAATAGTATGCAGAAATAATAAGATAGAAAGTTATATTCATAATAATGGATTTGTATATTATACTCCTGAAAAATATAATGAATATGATATATCTTTCAAAACAAATATAACAACGGGATATATTGATAGGAAAATATATGAAACAAATCCTCTAACATTAGAAGATTTTAGAAATCATATTGAACGAATGAAACCAGGTTCAAAAAATTTATGGAATGAAAATGCTAAAGAATTAATGTCTAAATGTATGAAAGCCATTAATAAAAAAGTTTGTAAAAATTCTAATTTATCTCATCATGTTAGATTCCAATTATTTGGTTGTGATTTAGCTCCCGATAGTAAATTAAATGCTACTTTAATTGAAATAAATAAAGGTCCTGATTTAGATGCTAAAGATGAACGAGATAAGCAAGTGAAAATGAAAGTACAAGAAGATATATTTAAAATAATAGAAGAAGATAAAACAACAACAGATTTTATAAGATTAGATGCATAATATAATTAAATTTATTGAGCTTTACTAGTAGGAATAGGTAAAGTTAAACGGACAATATCTTTACTAGTCATTACTCTCATATTACAACAATAACTAGGTAATTTTAAACTTAATACTAATTCAGTAATTTTTTTTTCTTTATCACTGTCATTTAATTTAGGATCATTACAAATTTTTTCTTTTTCGTCTTCATAATAAATAGCATGCTGACCAATAAAATATCCACACGTAAAACACTTTAATGGAATCATTATTTAAATAATTATATATAAATAATTAGTACTTATATATAATTCTTTTCAATTTTATTTATAAAAAAATAGTAATAATTAATTATCTGAATCAGATACATTAATTTTAACAAATACTTTATACTTATTATAATATTTCAAATAATAATCTGCAAACAGCGAATTATTATAAAAATATAACCATTCCAAAAAAGCATCATCATGCTCATTAATTAAATGAGTTAAACATAGAATAATATTTTTCTCTAATGTTTTAATTTGTTTATTACTTTTATTTGATTCATTCAAAAATTTTACTTTTGAATTTAGCTTTTCAAACGAAGTTTGAATAGGTTCTATAATTTGAATTTTATCACAACATGTAGTATATTTTTTTATTAATTTATTATATTTATTTAATGCTAATTCAGCAGAAGTTTTTTTCTTATTAGACATTATTTCTTATTATAATATTCTTATAAAGTAATTAACTGCTTTGCAGACTGTTTTGTAGATTATTATTTTTCAATTTTATTTATAAAAACATTTTACTATGTTTTGAAAGTATATTTTTACATTTATCATTAGTATAAATATGTTGTCTCATATCATCATCATTAAACTCTTGATTACAATAAATACAAAAACTAGTAATATCTTGCTTGCAGATTTCATTAGCTTTTAATTTATTATCTTCTAATTGTAAATTGATTAATTTTGTTAAATATTTATGTGTAGTATTATCTAATGATAAAAAGTTATTATACTCTTCACTACTATATTTATTTTCAAAATATATAATAATTTTTGTACATTCTTCATATGAATATTTTGAGATTGAATTATTAGTAATTATAAATGTTTCATTCGAATTAATAGTATTTAATTGAATATAATAATCAAAATTAACATCAAAAATAGAATCATAAATAATATCATTATTTTTATTTTTATTATTATTTCCATGAAAGAATGATTCTATATCTAGTTCTATATTAAATTTATCTCTTTCTTCATATGCACATTTTGTTTGTAAAATTAAATCTATTTTAGAATTAAGAATAGTATATTTATCATATACTTCTTCAATTAATTCTAATAATTCTTCATATCTATATCTATCTCTATATGATTTATATAATGGATTAGATAATATTTTATAATTTGGGGTATCATCATTAGTATTAAATACTCCTACAGGAATAGTAGAATTTAATGATAATGTATTATAATTTTTACTACCTTTAAATTTTAAAGTATTTTCATTACCCTCATAATTCGATCTAGGATCATAAGAATAAAAAGATGAAATATTAAAATTGTAGTAGATGCGTTCAGTACTCATTATTGCTATATTCTTATTTGTTATAATATTATTATAATAGTATTTTAATCATAATAATTTTCAATTTTTATATTTTACGATTAAAAAGAGTAAAATAAAATATTATATTTTTATATTAAATATAATATTTTTTGTAATATAAGTTATATGAATAATAATTATATTAATGAAGAGAAAGTAATTCAAAATTTTAATGATCCATTATTTGATACAGTATTATTTAATCCAATAGCAGAAGCAATGGTTGATCCATTATATTATATAGGTTTAACTCCAAATATGATAACAATAATAAGTACATTATTTACATTAGCAACAATATATTTTTTAAGTATTAATAGTTTATATACAGCAATTGCATGTTATGTATTTGGATATATATTAGATTGTGTTGATGGAAAAATGGCTAGAAAATATAATATGATGAGTAATTTTGGAATGGTATTAGATTTAACTAGTGATTTTATTTCAAATATTATAATAGTTGGATATATATTATATTATAATAAAAATATTAATATTCTTTATTTAATCATATTATTATACTTTTTTAGTTTTATGCTTACTTTTGCATATGGAATGATAGAAGCAGTTGCAAGTTTTAAATCTACAAATTCAGATGATTTTTATAAAAGAAAATATGATTTATTAAAAAAAGAATCACCTAATAGTTTATTTTATGATTTTTATTTATTAATAATAAAATCTACATATAATACTTATCGTAATTATTTCCCAAAATATGATTATACAAAATTATCAAACAGCTTACATTATATAAAGGAATTTGGTGCTGGAAATTATTTAATATTTATGTCTATTATAATATATATAGTATTTACTCCAAATTAATAAAAAAATTTTATCTAATATAATTATCTAATATAATTATATTAATGTCATTTAAAAATTATCAGAATACTACAAATTATTCAGATAGAGATATTTCAAAACGATTTAATCAAGTTGAATTCAATAAAAAATTTGAAGAAAATAATAATCTGCTAAATAGCCAGCAAAGCAATCTGCAAAGCAGCCTGCAAAGCAGCTTATTACAAGAAAATAAAGATAAAATAATATCAATAGATTATCCACATAATGATTCAATAAATAATAATCTAATTAAAATGAAAAACTTTATATTTAAAATTTTAAATCAAAGAAATGATTTATTTAATGATATATCTGATTATTTTTATAGTGGTTTATTACTAATATTAATAGGAGTAATAATATTATTATGCATGAATATATTTAATTAAATTTCTCTTACATCTTTTCTACATATTGGACATTCTTTATTAAAATTTACTAAATAATTTCTAATACATTCATCATGAAATATATGAGTACAAGGTAATTTAGATACACTTTCATCTTTACACATATTACTCATGCAAATAACACAAGCATCTTCAGTATCATTTTCTAAAGTACTAGTTATTAATTTATTAATAGATTCACCAGCTGTAACAACAACATCTTCCATCGGTGGTAAATTACCAGAAATATCAGAATTAGAATTATTAATAAATTCATCTAAGAAATTAAATATTTCAGCGGATAATATATCAACATTATTATTTGAACTAAATAAAGGTGGTCTAATAGGATTATATCGATTACTAATTCTTCTAGTAGATCTAAATTGAAATATATTGTCATTATTATTAAAAAATATATTGTAATTTGATGAAACTATTGAACGAAAAGGATTATGATCTATATTATTATTTTTACTTTCAATATTATCTTCTGATTTATTTTCTGAAGATTGTACATTATTGTTTTGCAAATTGTTATTTTGTAAATTGCTGTTTTGCAAATCATTATTACTTTGTAAAAAATTATTAAAAATATCATTTAAATCAGTAATCTGTATATTATTATTTTGCAAATTACTGCTTTGTATGCTGCTTTGCAGATTATTGCTTATATCACTATTTAGACTGCTTTGTATGCTGCTTTGCAGATTATTACTTAAATCACTTTGCAAACTATTTTGCATACTGCTTTGCAGATTATTACTTAAATCACTTTGCATATTATTGCTTAAATCACTTTGTAAATTACTATGTAGATTATTATTACTATGTGAATGAATATTAAAATTATTTTGTAAATTGCTAGGTAAATTACAATGAATATTATTACAACTACAGTTATTTATATTAGAGATAACATCCAGAGGTATATCAATATTATAATATCTATAAAAATTATAAATAGTATTATTAATTTGTTGATTATTACGATATCCAAAATCTCTAGCTAAAATAATTTTAATTCTTTGAATAATAATATATTCATCAAAAACAGTATCTTCAATACTTAATCGATATGCAAATAAATATTCATATAAAAATCTTTCGTCAGAAGGCACATTATCTATATCCATATTAATAGTTTAATAAATATTTATCTATATAATAATTGAAAATATTTTATGTTAAATATAAAAGTATATTAGTATTATAATATGGCAGAATATATAGAAAATATGGAAGTTCAACAAATTATTGATGATTTATATTCAAAATATTTATCAAATTTATTATTATATATTAAAAATAATAATATAATACAAAATAATAATTATGATTGGTTAGAAAAACAATTAAAAAATGCTGCTAAAGAAACATCTATAAAAGATACTACAACAGTAACAGAAATTAAATATACTGATAATCAAACAGAAGTAGAAGAGAAAAATAGTTTATCTATTGAAACTTCAGATAGTAAAATGGTTTTATCAACAGAAAATTTATATAATAAACCATGGACTAAATTAAATTTAATTCATAAGAAAATAAAAATAAAAGAATATATTAATAATTTAAATAATATTAATACTGATGATAAATCATTATTAATAGATTCATTAATAAAATTATTAGAGTCAAAAGTTTTAACAAAAAAAAATATGGTTGAATATAATCAGACAGAAGGAAAAATAATATCAATATACATGTTAAAATATGAAAATAATAAATATATTATTAATAATTAATTAATCTAATTACTAATTATACCATTTTTAATAGATATTTTCTTTTTAAATAATCCTTTTATTTTATCATTATGTGATATATATAGAATTGTTTTATCTTTGAATAGAGATAATAAATTTGATATAATTTCAACAGCTAAATCATCATTTAAATTTTCATCTAATTCATCAAGAAATAATATATTATAATTATTAGTTTTAATAGTATAAATTAATTTTGCAATATATAATCTCATTTTTTCTCCACCACTTAATTTTTCAAAATCAATAAATTCATTAGAATTAATTTCAGAAGAATTAATTTTATCAAATTTAGCAATAGAGATTGCTTTATTAATTAATTCAATATCAGGATTTTTATTAAAATTTGTAATAATATCATATAAATTTGCACTAAATAATCCTTTATTATTAGATAACATCATATATATATCTGAATTTATATTTTCAATTGATGGTTTTATAACTAATTTATTTGCTTCTATCATTCCTTTTAATACATATAATAAAGAAGTTTTTCCACTTCCTGAATCTCCATCAACTAATATATGATCATTTTTTTTGATAATAATAGGTTTTGTATTTTTAATAGACGGTAATGTATTTTCAATTTCATCAATTTCAATAGGTAATGTATCTTTATTTTCAACCTTTATATTTTCTTTAGAATTTGATATTTCAATACTATTTAAATATTTTAGTTTTTCTAACATTACATTATAATTAGCTTTAAATCGATATTTTTCATTAATTTTATCACCAATATATTCAATATCATAAATAATAACAAAATATGTAAAGAAATCCAAAGGATTAAAATTATCTTTTTTGAGATATAATGTTATTACAATATAAATTAATATTAATAATGAGCCATGATGTTCTAAATTAGCATTTAAATTAAATATATTTTTCTTTTCAATTTCCTTCTTTTGAATAATATCATCTATATATTTTTTATTATATTGATTATTAATAATTAGTTCTTTACTATTAATACTATAATTTCTAATTTTTTCTTCATAATCTAATATATTAGTTATTAATTTATTCTCATTTGTTAATTTTGTTTCATTTAAATATATAGAAATAAAATAAAATATAATAAAGAATACTAACATATTCATTAAATCATTATAGTATAATAATATTATTAATACGGCAAAATCAATAGGAAAATTATAATACGATTGCTTATACATTAAATATTCAAAGAATTGTTCTAAGAAAACTTCTAAACTATTACAATAATTTATAAAATCAGTTTTTAATACTGCTGTTTTTTTTACATGTAATAATTTATCATAAAAATAATCATAATTAGCTAATCTTATTTTATTTAAGAAATTAGTTTTATAATCAATATAAGTTTTCCGAACAAATATATGAAATGTATATAATAGTAAAACAATAATAGCATATTTATATAATAAACTGTAATCTGTTTTTAATTGAACAGAAAAATAGATAATAAACCAATACACACATTCACGACATATTGCATTAAACATTGAGAAAATAACAAATTTTGTATATGTTGAGTGTAAATTATATTTATCAAGTATTATTTTAAAGTGGTTTTCAATCTCCATATTTTATATGATATATTTTATTTTATATGATATATTTTATATTATATAATTTATAAAAAAATTTTATACTATATTTTTTATGATGGTGTTTTTATAATTCCATTATTATATGAATTATCGTGATGTAAAAACATGCATGTACAATTAGCATAATCATTTATATTTTTACTAAATTCAATATATAATATATCATTATTATAAACAGTAAAATTTTTATCATGTGATATTACACCTTCAATATTATAATATATATATGGATCACTATTTAATAATGTTAAAACAATTTTAAATTCTTTAATATTAGATAATTTAATTTCATTAGTTTGATTTATTAATTCACAAAATTTAGAACATTCTAGTTTTTTAAAATATTTTTTCTTAATATTATTTCCATTTATAAATAATTCAAATAAATACTTATTATTATTATTATTTGAAAAACCATAATTACATTTAGTTTTAATTTGTATGGGTTTTGTTCGAGTTAATAATAATTGTTCTGTCATTATATTAATTTATATATTTTTATTTTAAATAATAAATATTATTATAAGTATAATATGAATAATGATATAATAACACAATTATCTGAAGAGAATAATTATCTCAAAGATGAAATAGTATGGTTTAGAAATGAAAATTATTTTTTACATAATGAAAATAATTATATTAGAAATGAATTATTTAAACTAAAAGAATTGCAAAAAAATCTACATAGTAATTTACAAAATAATGATTTGCAAAACAAAAATAGTAGTGATTTGCAGAGCAAAAATAATCAAACTACAACATCAATAAATAAATATAAATTAATAACATATAATCCAAATAAATATAGTTATAGTAAAGAAGATACATTAAATATAATAAGTAATATTAAAAATATAAATGATATTATAAATTTAGATGGGTTATGGGCTAATATAAAACATAATTATATATTACAAAAGTTGTATTATTTAATAGAACCATTAAAATTATTACAAAAAATGGTTGGATTAGATGATATTAAAAAAGATATTTATAAAAAAATTATTTATTATGTAATGAATCCATATAATAATGAATATTTGCATACTATTATTTCAGGACCCCCTGGAGTTGGTAAAACAGAATTTGCTAAAATATATGCTGATATATTTGTTCATTTAGGAATATTAAAGAATGATAAATTTATTCAAATTAAAAGAAGTGATTTAATAGGACAATTTTTAGGACAAACAACTCATAAAACAAAAGAAATATTAGATAGTGCGATAGGAGGAGTTTTATTTTTGGATGAAGCATATAGTTTAGGTAATAGTAATAAAAATGATTCTTATTCAAAAGAATCTATTGATATTATAAATCAATATTTATCAGAAAAAAAAGGTGAATTCATGTTTATAGTAGCAGGATATGAAGATGAATTAGACAGTTGTTTATTTTCATATAATCAAGGATTAAGAAGAAGATTTCAATCTCATTATAAGATTAATGGATATAATGCAAGTGAATTAAAAGAAATATTTATTGGCATGGTTGGTAAAACTCATTCGCGAATGAAATTTAATATAAATGAAATATCAAATGAAGAATTAGATAATTTTTTTAATAATAATCTAGATAAATTTAAATGTTATGCTGGTGATATTGAATTACTATTTAATGAAATTAAATATACTCAAAGTTTAAGAACATTTAATAATAATATTAAAAATAAAAATATTATTCTAAAAGATATTGAAATATCTTTAGAGAATATTCAAAAAAATAAAAAAAATAATGAACCACCATTTGGAATGTATTTATAATTATCATAATAAATAGGGTATTTATAATTATCATAATAAATAGGGTATTTATAATAAATAAAGTATTTATAATTAAGCCATTTCTAATGGAATCCATTTTTTAAATCTATCATTATAAATACATTTAAATTTAGTAGGTTTATCTGTAATAGTAGATGCACATAAATATGATATTTTTAAATTAGGTATAAGTGCTATTCCTAATTTATCACCATATTCTTTTTCATAAATATTAAATACATCAGGAATATCTGTTTTTGTAAGCCACATATTTCTTTTTATTCCTTCTATTTCATAACTATATGTTCTATTTTTAAGATTCAAAACATAATCATTAATTATAGTTTGTTCATATTTGCTATTTTGCAAATTGCTGCTTTGTAAATTATTTTCTATTAAATGTATTTTATTACTATTTTTGCTCTGCAAATTATTGCTATGCAAATTATTACTTTGATTGCTATGCAAACTATTACTTTGTAAATTATCTTTTTGAGATACAGATGATGTATCAGCTTTATTATCAATAAATAATATATTTATGCCAGATAAATTTGGATAAAATATAAGTCCATTAACAGGTAATGTTGATTCTGGAATTATATTATTAATAAGATTATCTAATTCATCATAATAATATATTTTATTTACTTTAATATCAAAATTTTTACAATAATTAGTTGTAAAATTACTACAAATTTTTTCCATTTCATTTAATTTTATATTCAATGGAATATTTAAATACTCTTTTCCCATCAAATAAAAACAATCTTGAAGAAAAAATGTTTGTGATGTAGTATTTGTTACTAATTTTCCATTAAATATTGTCCCTGTATAAAATGAATCATCAATATTAACATTCATATTTAATTTGATAATATTTAAATTTGTCATATCTATCTGATTTTTATGATATGATAATTTTCGTCTATCTAATACAACAGAATATTTAATATTATCTATTAATATCATTATCAATAAATAATTATATCCTTTATAATTTGGTGAGACTAAATGTTCTGTTTCTTTTAAAAAATTTAATTTTTGAATAGTATTCAAAATAATGTATCTATATTTTGATAAATCTATAACTGAATACAAATAATCAATGACTTTATTTTTAATATTATCATTAACTATTGATGCTTTATCACGACCAAATAAAATTTGTTTTTGCATATTGTTTTGTATATTAATATTCTTATTAATATTATAATAATATTGTTTTAAATAATAATTTATCAATTTTTTATTATAATTTTATGCATTTACACCATTTGCATCCTGATCACCTATTCTAATGAGTAATTTAATATTATAAGTTCCAAAACTAACACCACTAATTCCACCAGTTATATTTGTATTTCTATTTAATATACTATTTTCAACATCATTTGGATTTGTAATAGAACCATTTAACCAACCAGGAAAACTTATTGTTTGATTTAAAAAATTAAAAGTAGCAACATTATTTTCATTAAAAACATCATTATGAGAAGAAATATAAGAATTATAAATAACAGATTTATTATTTGTAATATAATCATTGGTTTGATTTAATAAATATTGACTTAAAGAATTTCCCTGATTAACATTAGAAACTAATGCAGTATCATTTCTAATAGCAGCTCTAGCATTAGCATTACCAAATAATTTTAATGCAATCATTTCCATATATCTAAGTTCTAAAGTAGTAGTATCAGATATAGTACCAGACATTTCTGCATTAGAATTAGAATGAATTCTAACAGTACTCATCGCATTATTAAAAACATTATTATTTAATAATAAATCAACATTAGCATTCTGAGTATATGTTTTATTACTAAATAAATTATTCATATTTGTATGTAAAGTAATAATATAATCATATTCAGTTAAATCATTCATAATTATATAAATAATATATTGTTTATTATTTATATAGTTATTATATAGTTATATTATAATTTAAGGCATAACATCAGACTCATCTTGATCACCGATTCTAAAAAGAATCTTAATATTATAATGACCATCTTCAACATTAGTAATACCACCAACTACTGCATGATTTCTATTTTTAATAGAACTTTCAACTTCACTTTTATCAACAATATCACCATTGAGCCATCCAGGGAAACTAAGAGTTTGACTATTAAAATTAAATACACCATTATTTGAATCTTGAGAATCAGAATTAGATGGTCTGGTAGAAGAGAAGTATGCTTTAAAGATATCATTTTTACGATTAGAAACTAAATTAGTAATATGAGAATTTAAATTACTTGGTAAGTCTGATACTAATTCAACATCATTATTAATAGCAGATCTAGCAGCACCATGACCAAATAATTTAAGAGCAATCATTTCCATATATCTAAGCTTAACAGTTGATGCACCAGAAAGAGTTCCAGTCATTTCTGCATCAGAATTAGTATGTATTAAGATATTATTAATAGCAGCACTTAAAGCTGTATTATTAACAACAAGATCTACAACAGCATCATCTACATTTGATTTACTTTCAGTATAAGTTTTGTTATTAAAAAAATTATTAAGATCGGTATTTAAGGTAAGAATATAATCATATAAAGCAGTATTTTCAGTACTAAGACCTTCAGCATTAATACTGGCATTCATAGTTAAATTGAATGATTCATTAGAAAAGTGATAAACATCTGCGTTAGTAGACATTTGTATATATATAATTATATAAAAATATTTTAGGACTGTACTAAAAATAATATAACTAATATAAATATTATTATAGGACGAACTGTACTAAATATATAACTAATATAAATATTATTATAGGATTATACTACAAAATAATATAACTAATATATAAATATTATTATCATAAATATTATATTATATGAAAATTTTTATATTATTTTCTAATAATTTATATAAAAATATACAAAATCTAAAAGATACCGATGTAATTATTATAGAAGAAGATACTTTTTTTACGAAATATAATTTTCATAAATTAAAATTAATTTTTCACAGAGCCTCAATGAGGAGATATCTTGATTATTTAAAGAACAAAAATATTAAAACAACTTATATTGAATATAATGAAAATTATTTAAAAAAATTAGAAGATAATGATATTTATTGTTATGATCCAGTAAATCATGATTTGAAAAAAAAATTATTAACTAATCAAAAAAAATATAATTATAAAATAACTTTTATTGAAACATTATCTTTTTTAACTACTCATAATGATTTGATAGAATATAATGATAAACATTCTAATAAAAAATTTATTCATTCTGTTTTTTATAAATGGCAAAGAAATAGATTAAATATAATGACACCTATTAATAATAAAAAATATAAATTATCTTATGATTCTATGAATAGAGAAAAATTCCCAGATAATATTAAAGAAGTATTTCAACCAAAAAATAATAATAATAAATATATTATTGAAGCAACTAAATATGTATATAAACATTTTAAAGATAATTGGGGAGATGATACTAATTTTATATATCCAATTGATTTTAAAGGAGCAGAATCTTGGTTAGATAATTTTATAAAAACTCGATTAAAATTATTTGGTAAATATGAAGATGCAATAGATAGTAGTATAAATTTTGGTTATCATTCAGTATTATCCCCATTATTAAATATAGGATTATTAACAGATCAGGATATATTAAATAAGATATTACCATTAGAAGATAAGATTCCAATAAATTCATTTGAAGGATATATAAGACAGTTAATTGGATGGAAACAAAGCATGAGATATTTATATGAATTTCATTTTGATAAATTTGATAATGTTAATTTTTTAAATCATAAAAATAAAATATCAAAAAAATTTTGGAATGGAAATACTGGAATACCTCCAATAGATGATTGTATTAAAAAAGTATATAAATATAGTTATCTTCATCATATTGAAAGATTAATGATTATGGGACAATTCTTTTTACTTACTATGGTTAATCCACAAGATGTATTTGATTGGTATATGTCTTTAGTAAGTATAGATGCATATGAATGGGTAATGTATCCAAATATTTATGGAATGATAATGTATGCAGATGGTGGTTTTATGATGAGCAGACCATATTTTTCAACTAGTAATTATATAAAAAAAATGAGTAATTATAATAAAGATAAAAGTGAAATCAAATTATCAGATAATAATATGTATAAATGGTATGAAATATGGGATGCATTATATTATAATCTAATTAATAAACATTATAATATATTTAAAAAACAATATTATATGGCTAGAAGCACACAACATTGGGATAATAAAACAAAAGAAGAACAAAATAAATTACTAAAAATTGCAAAATTATATTTAGAATATTTATAATAACTTAAAATATTGAGAATATTTCTTTAATTTTTTTTTTGTAGATACATGCTTAAATAAATTATTCCAATAACACCAACTGTTCCTAAGACACTAAATAATATAATTTTATTAACATCAGGAGATGCATAAGCAATACTTGTATTATTAGAATTAGCATTAGTTAAAAGTCCAGAATCATTTTTTGGTATTGATAAATTAGGATTAATACCTAGTAACTCAATATATTTAGATGTATCTAAAATAAATTTAATAGTTACATTAACATTAGCATTACTTACTATTAAATATATTGGTACTGATGTATAAATAATCATATTATTAATATTTGCATCAGTTATAAAAACAACATTACTACCTGTAACCATAACATCATTTGTATTACCGCCTATATATTTGGCAACACGCATAAATTTTTTATTATTACCTGTTTCTATTGCTGCTTGTTGATTTATTTGAGTTAAATATTTATTTAATGAACAATAAGGAGATTTTATATTATTAGTATTTTTATTAATAAATTTAAAATTTATATCAGTATTAATAAATGAGGTAACTGACAAATATAAACAAGATAAGTTTGAAGTTATATTAAAACCAGATAAACTCATTGATCCGTTGAGTGAAAAAGTTGTTGCATTTAATATAATTGAACCTTGATATATATCTGAATTAATTGATGAAAATATATTAATCATTTGAGGAACTATATTTATAAGGGTTGTTTGATTATCAATAGAGAACTCATTAGTAGATACGCTTAAATTAGAATCAGGTAATTCATTTAATAATTCAGTAATAAACTGGTTCTTTAATAGTTCAGGATTATTTATAATATTAAATATATTTGTAAATGATATTTGCTTACAAATATTTGATGATTTATTATCAACAACAGGATTTTGTGATAAATTTGTTGCAGGTTTATTTGTTAATATATTATTTCCAATTCCAAATAAAGACATTTATATAAACTATATTATAAAAAATTTATAGTTTTTATAAAGATAATAATTTAATATGTAATATTTCTGATTGTTGTTATAATTTTATCTATTGCTTCAATATATTCAGTATCTTTAGAATAAGTATCTTTCATATTATTTAATCCTTTTTTACTTCCAAGAAGTAATAATTTAAAATTAAGTACCTCAAATTCGTGTAGATCTGAATTATCATATTTATTATATTTTATTTCATTATAATGAAAAATACCATTATTAATAATATTATTAATATATGGAATTAATGAATATCTAGATACTCCATAATACCATCTAATTATAAATGAACCATATTTATAATCAACATATAATTGATCATCATAATATGCTAATTTATCACCACTTTTAATATCCATTAATACTTTTAAATTACTAATTGTTTTTTCTAATGATAATATTTTATCATAAGTAAAATTCTTACTAGTTATTTCTGCTATTTTATTTTCAGTAGTAACTTCTGCTATTTTATTTTCAGTAGTAACTTCTGCTATTTTATTTTCAGTAGTTATTTCTGCTATTTTATTTTCAGTAGTTATTTCTGCAATCTTATTTTCAGTAGTTACTTCTGCAATCTTATTTTCAGTAGTTACTTCTGCAATCTTATTTTCAGTAGTTACTTCTGCAATCTTATTTTCAGTAGTTATATTTTTATTCTCTTCGGTACTTATTTTATCTAGAGTTATATTATTAATCTCTTCAGTTATATTATTAATCTCTTCAGTTATATTTTTATCATCACTAGATACTTCTACCATCTTATTTTCAGTAATATTTTCACTCATATTAATATCTGATATATTATTTTTTGGAGATTTAGATTCAGAAGTTATAATATTATTACTTATAATATTATTTAATAATGTTTGTTTTGTTAATTCAGATAATGAATTATTAATCCAAATATCATTATTAGAAGTATCAAATATTGTTAATTCTTTATTTGCATTATTTAATTCTTTATTATCTTCAATAAGAATATTATAAGATAATTTATTTTTTAAAGTATTTTTATCATTTTTAAAATAATTTGAATTAAATTTCTGGTCCCAGTTATGTTGTTTAAGCTTATATTCTTGCAAACTAGCATTATATATACGATGTTTCCTGCTACTCATTATAAGATAATACAAATTATTAAATAATTTATATTAAAATTTACCTTAATTTTATCCAAATGTTGATTCTTTTGTTAAATATATATATAAAAATCCATCAATATTTGCATAATTATGATCTAAATATGATAATAATATATTATTAGTAGGAATATAATTATTATTAACAAAAATAAATATAGATTCATTTGATTGTAAATTTGAAATATATTTTCTTAATGATAAAATAAAATTATATACAGTTGAATCTTTTGATATTATAAATTTATATCTAGATATATTTACATTAGTAGATTCTACAATAACTGGTACATATTCAGGATGATTATCTCTCATTTTTTGAGAAAGCTTTTGTCTTTGTTCAAAAGATAATTTTTTTATACTATTAGTTTTCTTTTTATCCATAATAAAATATTATAGATAAATAGAAAAAATTAATTTTATAAAAAAAATTAATTTTTAATTATATTTATAGAAAATATTAAACACAAAATATTAAACACGAAATAAGTTTATTCAACATTATCTAATCTATTTTTAATATTTTCAATCTCATTAGCTGATAAATTATATTGTTCTAATAATTCAGTATCTGATGGTAATGAATCATTTTTAGAATATAACTTATTATTATTATCAGTATGATTATCATCATTATTATTTGCTACATTTAAATCGCTGCTTTGCAGATTATTATTTGCTACTTGTAAATCAACATTTTTTAAATCATCAGTATTATTTTGTAAATTATTTACTTGTGGTTGATTTTTATTTTGTTGATTATTTTCTAAATTAGTTGTATTTACAAAAGCATCTATATTTTCAGGAAGACATACTTTAGGTTTTATGATATAAATATATATAGCATATAAAATAACACCTAAAATAATAACTCCAATTAAAACATATTGAAGAATATCTGAATTCAAAAATGATGCTTTTGAATTAACAATAGTAGATTCGATTGATTCCATTATATAATAATTTATTATATTATTTTAATAAATAAACTCATTTTACAAATTATATATAAACATAATTATTTATAATTAATTATACTTAATAAAAAATGGGATTAGATAGATTTATAAATTTTATATCAAAATCAAATATAAATGAAGGAATAGAAGAATTACATTTAAATAATAATATTAAAAAAGTAGTATCAAATCATATTGTATTTGATTTAAATTTTATTTTATATCAAGAAATATTTGAAATAGAAAATGAAATAAATGATATTATTAAAATTATATTATGCTTACCATTATCAATTAATAAAAATAATATATTAGAAGAATACATTAAAAAAATATTATTACAACCCCATTGGGAAAAGTATAATATATATAATAAAATATATAATATTTTTAATGGAAATGAGAATGATATAATTAATAATTTTATTTCATTTTTATATTCAAAGATAGATATTTATGATAATAACTTATCATATTTAGAATTAATTATCTTTGAAAAAATTAATAATACTATTATAAATAATATTGAAAATATACATAATTCTAACTTTATTAAATCGATTAATTTATTTTATGATGGCATTCCTTCATATTCAAAGATATTAGAACAGCGACGAAGACGAGTTAAAAAATATATAGAATCATATGAGAAAAAGAAAATAATAAAATCATATTTTGAAAAAATGGATATATGTATTAAAAATTTAGCAGATTATCTAGTAACAATTAAGATAACAAATAATTATATTACATTTGATTATTTTAAATGGTTAAATAGTAGGTTTAGTATAGAAAAATCATTTGATACATTATTAAAAAATTCTAAATATTTAGTGGATAGATTAAATTTAGAGAAACCGTGTTTTTCTAAGGGGTCTGCATCATTATTTTTAAAATATTTAGAATTATTTTTAAATATTAGATTAAATGAACATTTTCCAAAAATAAATATTGTTATAAATAGTATGACTGAAAATGGAGAAGCTGATTATAAAATATTTAAATATATAGCAAACAGTAAAATAGAGGGAGATTATTCAATACATACAACAGATTCTGATTTAATACATCAGGTATTAGTACAACAAACTTATTATAAAATAATAAATATGGATATTAATTTTACAATAATTCGTTATACAAAACATAATAATAGTATTCAAATGTTAGATAGCTCAAAAATAATAAATAATATAATGACATTATATTGTAATATTAATAATATAATTACAAATAATTATAAAATAATATGGGATTTATGTTTAATATTTTTATTTTTTGGTAATGATCATGTTCCCTCTTCAATTGAAATAGGTCCAGAATTAGGATTAGAATATTTTATAAAATGTCATTATATTGCACTTGGTAAAAATAATATAGTTAATTTAAAAAATGTATCAATTACATTAGATTTAAATGAATTTAATAAATTATTAATTTTATTTAATGAAAATGTAGAATTAAATAGAACAAAAATAATATTATATAGATATTTTAAAATTAATACAATGTTAATTAATCTATTTATTGATAAATTAAAATTAAATTTTGAACAAATTCAAGAATATCTTAAAAATTTTATTATAGATAAATCAAAAGAAATAAATAAAAATTTGGAAAGTAATTTATTAGAAGATGATTTAAGAAAAAAATATTTATCTAATGAAAAAACATATAATTATATATCAAAAGATATACCAACTTCAAATGATATATATTCAATAATTGAAGATAATATTGATTATTATGAAGAACAATATAATGGTTTAACGTTATATTCAAAATCATATAATATAACAAAAGATTCATATCAATTTTTGTATAATTATATTTCAGATAGTATATATAATAATATTATAACAAAATATCCAGATTATAATGAACATATTACTATAAATGATCATTTAGAAATATTAAATAAAATGAATCAATTACATAGCAATCAGCAAAATAGTAGTTTGCAGAGCAATTTACAGAGTAATAATTTGCATAGCAATTTACAAAGTAATGATTTGCAAAGCAATGATTTGCAAAGCAATGATTTGCAGAGCAAAAATAGTAATACTTTAGTATATGATTATTTAAAAAAAATATTTCATTTAACAACAACTCAATTTGGAAATATGAAATATTATCATTCAGATAATATGACTATATATAAATATAACTATTTGCCATCAATATCTAGTATAATATATTTTTTACAAAATAATTTACATAATAAAAATAGTAATTATATTTCAAATTGGATAAATGATATTAATAATGATAATGTTTCAAAAGAAAATTATTTTAATCATGTAAATCATTATATTATAATAACACCATTTATAGGAACTTATAATATAACAGAAGATTTAAAAATATTAATAAATAGCTTTAATAATATTGATAATTTATGGTTATCTAATGAAAATTTAACAACATTTAAATATAGTTATATTGATATAAAATCATTTTTTAAAAAATGGAAAGATAATAATATAGATAATTTACATATTGATATTTAATTAGTTTTTTTAATTAGTTATTATTTAATTAGTTATATTTAATCGTCTTCTAATTTCATCTAATTTTGTTGGGTCAAAAATACCATCAAAAGTTGATCCATATAATTTTAAATATTCAATATATTCAGGTAAAATAGTAGCATTAAAAGTATATTCGTGTGGTTGATTTGGTAATGTATATATATTTTGATTATTTGTAGTAGAATTTTGTAAATCATTTTGTAATAATTTAATTTGTTCTCTTAAACTTTGATTATCTTGATAAAGTAAATTATAACGATATTGTGCATTAATTTGCAAATTGATAACTGATAAAGCTATATAATTTTTATCAGTTTGATAATTACTAATACTTTCTTTCATTTCTTCCATAACATAAGAAACATCTTCAGATAACTTTAATAATTGTTCAGTTGAAGGACTAGATAATAATAAATTATTTGAATTATAAACAAATTCATCATAAGTTGGACTATTATAATTTGATAAATCACTTTTATACCAATTAGTTCCATCATATATATAAAAATTTGTTCCTACTAATAACATTTCTCCTGGAGTACCCGGTGTATTTGCTGTTGGAGCTGTATTAGATACAGTTACTTTTGCACCCTCACCTCTAGGACCTGTTAAACCATATGGTCCTCTAGGTCCAACTGGTCCTTGAGGTCCTTCAATAACTCCAACATTTGTCCAATCTGATAACTGAGTACTATTATTAACAGTACAAACATATAATTCTCTATTAATTATATATCCATCACCAACTGCTGTTTCTTCTAATGTTGATAATAAATTAGCATCATCAAATGCACCTAAAATTTTAATTGTTCCAGGTGCAACACCTCCGATAGTTGAACCAATAGGTAATGCAATAGCACCATTATTACTTTTAATATAAGCATCTCCTAAATAGATAGTATTACCTGATAAATATAAATCTTTGAATCTATTAGTAAGAGAACCTAAATTATAATAAGAATCAACTGTAGGAATGATATCAAAATCAACAACTCCTGTAAAAATAGGAGTAGTATTATTATTATCATAACTAGGTAAATTGTTTAATTGATTTTTTAATTTGTTAAATTCATTTTTAATAGTAATATCACTGTATGTAAATGACATATAAAATATATTATAATATATTTTATATATTTATTTTTTAAAAAAACTCTCGAATATATAATTTATTTTTTTATGGTTGAAAAATTTATAAATAAATCTTTTATATTTTTGTCATTTTTAACATGGACCAATTATTTCCATTATAAATATAAATATAGTTATTATATTTATTAAAAATCATCTCTCCAATATATCCAGGAAAATCTATTGGTAATGAATCTAATCTTATTTTTAAAGTCCCAGCTGGTCCTTGTAATCCTGTTGGTCCAATTGGTCCAACATCACCATCTTTACCAATAGGACCTCTTATAGAACCAAAATCAACCCAATGTTTAAGTTGAGTAGGATATGCTACATTACAAACCCATAAATGAGAATCAATTATATATCCAGATGTTATATTAACATTTGTTTTTGTTAATAAATCATTAACATTATATAAAAATCCTAATATTCTAATATTAAATGGATTAATACCACCAACTAAGGATTCTTTTGGTAAATTTACTGATTTTATTTTACTATCAAAACTAAATGGTACATTATTAATATAAATTGTATTTGCTGAAATATATAATTCTTTGAATCTAGCAAGAGATGAACCTAAATTATATTTATCTGATAAAATTGGAACAACATTCTTTGTTAAATCAAAAATTCCAATTCCATTATTAATATTTGTTGAAATATATTCACCAATATTATTTTTAAAAGAATGAAATTTTATTTTCAGTGCAGTTTCGCTATATGAAGATGACATAATATAAATATATAGATAATAATATATATATATTATTATATGTTTATTTTAGTATTTGAAACTAATAATGCTACTTATATCAATAAAATGAATTATTATTTTAAAGAATATGAAATAAAAATATTATCATCTAATAATTTAAAAAAAAAAATAAATAATAATTTAATATTATTTAAAAAAGAATATTATCCAAAGACTGGGTTTAATTTAAATACCTTAAATAAAAATAAAGTAACATATTTATCAGAAGATGGTAATATTATATATGTTCCTTATCAGAATTATGATATTATTAATAATTCTATTGAAATAAATACTGAAAGTATTGATAAATTAATATTATTTGATGATTTACCATATTCTATATATCATCATGAAGAAAGTAAAGAATTTAATATTGAATTAGTTGATTTATATAAAGTATATTCATATAATTATTCAGAATTTTATTCTGATAATTTTTCAATGCAGGCAGTAGATAATTTAATATCAACATTAAATATTAAAAATAAATTTATATTATTTGTATTAAATATTAATTCAATAAATTATTTAGAACAAAGTATATATTTATCAGAAGATTTTTTAAAAAAATATAAACAATTGAGATTTATAGTTATATTAGATGATAATTCAATATTTAATGATTCTTTTTTACCAATAATTAAAGTATTACAAAAAAAATACAGAATAAATATTATTTATAAAATTAATAAAATATTTGCAGAAATTCTTAAAATTGGATACAAATATGAACATATTGTTTTTATACGAGAAGATTTTTTTGATTTTAAACAATATAATAAAAATGTTACTAAATACAATATGATATTTGATAAGAATTATATATCATTACCATTAAATATTTTTATTACAATACCATTTTTAAATTCAAAATTAATTAATATTAAAACGATGGACAAATTTTATAATTATATATACAATTATATTAATGTACATTATAAGGATAAATATTATATTGATAATATTCGTTTCAAAAAAATTAAAAACAATGTTGATAGCAAACTAAAATATCACTATAATACATTAGAATCATATTATATGGTAATAAAAGATTATAATAGTGTATTAACTTTACTTAATAATGAGATGGCAAAAACATATGAACTTGATAAATTCAATAAATTAATAGTTAAAAAAATTAGTATTAGTGTTTTAACTAATAATACAGATACAATAGAAGAAAATATATTAAATATATTTACATATTTAGATAATTTATTATTAATAGATGAATGTTTATTATTATTAAGTACAACTAAATTAACTAATATTAAAAAAAAATTACATCTAAAACAATTTTTAGAAATAGATAATTTATATAAAAATACATATCTGAAAAATATTGATGAAAAAACTATGAATGAAGAATATTTATTAGCACATAAAAATATAAAAGATCATATTCAAGTTACAGTTTTTTCAAAATTATTTATTTTCAAATTTACAGAAGAAGAAATTATTAAAATAATAGATATGATTATTAATACTGATTTTTTGAAATTATTATTATTTAATTCAGAAGTACAAAGAAATAAAGTTTGTATAAATATATTAAAGATATCTTCTGAATTTATAACAAATAATACTATTCAAGAAAAAATAACAATACTTTTTAATAAATTAATTAATATTGATAAATTTACTACAGATAAACAATGTTTATCCAATGAAAATTCATCTGAAAAAACATCTTCAAATAATATAAAACAGTTATTAAATATTAATTTAGAACCAATACATTTAAAATGGTTATATAATAATTTTATAATAAGTAATGCTGTTAAATTTTCAACAACATATAATACTTATGAAGAATTTATGATTAATAGGGAAAGAATAAAAAAGAATTTAGAAGAAATAATAGAAAGTATTAATATAACAGTACCTTTAAATGATATAAGTATTTTTTATAATAGTAATTTTTCATTATCTTATCAGGGAGTTCCATCACGAGATATATTCATGTTAAAATGTAAATTATTAAGAAAAATATGTCCAGAAATAAATTACAAAATAGATACTAATTATAAAAATAATAAAATAAAAATATTATTTCATTGTCAAATGTTTACTAGACAACATTCTGTATATAAAGATAGACATCAGGTTATTAAAGCATTATCATATGATAATAGATTTGATGTATATTTTTCAACATTTGATAAAATGGATATTCAAGTGAAATTTAGTATGGGTAAAGCAAAACATATAATATTACCAACAAAATTAAATGAAATAAAAGACATATTAACAAAAGAGAAGTTTGATATTATTGTTTATGCAGAAATAGGAATGCATAATATATCATATATGATGGCAATGTTAAAATTAGCAAAAATTCAATGTAATACATGGGGTCATTCAGATACATCTGGTATTGATACTATTGATTATTTCTTTAGTTCTAAATTATATGAATTACCATATGAAGAAGCACAAAAATCATATTCAGAAAAATTAATATTACAATCTTCATTATGTACTTGTTATGTAAATCCAACATCTAGACATAATATAAGTTTATTTAAATCTAGAGAATTTTATGGTTTTACAAATGATAGTGTATTATTTTTCTGCGCTCAATCATTATTTAAATTAAATCCAATTTATGATGATTATATTGTTCAAATATTAAAAAATGTAAAAAATTCTTTATTAATATTAACTGATTCAAAAGAGAAAGAAAATATTCTTAAACGATTTAATAATTTAAATATAGGTCATCATTTTAGATTTATGCAACCACAAGAGCATTTTGGATATTTAAATTTGATGAGTATATGTGATATATTTTTAGATGTATATCCATTTGGTGGATGTAATTCAACATTAGAAGCATTTAGTTTAAATAAAGTTGTTGTAACTCAACCAGGAAGAATGATAAATGGGAGATTTTCATCTGGATTTTATAAAAAGATGGGATTAGAAGAATATATTTGTAATACAAAAGAAGAATATATAGATATGGCTATTAAATGTGCTGATATTGAATATAGAAAACCAATTGAAGAAAAAATTAAAAATATAAAAGATACTTTATTTATGGATAAAGAAACTTTGGAAGAGTGGAAAAATGATTTATTAGAAATATATAATAATTTTGCAGAGCAGCAATTTGCAGAGCAATATTAGTAATAAGGAGGTAAATTAAACATTGGCATAACATTACTTCTATATATATCTGCTTCCATTTTTGTAAATAATTCAGAATTAGTAACTATACCAATTTCAATGGTTAAAGAAAATTCATTTAAATTCATATCTAATCGATTACCCAAAGAATCTACTAATTCTATTTCTAATTTATTAATATTAACAGGTTGCTTAAAAATATGACTTTTAGAAATATTATTAGTATTAGTTAAATAATTATTATTTTGATATAATATTTTAGCCATAAAATTTCTATTTGATTGAACAGCCATTTCAGCATTATTCATATTAACAGTAGAATATTCAGTATTAAGAGTACCAAAATCATTAATTCTTAAAAGAAAATATTTATTATCTAAAAGATTTAGACATAATTCAGCACTAATTGAACGATTATTATTAATAATATAAGTATTATTTTGAAATCCTAATAATCTTCCTAATGAAGGATAGTTTGAATTATTAGAAAAATTAATAGTTACAGGAGTATTTAAATTATTAGAAATAGTAACATAATTTGAATTGTTGTTTATATTAATATTTAAATTATTATTAGATAATTGACTTTGTATAGCACTAATAATAGATTGTTTATTATAAGAACCAGTAGGAACAACTATATTAAATAATTGATTATTTATAGTTAATATAAAATTTTGATTATCTTTATTGCTATTTAATGAATAATAAAAATCATTAGATTGTGGTAATTCAATAGTAGATACTCGAATGTATTTACAATTTTTAATATTTTCACTTAAATTTTGAACAAAATATGCAGGATTAGGATATTTTGTTGTATTTCGAAATCTAGAATCTATATTTATTATTATATTTTCCATATATATAGAAAATATAAATTAAATTTTTAAATGATAAATTAATAAATTTAATTTATCAATTTAATTTTATGAATTTAATTTAGATTTAACAATAATATTATTTTCATGATTTACTATTGATATTTCTTTTTTATTTATTATAACTTTATAAGTTGGTAATATATTATTTAAATTATATTTTATAAAATTATTAAGATGATATTCATTAATATTAATTGGAAAAAACTTTTTGATTAAATTATCATAATAAGTATAATTATTTTGCTGTTGTTTATCTAATGTTCGTGCTACTGAAGATTTATGAATACTTACCATTTTTTTCACATTTTCAGATATAATTTTATCATTTTCTATAGAATAATAAATTTTATGTATTCCTGTTTTTTTCATTAATTCTAAACAATTTAAACAAGGTCGTGCATTTCCAGTTGATCCCTGTTTATCTAATCTTATAACTAAAATATCATAATTTTTTTGTTTTTTATTTAATAAATTGTTAATTTTAATATCATTAATAACATTTACTTCTGCATGATGTAATGCATTTGTTCTCGGTTTTCCAATTATTTTATTATTTTTAATAATACATGCTGCTAATTTGTATTGAACTACACTTCTTTTAGCCTTATCTTTTAATAAGTCTAAATACTTATAGTACATTTATCATTAATATAAGAATATATATTTAAACAAATATATATTTTGTTTCTTCATGTTTTTTAATTTGATATTCTAAAGACATTGTATCTGATTTTAATACGTTAATTATATTTGATAATTCATTTGAAGAATCTATTGTTTTATTTTCAACTTTTGAATCGGGGTTATTATTATTTTCAAAAGACGGTTCATTAAGAACACTATGTGTTCTTAAAGTAGCTTTATTTTTTTCTTCAGAAAAAAATAAAGGTTCCTTTAAAAAATTTAATTTTAATAACTCTTCTTCAGATAAATTATCTTCAATATTTTCAAGAGATTTTAATATATTTATTATATTTGCTATCTTATCTGTTAATAAGACATTTGAAAGTAAAGATTTATTTATTTTTAATTCTATATTATTTGTTTTATAAACAAAGTTATTTTTAGTTTGTACAAAAGAATTATTAGACATTTAGTATAATGATAAATATAAATCATTATACAAATTATTTTTTAATTATTTATAAGTTTTTTTTATTATAATATTTGGATAATATTTAGTAATATAATTAATAATAATATTATCTGTTTTTGATTTATGTTTAAATTCTATTCCAACTAATTCATTTAGATTTATTTTATTTTTAATAGCTACTTGTTGAAATACTTGAAAACTATATCCATTTAGCATAGATACAGAATGATTATATAATTTTTTCAAAATATAATTATATTTTGTATAATATTTATTATATTTTCTTTTATACATTTTAATTTTTTTTCCTTCATCTGTAATATACCATTCAGCCAAGTTATCAGGAGAAGGTGAATGCAGATTAGAAACATAAAAACTTTTATTAAATAATAATTTTGCATCAAAATACATTGTTATTTTACTATGTATTCTATTATCAAATAATCTATCTGTACATGAGAAATATACAAATTTATTTTCATTATATATACCGCATCCTTCGCAATCTTTTGGCGGTTCATCTAATAAAGAAAATGATTTTAGATAACCATCTTTTAATATTGATTTTAATGCATCTGTAGTAGTATTATGTATTAAATACATATATATACTAAAATCGATAATAAACAAAAATTAATAAAAATATATTTTTTTTATAAAATTATTATAAAAAAAGTATATAGAAGTCGCCATAGCGTGGGATTGAACCACGGACCTTTTGATTAACAGTCAAATGCTCTAAACCAACTGAGCTACTACGGCACATAAATAAGTATAGAAATTTTTCTTTAAATAAAAATTATTTTTATATATTTTTTGTAAATTATTTTTTATAAATTATAATATATAATTATAATGAGTGCAAATAAAATTAATGAAGTATGTGAAAAAATTACTGAACGGAAAACTCTAATAGGTATAGAAAATAGAGGAGCTACATGTTTTATAAATTCACTGTTACAATGTTTAGCAACATCTGTACCTATGTTACAATATGCATGTACCTATCTTAAAAATAATAATAATAAAAAAGATCCCAAATATATATTTTGTAATGAATTAATGCAAATACAACAAAATAAAGATACACATAATATTTCTGACGAGTTTTTTACAATGATAGATGATAAATGTAAAATATATAATGAAGTAAGAGAAGATATACCATATAGTCGATGCCAACAAGATGCTGCTTCTTTTTTATCATGTATATTTGAATCCATTTTTGATAAAACAGCTGATATTTTTAAATATTTTGGTCTTCAAATAAAATCAATTTTAACATGTGACGATTGTAAATATACATATGGTAATATACAAACAGAATTAGAACCATTTTTTGCAATTAACATATTAAATAATGATTTACAATATGCGATTGATAATGTTTCTGATAAAACAGATAAAGAATGTGAAAAGTGTAACGAAAAAACACCTCATGTAGAGAAAAATTGTAATGATTGTAAGAATAAAAAGCCACATAAAAAATACAAAGATAGAATTCATAATATACACAATATTGTAAACAATAATCCTGATAATGTTATTATACATATAAAACCATTATCTTCTGATAGCACAGGACAAAATTATTATAGACAACAAATCGAATTTAATGAAAATATAGTAATAAATAATAACATATATGAAATATATGGTGTAGTTTCACATAGAGGAACTCAGAGATCTGGACATTATATTTCATTTATTAAACATGCAAATAACTGGTTTATTATGAATGATGATATAAAAACAAAATGTAACTTTAAAGAGATAGTAAATTTACAACAGTCTAAAAATTTTTACCCATTAATAATATTTTGTAAATTAGTAAAAAATCCTCAAAACAATCCTCAGAACAATCCTCAGAACAATCCTCAAAACAATCCTCAAAACAATCCTCAGAACAATCCTCAGAACAATCCTCAAAACAATCCTCAAAACAATCCTCAGAACAATCCTCAGAACAATCCTCAAAACAATCCTCAAAACAATCCTCAGAACAATCCTCAGAACAATTTAGCAAATCAATATCCGTTGCTAAAAATTATTTGCAAAAATTGTCTATTTTCAAATATATATACAAATACAATTTGTGATATATGCAAAAATAAATTAAGTAAAACTACACTTCCAATTGGATGGAAACAAAATATAATAAATGATAAAATATATTATACAAATATTATTACTTATGATTCAATATTTGAAATACCAATAGAATCACCTAATAATATTCTTCCACAAGGTTGGAATATAGAATATTGTGGCTCTATTGATAAATGGGTGTTTAGATTTAATAATAATAATGATCTACAATTTAATAATCCATTATTTGTGAAAATGAATACTAATTATAATCAAATTGACTTATATCAATATAATAATAATTTAGAACAAATTTATAATAAATTACAAATAATATTTTCATTAAATATAGATAAATATAATAAACAATTTTTAGAAAAATGTAATATTTTTATAAATGATCAAATAACAAATATTGTTAATAAATATAAAGATATTAATGATTATTTTAAAAATAAAACTGAAAATCAAATTTCAATTATTTTCAGAAATATAAAAAATATAATATCAATAATTAATAATAATGAACGAAAACATAGCTATATTCAACGAAAAATAACAGATGAAATTAAAAGTAAATATCTTAAATATAAAACAAAATATTTAAAATTAAAAAATTAAATGTTAATATAAATATAAATTTATAATTATATTTATATATAATGTCTTCTCAAACTCCTTTAGAACAATATACAAAAGCAGTAGATAAATATAAAAAAGCAGTAGATGAATATAAAAATGCAGTAACTAAATATAAAAATGCAACCACATCAACAACATCAACAACATCAACCACATCAACATCATCAACAACATCAACATCATCAACAACATCAACATCATCAACAACATCAACATCATCAACATCATCAACATCATCAACATCATCAACAACATCAACAACAGCACCAATATCCCCACCCCCCACTAGTGCAAAATATTTAAAATATAAACAAAAATATTATCAATTAAAAAAAGAACTTAATTTATAAATAAAAATATTTTTCAGATTAAAAAAGAATTAAAATTATAATAATATTATAAATATTATAATATTAATATAATGATGTATAATAAACCAAAATCAAATAATTGTATATATATATGTTGTAATTATATCAAAGATATATATAATTATTATACTACTATTGAAGATAATGAAATATTTGTATCTACAAATATGATAAATCATGTGATTGTTGAAGATATTGAATATGATGATTTTGATTCAGATGAATATTATAGTGATTTAGTTCCTAAGAAAAAATATATTCATAAAATTAATAATATTACTGAAAATATAAAAAAAATTAATAATATTGATAATAATTTAGAAAATAATAATATTGATATTGAAGAGAATATAAATACTATTAAAAAAAATACTTATAATATGGAAAATAATACTATTGATATTGAAAATAATAATTTAGAAAAAAATATTAATACTATTGAAGAAAAAAATACTAATACTATTGAAGATAATACTATTGATATTAAAAATAATAATATTGATAGTGAAAAAAATAATAATATTATTGAAGAAAAAAATATAAGTAATTTTGATAATAATCTTATTTATAATTATATTGATTTTAATGAAGATGATGATTTTATTTTAGTTAGTAAATAATTAATTTATTAGTTTTAACAAATTATTAATATAATTAAGTTGTTCAGTAATTTGTAACATTTGTGTTTGTATTTGTAAAATTATTGTTTGTGTATTATTATTTATAGTTGGAGCTATTGTTGGAGCTATAGTTATAGGTGCAAATGTTGCAGGTGCTAATGTTGCAGGTGCTAATGTTGGAGCTATAGTTGTATTTGATATTATAGCAGGTGCTATAGTTGGAGCTATAGTTATAGGTGCTAATGTTGCAGGTGCTAATGTTGCAGGTGCTAATGTTGCAGGTGCTAATGTTGGAGCTATAGTTGTATTTGATATTATAGCAGGTGCTAATGTTGCAGGTGCTAATGTTGGTGCTATAATTATAGGTGCTAAAGTTACAGGTGCTAATGTTGCAGGTGCTAATGTTGGTGCTATAGTTATAGGTGCTAAAGTTACAGGTGCTAATGTTGCAGGTGCTAATGTTGGTGCTATAGTTATAGGTGCTAAAGTTACAGGTGATATTGTTGGAGCTATAGTTATAGGTGCTAATGTTGCAGGTGCTAATGTTGTTTTAATTATAATTGTTGAATTTGTTATATTAAGTGGAGAAATAGTATTATTTAGTAAAGTTGTATTTACAAATGATGAAAATGAATCTGAAGATTTATTTGTAGATAATATTATAATAGTGCTAAATGCACTTATAAGTATAATAAAACATACTATATATGCAATAATTATATATGATTTTGGAGATAATAAATCATTATTTTTTTTATTTGTTATATTATTACTATCTGATTGTTTTTCTGATACATTTATCAATGTCCGTTCATTAAGAACACTTTGTGTTCTTAAAGTAGCTTTATTTTTTTCTGAAGAAAAAAATAAAGGTTCATTCAAAAGTTTTACTTTTGAATTTAGCTTTTCAGACGAAGTTTGAAAAGGTTCTGGCCATGGATTTATTAAATTTGTATTTTTTGGAGATGGTGTTGATGTTCTAGATATATTATTACTATGTGGTGGAGAAGGTGTTGATGTTCTAGATATATTATTACTATGTGGTGGAGATGTTTTTATTGTAAGTGCATGAGTATCATTAGAAGTATCATTATGTTTTTCATATATATCATTATTTTTACTATTATTAATTTTACATTTTAATTTAGATATTTTAGTTATAGGTATATCTGAATTATAAATATCTAAATTTGATACAATATATACTTTATTATTAAACATATAACGATAATATGAAATATCTAAATTTCGAGGATAATTATTTATATCGAAATTATGAATATTACTTATTTTATTATTAAACATATTAAATTTATTTTACAAATTTATTTTTTACAAACTTATTTATAAATTTATTTTGCAAATTTTTATTTTTTAACAAATGTTATTATTATTATAACTATTGTTCCTAAGCAACAAAGAAAACATGATTGATAATTTCCATAATCATCATAGTTAGTATTAGTATTAATATCATTATTAATATCATTTGTCATATTAATATCATAAATTTGGTTATTACACATAATAATTATATTATAAATTAATTAAAAATAATATAAAATCCATAAATTTCTATAATTAAAATAGATACGATAGATAAATAATATATTGCATCTAATATTGATATAATTTGATTATTATCCATGACATAATGATAATATAATTTATAATACCAAGGATATTCTATTTTATTATCTTTAATAGAACGAACATTATTATAAATATTTATTGTTTTATGGTCCATATCTGGAGAATTATAACAAAATTTTAAAGATTTATTTGAATTTAAAGTATTACAATTATCACATAAATATGAACGACATAATAAACATAAATAATAATCAGAATCTTTTAATATATTACAATTAGAACATTTATGATTCCAATATATATTATTATTTTGTTTAATTTCATTAATTAATGTTAAAACCCAATTTCTCTTATAATATGGATATTCACAAAAATATTCTTGATTATTATTATGATTTCTTTCAATATTAATTTTACCAATAATATCCATATCAATATTTATTTTTTGTAATATTCTATAATATTCAACTATTTTTTTAGTATTTAATAATTTTTTATATTTATCAAAATTTTCAAGAATAATTTTGGAATCATCTGTTTTTGTAAAATCATCTTCCGTTTTTAATGAAGATAATAATAAATTAATTTCATTATTAATATTATTATTTATTATATTCTTTGCTTCAATCATGCTAAATACATTTTCTTTTAATCTATTTTCATCAATCCAAATTATTTTTTTTATATTTTCAGTTTGTAACATTATATTATTTTCAAAAAAACCATTTAATGTTATTAATGTTGATTCAATATTTATTGAATTATAAATATATAAACATAGATTAGAAGTTTGATTAATGAATATAATTATAACATTCCAACTATCATTTAATCCAATAATTATAAATATTAAAGATAATATATACCACCAAAAATAAAATGATTTATGTAATTGTTCTTTCTTCCATTTAAAAATAACACCATTATCCATCATTTTATAATATATAAATTTTTTACAATATATATTATATGCTTCATTTAATAAAATTAACATTGCAATTAAAGGATAAATAATAGCATATGATACAACAATATTTTTAAAAATAGAATTAATAAATGTTAATTGTTTATAAGTAATAATTGTAATATACATTGTAAAAATTGGATTATAAAAATTATAAGCAAATAATATATAATTATAAATATAATCATGTACATTTAATCTATCGTAACGTAAATTTATTTTTTCTGTTTTTTTAATATTTGTTATCATTTCATCTAATAATATAATACTATTTTGCAAACTATTTTGCAAATTATTTTGATTATTATTCGTTTCTGTTAAATTATTAATTTTAATACAATGCATATTATCTTCCATAAATAATGGCGAAGGAGGTGGAGGGGTTATATATACCATTGGTGAGGGTGGTGGTGAAGGTGTATTTGTTTTCCTTTTATGTAAATCGCTGATTTGCAGATTAGTATTAATTGATAATTTTTTTTCAGTATTTATATCATTATTATTTTCTGAAGAAGTAATAACAATATTATGAATATTTTCAGATTTAATTGGAATAATAGGAAAAATTTTACTCATTCAAATAAATATTTTATATATATTATTTTATATATATAAAATGGTACAAATTTTAAAATTTTATAATATTGCAAACTTATCATATTATGATACAGATAAATGGGATAATAAAAATGTTATTTATAAAAAATTTGATTCTCATATACTAAATATTGTACATTTATATCATTATTATGAAAACGATGAATTATATATAGCTATTCGAGGAAGTGATAGTATTTCTGATATTATTGATGATATTGATATATATAAAGTTGCATTTAAAGAAATTGATAATGATTTATATGTTCATAATGGATTTTATACAGATTTTTGTGAAATTAAAAATTATTTAGAAGAAATTATACAAAATAAAAAAATAAATTCTATTTTCTTTACAGGACATAGCAAAGGATCCGCAATATGTACATTGTCTGCTCTATATATTAAATATAAATATAGTGATATTAATATTTATAATATTGGATTTGGTTGTCCTAGAATAGGCGGTAGTAAATTTGCAAATTTGTATAATACACTATTATCATCAACTACATATTTAATAAGAATGAGATATGATTTAATACCAAAATTACCAATATATGATTATTATGATATTAATAATCAATATATATTAGAAAATAATAATATTAGTTTGTATAAAATAAATAATAATATTATAAATAATACTATTAATATAATTAAAAGTGATTTGAAACATCATGAACTAATTTCTTATAAAAATTGTGATTTTAATTTATAATTTTCTAATATTTGTCATGAATGTTTCTTTCCATGATGGAGTTGGTTTTTGTAAGCAATCTATAAATAATTTTACTTTTTTAATAATATTTTCATATTTATATATTCTATTTTTATCCCAACATATCTGAAATGGTAAATTATTTATATTTGGTGTTAAAACAGATAAACCTTTTATACTATTTATAATAATATCATTTTTATTTGTTTTATTTAGAACTAAAAAATAATAATCTTTTTTATTATTCATATTATATTTTTTACTTTTTAATTTTGTAAAAAGTATATTACTCATTTTACCATTTGTATATGTTTGTTGTTTATGAATATCTAAATTTTCATCTGTATAAGCATATACACACATTGCTAAATTTCCTGTATTATCTTTAGTTAATGTTGTTGTCGTTTTTATATTAATAGGAATCCAACCATGTCTATAATCAAATGCCAATATATCATACCACATTCTATATTTAGGACATTTTATTTTTGTATTAAATTTATTAATAAGTAATTTAATTATAATATCTTCATCAAGAGTACTATTTACTCTACCATCCTTATTTTCATTAGATAAAATTATTGTTTGTGATTGTAAAAATTTTTGTATTTTATACATTATTAATGGTAATCGTTTTAATCTTACAATACAACCTCTAAACCATTTTTGTATTTTTATACATGTATTTTCCAAATTATTATTTGTCAAATTATTATTTTCCAAATTATTATTTTGTAATTCAATGCTTTGTAAATTATTATTTAATAATAAATATTCTGTAGGAATATATGAATTTGATATTTGTCTATGACCAATTTTAAATCTTCCTGAAAAAATAAAATTATTTGTAAAAATATTACTATTCAAATATAATAATATTTTTTCTAAATTATATTGTTTTTTTGGAACAAGCATTATTAATCCACCACCAAAATAACAAACTTTACCTATAAATGCTACATTTGTTTTTCGTGTTAATGTATAAATATAAATACAGTCTTTATTATTGTTTTTATTTATACTATTAATATTTCTAGGCGCACCCCATTCAAACCAATTATTTTCATTAAATTTTCTTATTTTTCTTTCAATTAAATCTTTTTTATGTTCTAATAAATAATTATTTATATCATTGTTTTTAGATGGAAAATTTTCAATAAAAATATATTTTTCAAATTTATTATATCCATTTAATACTTCAATATTACCAATTTTATCATTTTTAAATACTTCTTCTTTTCCAGTAACCATTCCTACATAAATATCAAATATATCCTCAAATACATATGAATTAGTATTTATATTTTTGTTAAAAGTAATTAAACCATTATGATTTGTAATATATAATAATTTATCATTATATAATACTTTTTTTTCTAGTAATTTATTTTTACAATATCTAAATATAATTATATCAATTGTAGCATCTTTAAACATATGTTCATCATGAGGATGAAAAATATGTGTAAATGTCCCATTCATTATCATCATATTTAGTAATTTTGATGAACTAGTTAATTTCAAAAAATCAGAAGGAACTATAAATATTAATTCGCCATTGTTAGTAAGTAGATTATAACATTTTTCAGTAAAATCAATATATAAATTCCCATTTTTTGTTCTAATATAAGGAGGATTTGCAACAATAGTATCATATGTTTTTTTTATGGTTTGTTTAATAAAATCACCATAAATAACATTTTCTTTTTTAACATCATCTAATAATATAATATTAGAATCAATTTCATACATATCAAAAATAATATTTGGTATTTTTTTTGATATATATTTTACTATATCACCTTGACCTATTGAAGGTTCTAATATACTAGTTGGTTTATTTAATATAAAATCATAAATTTTATCTAAAAGTACAATATTTGTTGTAAAATATTGCCCATAATTATTCATTATTATAATAGTTATTTAATTATTATCTATATTATTTTTTAAATAAATAAATCAATTTTTATTCATTATTAATTCTACATTGAACTGGTTTCATGATTTGTGTTGGAATAGATGGTAAATTATGTAATTGATTTAAACTGAATATTCTATCAGAAATAAAATTATTATTATTCTTTTTTGATTTTTTATTATCATTTTTTGTCATTTCAATGTAATTAGTATTATCTTTTGAAAAAGCAGTATCAAAATCCATTAAATCGCTACTTTGTAGGCTACTTTCTAGATTACTATTTAGATCATTATCCACAAAAGTATCATTTTTTTTATCTACAATATTTTTATTTTTAATTAATAACTTATTGTATTTTTTTCTTAATGTTTCATTTGACAAAATATAATAACCAGTTTTTAATTTTTTAATTTCAAATATATCTTCTTCTTTAATTTCTTTATTTTTATATTTCAACATATGTTTTTTATAAGCAATATTAATTTCTTGAATGGGAGCAAAATAATTAATATTAAAAATTTCATAAAAATTATCCATATATATTAATTATAATTATAATATAATTACATAAACTAATATTATTATAATTATAATTATTGAAAAATAATAATTATATTAAGAAAACATTATCTATTTTAACTTATAAATAATGTTATCTCAATCTGATTTAAACCAAATTAAACCTTTATTTTTAAAAGCAAATGAAACAAATGAATTTGAAGTAATGTTTAATAATTATAAATCAACTAATAAATTATCTATTACAAAATTTATGAGTTTATTAAAATATGCTAAATATAAATCTATTGAAGATAATTTAATTATTAAACAAGAAACTATCTTAGATGTAATTTATACGTATGATACTGGAAAAGCATATCGTGCAAGTATTACAGGTATTGATAAAATTAATGATTTTTTAAATTTAACTCATCAAAGAAATAATAATATTATATTTAGTATTCTTACAACTCAATATTATGAAAAAGAAGGATATACATTTATAAATAAAAAAAAGAATCAAAAAAATATTATTGATTTTGATAATTATGATATTAGAGTTAGATTAAATGAAGAAGAACCAATTACACAAAAAGAAATAAATTTATTAACAAATATTCAATATAGTGAAATTAATAAAATATATTTTAGATATAAACAAAGAGTATCCCTTCATATGACAATTGATGATAATAATGAGTTTAGATTAGACATGACAATAGTAAAAGGTTCATCTATACCAGATAAAATTCATGATGCAGATAAGGAGTTTGAAGTTGAATTAGAATATATAACTAAGAAAAAACCAACCGAAAAATTATTATCAATGTTAAATGATAATATATTATTAATTAAACAAATATTAGAAAATAGTAAATTAGTTTTATCTAGAGATGAAAGTAATAATATTATTTCAAATTATAAAAAATTATTTTTAGATAATACTGAAGAATTAACTAATCTATATTCCATGCAACCAATATCAGCAGAAGTTCAACATATAGTTGAAAAACTACATAATGTATATTCAGTATCTGATAAAGCAGATGGTGATAAATATCAATTATTAGTTTTTAATGGTAGTATATATTTATTATCAAATAATCTAGTTATTAGAAAAACACAATATGAAATAAAAAATTTAGGAACAACATTAATAGAAGGAGAACTTATTCATAACAACGAATATAATTGTTATATTTATATGATGTTTGATTGTTTATATTATAATGGTGTTGATGTTAGGTCAGAACCTTTATTAATAAATAGATTAACATATATTGATAAATTTTTAAAACAATTATCATCAGAATATGTATTTAATACATATACTGATAATTTTGATTTGAATAAACAAGAAAAATTTTATGAAAATGAAATAATTAAATATTATAAACATTTAAATAAATTATTAGAAAAATCAAAAATGAATGATATTATTTTTTATAAAAAAGTATTTTTATTTCCATTAGGAGGTGATAACTGCGAAGTTTTTTCATTAAGTAATTTAATGTGGAATTGTTTAACAAATAATATGGATGTTAAATGTCCATATTTATTAGATGGTATTATTTATACTGGAATTGAACAAAAATATTCTAAAAATAAAAGAGATCAAAAATATCCAATTTATAAATATAAACCACCTACTACTAATTCAATTGATGTATATGTAACATATCAGTATAATGAAACTGGTGGATATGTAGATTTTTTTGATAATACGATTAGTAGTACAAAAAATACAATATATAGAATTGTTAATTTTTCGGTAGGAGATTATATATCTGATAAAGAAGTTCCAATTCTATTTATGAAAGAAGAAAATAATCATGAAGCATTTTTTCCATTAGATAAAGGTGAGATAAGAGATGTTGAAGGAAATTTAGTAACAAATAATAGTGTTATTGAAGTTATTTATGTGAATGATTTATTATTACCTCATCAATATAGATGGAAAATATTAAGAACAAGATGGGATAAAACAGAAAATGTTATTAGAAATAAAAAACAATATGGTAATTTTAAAGATGTTGCAATGAAAATTTGGAAATCTATGAAAGAGTCAGTTACTATAGATGAAATTAAATTATTATCAAGACCAGATACTTATGCAAAAGAATTAAAAGTATTATCAGGGAGAATTGATAATAAAATAATATCAACTGACAGGGCGCAAGATTTATATTATCAAAAAATAACAAAATTAGGTATTATTTTTAGAAAGTTTCATAACTGGTTAAAAACATCAATTATTCAAACATATTGTATTGGATACAAAGATTTATCAGATAATAAATTTAAAAAGAAATCAATATTGGATATTGGATGTGGTCGAGGTGGTGATAATGAAAAGTTTTTTCATGCAAGAGTAGGTGATTATGTGGGTATTGATCCAGATTATGAAGTATTATTTGGAATTAAAGACAGTGCATATAATAGATATTTAAATCAAAGAAAAAAATTTCCAGATTTTCCATCAATGACATTTATTCATGCAACAGGAACAGTTCCATTAAAAAGTGAATTACAAGAAAAGAAATTAACAAAAATGACAATAGATAATAAAAAATTAATAGATAAAGTATTTTCAAAAGATAAACAATTTGATATAATTAATTTGCAATTTTCATTACATTATTTATTTGATACAGATACATCAGTAAATAATTTTAGTAATACTGTGAAAACATATCTTAAAAAGAATGGTTATTTAATTTGTACATTATTTGATCCTAATCAAATCATGAAATTGTTAAATAATAAAGATAGTTATACTGCATATTATACAGATGAGAATGGACAACGAAATAAATTTTTTGAAATTATTAAAAAATTTGATAAATTATCTGATAATGCTGGATTAACAGTAGATGTTTATATGGGTTGGATTAGTTCTGAAGGAAAATACATAAGTGAATATTTAGTAACTGAAAAATTACTAAATAAAACTATGGAAAAAGCTGGTTGTAAATTAGTAGATACTGAATTATTTGTTAATATGTTAAATACTTACAAAGAATGGTTCTCTAATGTAGCTGAAACAGAAGAAGATCCTCGTAATAAAGCAGTTTATAAAGATGCATCTCAAATATATCTAGATACAACAGCAATAGGAAAAGAAAGTGTTGCTTGGAATAATCTTTATAGGTATTATATTTACAAGAAATATGAATAGAGTATTATATTTACAAGAAATATGAATAAATTATATATATAAGAAATATAAATAAAAATTATATAGTTAATAAAATATTATCTTTCTTTACTTTAGAATTTAAAAATATATTTATTTTTTCTATACAATTATCTGATAATAAATTTAAATCTACAAAAATACCATTTCTATTAGAAGAAATATTATCTCCAATATCATCAATTATAATATAATAAAGTGCATTATAAAATTCATAATTATTTAAATTTTGAATTTTATTTACTAGTTTCTTTCTAAAATCTGAGTTATATTTTCTCACATTTTGTTTCATACAAATCTATAATATATTAGATATTTTTATTAAAAAATTAAACTTATTAAAAAATTTTATGGTTAAAAATTATACAATAATAATATCACTATTTAATTGTTGTTCTTCTTTTTTATATGCACTTAATGTTCGTGCAGATGGATCAACATATCGTTTTATTTCTTTACCATTTGCATCCCATTTTGGAATCCACATATTAGGAATAATATCTTGTCTTTTTTCTCCATACATTTCACAAAATAATTTTCTATAATAATATTGTTCTTTTGTAGCACATCCCCATTTATTATTATAAAATTCTTCATCAGAAATTAATATATTAATATGATCCTGAATTATTTCAAACCAAGATTTTTCTGTACCTGATATACCATCTGAGAATGCTTCTTTTCTTCTCCATAATACCTCATTATTTAATATTCCTGTATTTTCAAATGCTTTTCTTAACCACCATTTTTCACAATTCTTATAAGATGGTAATCTATATCTAGATGGTATTGACCAATATGCTGATATAAATTCTGGATCAGAAAATGATATTCTAGCTTCGCATGATACTCCAGATATACATCTATCTACTCTTCTACCATCATAGATATGAACATTTTTAACATATTCTAAAGCAGCATTATGTAATGCTTCTGCATTTGGAGCATAATAATTATAAATATAACCACTAGTGACTTCATCAGATAATTCTCCTGTTAATATTACTTTAATATCTGTTTTTTCTCCAACATATTTTGATACCATGTATTGACCGACTGATGCTCTAATTGTTGTAACATCATAACTTTCGATTAATTTAATAACTGTTGGTATTGATTCTAATGCATCACTAATACTAAATAATACTTCAGTATGATTAGATTTAATATGTTCAGCTACTGTTTTTGCATACTTTATATCTGTTGAATTAGTTCCTACAATACCACAACAAAAAGTATTTAATGGTTTATTTAATAATTTAGCTGCAATACCAGCAACAATTGAAGAATCTAATCCACCTGAAACTAAAAATCCAATAGGTACATCTGCAGTTAAACGTCTTTTAACGCTAGCAATTAATGCATCTCTAACATTTGCTAATAATAAATTTTCGAAATTAATATAAGTAGAATCATTAATTTCATTATATGGAATAATATTATATATTTGTTTAAAATTATGATTTTGTTCATAAGCTATTTTACCTAAATCATCTAAATGTAAATGTTTAATTGTTCCTGGCTCAAATTCATGTACTTTACCATCATAACTATGCATTCCTTTAATTTCTGAACTGAACATTAAGTTTTTATTATTTTTATAACCAATATATAATGGTCTTATACCTACATGATCTCTAGCTATTATCATATCTTTTAAATTTTGTAATTTATCAAATTCAAAAATCATAAATGCATATTCTCCTTTAACATTATGTGAAAATAATTTTACAAAATCATTAATATTAGTATTATTATTACTATATTTAACATATTTTAAATATAACTGAGGTATTGTCATGCAATCAGAATTATTATAAATTGGTAAAGTATTTTCTGCTATTAATTCTTTAAAATTATAAATTTCACCATTACAAACAAATATAATAGTTCTTTCGCCATTTTCTAATATATATGGTTGATTTGCATGAAAAGTTGGATTCATAATCGCAAGACGATGAAATCCAATTGATAAATTTTTTAAAGTTTGAAAACTAGTCATATCAGGACCACGTGCTTTCATTTTCATAAAATCAATAAACATTTGATCATAATTAGGTTGTTTGCTTTCGAAATTAATAAATGCCCATATTCCACACATTTTATATTTTATTATAAATATTATATATTATAACTTTTAAACCATTTATATTTTATAATATATATTAATATATTTATTACTATGTTTCAAAATAATAATAATTTTGATGATAATATTATTGTTACAAATTTACAAATAAAACAAAAAAATAAAATAGCATTTATAACAGCTTCTTTTGGAAAAACAGATGAATTTGGAAATTTTGATACAAATAATGATTTTGATTATTATTTTTTTACAGATGATATATCTAAATGTACTAATCCTAATATTACACCAATATATATAGATATATCAAAATATCCAACTCCATTATTAGCAACAAAACATGTTAAATGGAAAACACATTTATATCTTCCATCTTATGATTATATTATTTGGGTTGATGTATTTATAACACATAATTCTAATCATATTTCTGATATTAAAAATTTATGTATTCCTAAAAAAATTTCATTAAGAACACAAAAATTTAACTGTGTTAATGATGATATTGAATGGTGTTTAAGAAATAATAGAATTGGAATAGATATAGCTAATAATACTAGAACATATTTGAAAGAAAAAAATTTTGATGTATTTGTAAATTCTAGAACTTATTGGACTAGTGCTATGATTAAAGATAATAAAGATATAAATTTACAAAATATGTGTGAAGAATTATATTATTTATTACAAACTGTTTGCTATCGTGATCAACACTGGTTACCATATTTATTTACAAAATATAATATTGATAATTATATAATGAAATCAGGATTTTTTTCAACATCAGGAAAAGTAAATTATGAATCACATCATTATTATAAAAAATAATTATATATAATAATCTTATAACACCTCATAAAAATAATATCTAATATTTATTATAAATGATAATTGATATTTATAAATTTATAATTAATAATTATTCATCTTCTATGAAAAAACCGACTAAATTTAATGAAATTAAAAAAACATCAGATATTAATAATGCGATAATACATGCATCAAATGATGATAATGATGATAATAATGATAATGATAATGATATATATTCATTAGATTATATTAGATCAAATCCAATAAAAAACAAATATTATCATTTATATTTAAATAAAGATGCAAAAGTAGATAAAGTAGATTATATATTTACTGATGAATATTATAATAATTTTTGTGAAAATATAAAAAAAGTATTTATTAAAACAAAAAAACATTATACAAAATTATTAATAAAGAATTTATTAAATAAGAATTTAATTACAGATAAATTAGAACCATTTGATTTATCTACAGATGGTTATATTAAAAAAGTATATGTTACTAATAATGATAAAATTATAATATTTGGTGATTATCATGGGAGTTTTCATACATTTTTTAGAAATTTATTACGATTACATATAATGGGAGTATTAAATCTTAATACATATAAAATTAATGATAATTATAAAATTATATTTTTAGGAGATATTATTGATAGAGGACAATATAGTTTAGAAATTTTAGATATATTGTTTAAATTTATTATTAATAATAAATCTAATAAATTATTAATAAATAAAGGTAATCATGAAGATATACTTCAAAATACAGTTGATGGATTTTTAAAAGAAATTAAATCAAAAGTTAATAATAAAAAAATTAGTAAATTATTACATCAAAATATTAATAATATTTTTAATTATTTATCAACTGCTATTATTTTAATTAATAAAGATAATAATAAAAAATATTGGTTATGTCATGGTTTTATTCCTCAAGATTATGATTTTTTAGAAAAAATAAAAGAATTTATAAAAAATGATGATAATATATTATTAATTAATAATTATCATGCATTTCAAATTAAATGGAATGATACTAGTATTGAAAATGAAAGTAATAATAATGCAAAAAGAACAATGGAACCAAATACTATATTTAGTGTTGGATTAAATATTACAAAAGAATATTTAAAAATATTTGATTTTATAATTAGAGGGCATGAAGATTCTATTAGTAATGCTTGGTTATTATCTAATAATCCTTCAAATAAATATTTTATATTATCTTCTGATTATTTAAAAGATAAAACAGAACAATTTGAATTACATAAATCAAATAATAAATTAATTAATAAAAATAATGAAATGATTGATATTTATAATATAAATGATAATTCTTTTATAAATGGACCTATTCAAACTATTTATTCTAATAATTTGCAAAATAATAATCTACAAAGTAGCATGCAAAGCAATAATAATAATTTGATAAATGTATTAACAATATCTACAAATACAGATTATTTAAGAAATTTAACTAGTGATAGTTTTGTTGTATTACGATTTAATGAAAAAAAATTACCAAAAGTAATGAAAAGTGATATAGATATAGATAAATGGTTAAATAAATTAGATAATTATACAATATTTAAAGATGATAATTATAATCAAAGTAAAATAAGTAAAGTATATAACTTCTTAAAGAATATATTTTATAAATAAATATATAATGAAAATAATAGCATGGAATGTTAATGGAATTAGAAGTTTGCTTAAAAGAACTGATTTGGATGAATTAATTACTGAGAATGATCCAGATATATTTTGCATGAGTGAAACTAAAATTTCTTCATTAGATACAAAAAAAGAATTAGATGAAAGATTTAAACAATTTAAATATCATTATTGGAGTAAATCAGATGAAAAAGATGGATATAGTGGAACAGCTATAATGAGTAAAAAGAAACCACTATCACATAAATATGGATTACATTATAAAAATAAAAATATAGATACTGAAGGAAGAGTAATTTGTTTAGAATATAAATCATTTTATTTAATTCATGTATATACACCTAATTCAGGACAGGCATTACAACGATTAAAATGGCGTGTTGAAGAATGGGATGTTGCATTTAGAGAATATATATATGAATTATCTTTAAAAAAAAATATAATAGTATGCGGAGATTTAAATGTAGCTAAAGATGATATTGATTTAAAAAATCCAAAAACAAATCATAAAACAGCCGGATTTACAAATGAAGAACGAGAATCATTTGAAATTTTATTAAAAAAATGTAATATGATAGATACTTATAGAAATTTATACCCAAATAAAATAGAATATTCATTTTGGAGTTATATGAGAAAATCTAGAGAAAAAAATGTTGGATGGAGAATTGATTATTTTCTAGTTAATAAAGATTATATGAATAAAATTAAAGATTCACAAATTTTAACAACTATATATGGTAGTGATCATGCACCTATTTTGTTAAAATTATAAATATTCTTTCGTTGTATAAAATAATTTAAAAAATATAATTTCTAAATTATGTTATATAAAAATGAATTTAAGTTTAATTGCTGCATTATTAGGTGCTGTTATTAACATGGTTCTTTCCGTTGTTATTCCTTGTTTAATTAATAAATCACAACAACCATTATTACAACAAATCAAAGAAGTATATGATTCTAATAGAAAATTAATAGTTGTTAGCAGTTTAATAATTGCTATAACTATTTACATGGCTATTGAATTTGCTCCTGAAGTTAAGGAAATGATGGATGATGATGTACCTGCACAATTTGCAACTAGTAACAATCAACTTGAAGGGTTACGTCAAATGGGTGGAGCATATTAAAAATAATTTTAATTAATAATTTTAATCAATGATTTTAATCAATAATCTTAATCAATGATTAAGGACCAAATATTTTTTTCTAATTTAAATCCATTTTGTTCTAATTCTTTTTCTTTATTAACAAAATATTTATTATTATTAAAAGATAATTCATATTTTGCTAAATCTTTTTCAGTTTTATCTAAAAAAGTACCATTCTTGATATTTTTTACAGTAATATCAATTTTATGATCATTACTTAATTTGATTATAAATTTCATAATAAATTTAATTCTATCTTCTAAATTATATGGAAATGGATATATTGGATGATTTGCAGGAATTATAATATATGTTAATTTATTTTTATCTTTTGATGTTGAATATTTTTCTAAAAATAATAATTTATTTTTAAGTTCATTGCAAATATTTTCTCTTGTTAGTTTTTTCATACTACTTAATAATTTTGATGATACATTTGGCATATTTTCTAATATTTTTATTAATTCTGATTTTTCTTTTGAATTATAACAAACAGATCCTTTGAATGTAGATATTCCAGTACCACGTTTCTTAGATGTTGTTACTTTAGTTTTAGATGGTCTAATTTTAAATAAATCTATATCAGTTGATACTAATGTATTAATATTCTTATCAATAATACCAACTATAAAATTTTCATCTCTATTTTCATAATAATCTAATATAGATTCATAATCATAAGATTCTTCTTGTTTTTTATTTTTTTCAACATTAACTATTTTGGTACTAAAATCTTTTTTATAATTTTGTTTTATAAAATTATCTAATGAAATATAATTTGGTTGATCTATATTATAATGTTCTCTATAATACATTGCAATATTTTCATTTTCATTTAATGGTTGAAATATATAATATTTATCTCTAAGAATAATATATCCGGGTCTATTATATTTATCATAAACAATATCATTAAATTTATTAAAATCATATTCTGTTTTTGGCATCATATCTTCTAATGCTTGTTCTAAAAAATATTCATCAAATAAATCTACTTGATGATCTAAAAATGATTTTTTAATTTTATATAATATATCATCATATTGATAAATATGATTAAATTTATATAAATCTTTTATTTTATTTTTAATTAATATAATTTCATCTTTTGCTAAATTAATATTAAATGTATTATAATCAATATCTTTTCTTGATAATAATTTATAAGACTTTTTTTTAGAATCCCAATAACTATCAGTTACTTTATTACATTTTAAATCGCATGGTTTAAAATCACATAATGCTGGACATATTAACTTACCTGCATTTACATTTTCTCGTGTTGGATAATAACATTTATTATATTTTGCTATTTCTTCAGGGAAAGAATTTGCATGTAATAATAAAGGACAATCTACAGCTACTTCTTTTAATACACTTTCTATTTTTTTAACAGTTAAATATTTTAATTCTGCCTTTTGATATAATAATTCATCCATTGAAAAATTATTATTTAATGCTGCAACATATCTATATATTGAAACAGAAGGATATTTATTAGTATCATTAATAACATCTTTATGAACACACATTCTAATTGCTCTACCAATAACTTGTTCTGCTTTAGGTATATTATAAAATGTATCAATAATATGAACATATTTAACATTTTTCAATGTAACACCTTCATTCATAACTCTAGAACCTAATAAAAATTTAATATTTTTACCATCAATATTGTTAGCATTATTAAATACTTCTCTAATAATTTTCTGTTTCACTTCAGGAACATCTTCGCCAGATTCTTCACTACCTCCAGTTATTAAAATAAAAGTAGCAGGTTTAAATTCGTTTAATTCATTTTTGAATTGTTTTTTATATTCTTTAAAAGATAATCCTGTTTTATAATCAATAGTATTATCTTCAATATCATATTTTCCATCTTCTAAATATTCTAAATATCCATTCATTATAAGTGTTTCTGCAAATAATTCAATTCCACCTGCATTAACTAAATTAGAATAAATAAATGAAGTACCATTATTTTTATTTTTATTATTTAATTTATTTAATTCTAATAATATTTTGTAAAATTTAATAGAAAATAATGATAAATATTCTTCTCGTAACATGACACCAGATATATGCTTTTTTTCTTTTTCGATAATAAAATTATCTTCATCATATTTATTTAATTTATTATTGAATAATTTTTTATTTATCATTTGTTTTAATTTTTTACCATTATTATTTAATTGAGATAATAATAAAGAAACTCCTTCTGTTGAATATGTTCCAATAATATCTTTACCATCATTATCTAATACTGGAAAAACAAAATTTCCTGCAGCAATTGTTGATTTTTGCAATGGATCACTTTTTTTTTCATCATCATCATTATCTTCAATTTTAATAGCTTTACTATATGCTTTTTTTTGAAAATCATTCATATAACATCTAATAACAGGAGTGAATAATAATGATTTTGGTATATCCCCTTTATCAATTCTATCTGCAAATGTATAAGGAATAGCTCCACGATAAAAACTAACATAACCCTGTGCCATTTTTCTTAAATATTCTAATCCTCCTTCTTTTATTGTCATTTTATAATTTTTTTCACCATTAAATATTTTATCTCTTTCTATTTGATCATTTTCAGGTCTAATAAAATTGAGTAAATCAACAATTTCATCAGCTAAATTAATCATAGGAGTAGCAGTTAATAATAATACTCTTAAATTTGTTGATTTTTTTATAATATGTCTTAGAGCATTACCATATTCATTATCACTAATATTATGTGCTTCATCAATAATAAGTAATGTATTATTCATATTCGAAATTTTATCAATAACAATTTCTCTTTCAAAATCACCTTCATCAGATTTTTTATATTTTTTCTTATTACTTTTTTTTTCATTAACTTCTTCTGTATGTATTTTTCTATCTATAATTTTTTCACCTAATACTTTTTTATAAAATGTTTTATATGACATTATTTTATAATATTGTAATGCACTATATAAAGCAGTTTTATATTCTCGTTCTATTTCAGCTTTACTCATTTGTTTAAGTCCTTCTTTATTTTTAAGATAAGTATCTCCAGTAGTACTAATTAATTCTTTTTTAAAATTTTCTTTAGTATTAGGACCAGGAACAACAACAAATATTTTGGTATTATATTTTTTAATTTGTTCTTTAAATTGTTCAGCTACTCTAATAGCAGTCATTGTTTTACCAACACCAACACCATGCATTAATAATAATCCTTTGTATGGTGTATTTGGATTTATTAAATTTGGGATAATATATTGTTGTTCCTTAGGTTCATAATCTTCTTTACAATTTTCAGCACGATAAGTTTTAATTTCATCATATGTTTTTATAATATCTCTTTGTGGAACACGATTAAAATAATATTCTCTTTTTTTATATATTTTACTTTGAAAGTCATCTGATTTTGTCTCAGGATATGAAAAATCTTTAAATTTTTTTTTAGACATAATAATAGTAGGATAGATAAATCTTATTCATAATTATATTTAATAAAAGATTTCACTAAAAATAATTAAAGAAAACGAAAAATAAAAGAAAAAGAAAACACACGGTAAAAAATTAAAAACCCGATAAACAGAAAACAAATACATGCTTTTGGAAAACAAAATACAAATGAAATGATTGAAACAAAACAAATGAAATAAATGTTTATGGAAAACAAAACAAATAAATGCTGTTGAAAAACAAAACAAAACAAATAAATGCTGTTGGAAAACAAAACAAAACAAATAAATGCTGTTGGAAAACAGAAAAATCTATTCTCTTAATGGTCTAACATCAGTACAATATGTTGTATCGATTTTATAACAACCCTTATTAGAATTAGATTCAATTGGTTGATTGTTCAACTGTGCTGCAATCTCCATCCCTAATTGCAAAGCAACAGGATCTGATAATCTATCATCAGCAGGTAACTTACTTGTGTTGATAAATGTATCAGTTTGTTCTTGAGTAAGATTTACACCTCCTACTCTTGGTGGTAATCCTGGAGAGAATAAGTTTCTCGGAAATGATAGATATGTAGGTTGGGTACCCGAACTACCACCTCCACCAATTTGTGTTGTAGGTTTATTTAAAGACATTGTCTCTTGATTTGTACCTACACTGTCATCTTCTTTTTTTAAAGGTGGGAGGAGAATAAAACTTGATGTTGTAGGTTTATTTAAAGACATTGTCTCTTGATTTGTACCTACACTGTTATCTTCTTTTTTTAAAGATGAAAGGAGAATATAACTTGGTGTTCGTCTTATTCCTGTCTCTGTAAATGTGTCACAATTCTGACTTAATGGAAGACAAAATGGACATGAATTTTGATTGTTTATCTTGGAACAATTACCACATATATACTGCCTCTTACAGTCATACTGTTGTAATTTTGGTGGTTGTTCAATCTTTGAAACAGTTGAAGATTGTTTGGGCTTCACAGGAGAATCATAAGTAATGTCTCCATACATGTCTAAATATTTTTTTTCCTCAGCCTTAAATCCATTTGATTTGGGATACGGCACTAAGTATTTGTGAGAGCTATTACAAGTTCCTTCTCGTATTTCAATAAATTTGTTTCCATTACTTTCAATAGTTCTTCCAGTCAAGGTTGAACCATTTCTTTTAATAGAATGATGTTTTCCTGAAGGAGAAGGAGAACGAGAACGAGAACGAGAACGATCACGAGAACGAGAACGAGAACGAGACTTATTCTTACTAGAATTATTTCTTTGAGGAGATTGAGAACGAGAACGAGCGCGCTCGGAAAATACTGATTCTCTTCGATTAAAAGGAACAGGTCGAATATCAGACATTGTTGAAAGCTTGAAAGTTTGAAAGATCGCACGCGATAACACAAATAGATAATACATTAAAAATTTATGGAACTATTATACAGTTATAATTTCAATTTTTTTTATTTTACAATAAAAGAAAGAAAAAATAAAAAAATTAAAACAAATATCTAAACAATTTGAATACTCCAAACCGAGGATTTGGAATAACTTTTGATGATATCTGATTATGCCCAAATTGTCTTGCTTGGTATATGCTTTGTTGGACATGATTAGGATTAGAATTAGTATTATACGAATATAAAATTAATCCTAATAATAAAAGTAATATTGTAAGCATGGTTACAATAAATACTTTTTGCACAGTTTTTTTCAGTTGAAGCTTGGTCATTTTCAATTGTTTGATAACTAAAAATATATAGAAACATATATACATTATTTTTTTCAATTTTTATATTTTATAATAAAATAAAAATAATAAAATAAAATATGCTGTTAAACATAAAATAATAAAAGAAAAATCAAAAAATAACCGAAAATTAATGAAGAACCTATTCAAACGAAGTTTGAAAAGCTAAATTCAAAAGTAAAACTTTTGAATGAACCAAAAACACACGATAAAAAATAACAAATAATAATAATTAATAGGAAAGAAGAGATCGTTTCCAATAACTAAAATCATTTGTACAAACAAAAAATCAATAAAAAATCAAAAAAACACGGTAAAAAAGAATAAACAATAATAATTATGGAAAGAAGAAATCATTTCCAATAACTACAATCATTTGCCCAAAAAACTTATATGTATGTGGTAAAAAATTAAAAACCCACTTATTATTTATTTGCCTTTGCATTTGCCTTTGCCTCTGCCTTTGCATTTGCCTTTGCCTCTGCCTTTGCCTTTGCCTCTGCCTTTGCCTCTGCCTTTGCCTTTGCCTCTGCCTCTGCCTTTGCCTTTGCCTCTGCCTTTGCCTTCTCAAGCTCAAGCTCTAATTGTGCGAGTTTCACTTGTTGCTGTAAAACTTTAACCTTGTCATACGAATCAGACTCTTTTGCGTTGGATGATTTGGAATCATTCTTTTTAGCAGACTTTTTATCGCCAGATGAAGATTCAGAGAATGTTTCGTCACTATGAATAAAAGGGCATTCGTCGCCACGATTGCACCCTCTTTTTTGCTTTGGATTATAGAACTTGCAAATTTCCTTCTTTTTCCCATAAGAATGGTTAAATTTGCAGTCCTTTTTATTGCATTCTATCCCAAACTTGCATTTTTTTGCAATATCTAAATCGTGGTGTTTAAAAACACAATTTTTCCAAGTGCATGGTTGATTTTTGCATTTAATTGCTGCCAATTTTTCTATTTCATCAGAGGTGAATTTTTCATGTAAAAACGGGCACTCTTTAGTAGTACATTCTCCATTATTAAATGGTAGACATTTTTTCTTTTTTGAAGATGATTCTTTCACTTTTGAAGGTGAATTCTCACCTTCTGATTCAGAATCAGTGCCAACCCAAGAAGAAGAAGAAGAAGAAGAAACAAAGGTAATTGGATATTTTTCCTCATTGTCAATTACTTCGATTGTACATGAAGGTTTCTTGGAAGCCATAAAGCCAGACATTGTTGAAAGCTTGAAAGTTTGAAAGATCGCACGCGATAACACAAATAGATAATACATTAAAAATCTATGGAACAATTAAAGAGTTAAATTTTCAATTTTTTTTAATTATTATTTATAATATATAAACAAATAATAATAATATATTAAATAATAATTAAATAAAAATGTTAGTAACTAAAAGAGATAATAGAACTGAACCAGTACAGTTTGATAAAATAACTAATAGAATAAAGAAACTAATTAAATCTAATGAATCTAATATACTTGATCCAATATTAGTAGCACAGAAAGTTGTAGCTAGCTTATATTCAGGAATAACTACAGAAGAACTAGATATTGAATCTGCTAGTATTTGCATGAACTTAACAACATTAAATCCATTATATAGTTATTTAGGGGCTAGAATTTTAGTAAGTAATTTACATAAAAAAACATTAAATGATTTCTCATCAAAGATAGAAAAATTATATAATACAACAAATAATATTAATAAAAAATTATATGAATATGTTATGGCTAATAAAGATATTATTAATAATATGATTAATTATAATAATGATTATTATTATGATTTCTTTGGATTTAAAACTTTAGAGAAAGCATATTTATTAAAAGTTAATAAACAAATTATAGAGAGACCACAGGATATGTTAATGAGAGTAGCAATTACATTACAAAAAGGGAATTTAGATTTAATTAAAAAAACATATAATATGATGGCAGAAGGATATTATACTCATGCTAGTCCAACTTTATTTAATAGTATGACTAATACAATGCAACTATCATCTTGCTTTTTATTAAATACCAAAGATGATTTAAATGAGATTGCAAAAACGTGGAATAGTTGCGCTCAGATATCTAAATGGGCTGGAGGTATTGGATTAAGTGTTACTAACATTCGTGGTAAAAATTCTTTAATTAAAGGAACAGGAGGTCAGTCAAATGGATTAGTTCCATTTTTAAAAGTATTTGATAATATTGCTAGATGGATTGATCAAGGAGGAAAAAGACCAGGTTCAATTGCTATTTATTTAGAACCATCTCATCCTGATATTTATGAATTTTTAGATTTAAGAAAAAACTTTGGTGCAGATACAGACAGAGCTAGAGATTTATTTTTAGCATTATGGATTCCAGACTTATTTATGAAACAGGTTGATAAAGATGGATCATGGTATTTAATGAGTAGTGATGAATGTCCCGACTTAGATAAAGTCTATGGAGATGAATATGAAAAATTATATTATAAATATGTTAATGAAAATAAATATAGAAAAGAAATTAAAGCAAGAGATTTATGGATAGCAATCATTCAATCACAAATAGAAACAGGCATGCCATATATAAGTTTTAAAGATAATGTTAATAAACGATCTAATCAAAAAAATTTAGGTGTTATAAGAAATTCAAATTTATGTGTTCATGGAGATACACAGATTTTAACGTCTAATGGTTATAAAGTAATTAAAACTTTAGAAAATATTGAAGTTGAAGTATGGAATGGATTTGAATGGTCAAAAGTAACTGTTAAAAAAACAGGAACTAATAAAGATTTAATTCGTGTTAATTTATCTAATGGTGCATATTTAGACTGTACTCCAGAACACAAGTTTTATATTTTAATTAATAATAAATCTGTTGAAATTCAAGCAAAAGATTTATATTTAGATGCTACATTAATTAAATATAATTTACCTGATGCTATTGAATTAAAAAATCCAGAAAAAATTAAAAATGCATATACACATGGTTTTTTATTTGGCGATGCAGCAAATAATAACTTAACATCAAATGATAACATTACTTTAAATAAACGTAGTTTATCTAATGAAACACCTAGTTTTACTATTCTAAATAATGCATCAATTAATGATAAATTAAGATGGTTAGAAGGTTACTATGATGCAAATGGAATTATAGGAGAAAATGGATATATTGAGATACATCAAATTAATAAAGAAATATTAATAAATATTAGATTAATGTTACATACTTTAGGTATTGAATCTACAATTAGCTTATTAAAAGATAACTTTAAATTATTAATATCTCCATTATTATTTGATATAGGATTTAAACCTAAAAAATTAATATTGGAAGGAAAACAAAACTCTTTGAATTTTGAAAAACAATTTGTTAAAGTAATATCTGTAGAACCATCATTTAAAAATGTAGATACTTACTGTTTTACAGAACCATTAAAACATTTAGGAATGTTTAATGGTATATTAACTGGTCAATGTAATGAAATTGTTCAGTATTCAGATGAGAAAGAATATGCTGTTTGTAATTTAGCATCAATTGCATTAAAACAATTCATTAAACCATTTGAAAATAAACATAAATTTATTGTTTATACATTAATGAATTGTAAATATTGTAATTATGTAAAAAAGTATTTAACAGCAAATAAATTACAATTTGAAGAAATTAATTATTCAGAAGAAAGTAGTATAAAATTAAAGATATTATTAGGAAAAGATAATTTAATGTATCCACAAATATTTAATAATGATAATCATATTGGTGGATGGCATGAATTATTTAATTTTATAAAATGTACATTTGATTTTGAAAAATTATACAAAGTTGCACATTTAGCTACTATTAATTTAGATAAAGTTATTGATATTAATTATTATCCAGTATATGAAGCAAAATTATCAAATCAAAAACATAGACCTATAGGTTTAGGTATTCAAGGATTAGCTGATGCATTAGTCATGATGAAAATACCATTTGAAAGTAATGAAGCTTTAGAATTTAATAAAATGGTAATGGAAACAATATATTTAGCATCATTAACTGCATCAAATGAATTAGCTAAAACTAGATTAAAACAAATGAAACAATTTATGGATTTATATTCAGAGCAGAATGAAAAGTTGGATGAATTTTATGATGAAAATAAAGTATTATCATCACAACAATTAAATGAATTATATCATATATTAAGACCAAATAAATATGAAATTGAAAGAAATTTAAAATTAGAAAATAAAAATTTAATGGGTAGTTATAGTTCATTTGAAGGTTCATTATTTTCAGAAGGTAAATTTCAATTTGATATGTATGATAATAATCAATTTGAATGTAATAATCATTATGCAGATAAATGGGATAAATTAAGAAAAGATATAATTAAATATGGAACTAGAAATAGCATGCTTACAGCATTAATGCCAACTGCTTCAACTAGTCAAATATTAGCAAATAATGAATGTTTTGAATTTTTTACAAATAATATTTATACACGAAAAACACAAGCAGGTGATTTTATGTTAGTAAATAAATATTTAGTAAATGAATTAATTGGTATTGGATTATGGAATACTCAATTAAAAGATAAAATTATAGCTAATGATGGTTCTGTTCAAACATTAGATATTCCTTTAGAAATTAAAAATTTATATAAAACAATATGGGAAATAAAACAAATTTGGGTATTGAAAGCAGCAAGAGCAAGACAACCATATGTAGATCAAACCCAATCAATGAATATATTCATGGCTGAACCAGATAATCAAAGATTAAGTAGTTGTCATTTTTGGGGATGGAAAAATGGATTAAAAACAGGAATGTATTATTTAAGAACAAAGCCTTCAACAGGTGCTATTAAAATTACAGTTGATCCAACATTAAATAAAAATATTCAAAATACAAATAATAATGGTTGTGAAAGTTGCAGTGCATAATTATAATTTTTATTTATAAATATATAATAATATAATATTATTATATAATTATAAGATGAATGGTAAAATTACTAAATCTACTTTAGTAAATATTGATAGTAATTATCGTAATAAATATCCAAAAAATATATATACTTCAAATAATAAAATATTACCGCCAAATCCATTACAATTTACTATAGATAGTAATGTTATTACAGTAAATTATCCTAATCATGGATTTAGTTCTAATGATAATATTATTATTCAAAATGTTCAAGGAATAAATAAAACTTTAGTTAATTCATTTGTATTAATAAATAATTTTAGATATTTAGTATTATTGTTACCAAATCACAAAATAACTAGTAATTATAAAAATTATAATGATAAATTGATGGTAAATATAAGTATATTTGGTGATCAGAATATAAATAATATTATTAATAATATACCATTAAATAATATATTAGGTATTAAACAAATTTTATTATATTCTGATATTCCTGAATTATTATCAGAAAATAATGAAAATTTATATAATTTAATTATTAATACTTTTGGTGAATATAATCAAAGTATTATAAATAATGTTTTATTTATTGATATGGGTGTTGAATATATTAATAATAATTCTGTTATAAATATATTAGATCAAACATTTAAAATATCATTTTTAGATATTGCAGGTATTGAATTAGGATACATTAATTCAAATTATCCTATTAATAATACTAATTATCAATCTTCACAACAAGTTACTGTTATTGATGATAATACTTTTCAATTTACAATAAATAAATATTCTTATATTACAATAAATGGTGGTGGTAATAATATTCAAATGATGAAAATAATAAATTCAATTACTGGATATCCAGATTCATCATCTTATACTATTAATCTTAAAAAAAGTTTTAATAATGTTACAAATATTGAATTAGTTAGTACTGAATTTCCATATGTTGATTTAATTATTAGAAAAAATGTTAATGATAAATTATATTGGAAAAATATTGATGATGGTAATACTGTTTATAGTATAACTTTATTAGAAGGTTCATACACCTGTCAAACATTAGTAAATTCAATGTTAGCAGCATTTAATAAAACTCCTAGAATTAATTCAACATCATTATTTCCAATATATAATATATTTGATATTAGTTTTGAACCAAATAATCAAAAAATTTCATTTACAAGTTATAATATTGTATCATCACCAGATTCTTTATCAATAACAATCAAAACAATAAATAATAATAATTATTATATATTAACTGGGTATTTAAAAGATTATAATATTAATATTAATGATACTATAATTATTAGTAATTCAATAGATGTTACATTTAAAACTGATAATATTTATAGTATATCATCTAATTATATTAATAATAATAATTTTACAGTATATGCAATTGATTCAAATAATATGACTTTTGATATTATATTAGATAAAGTTGAAAATATTAATACAACAGTAGTTAATAATGAATCAAATGGAGGTAATGACATTCATATTAAATATAAAACAAAAATAAGTTTATTATTTAATTATTCGGATACATTTGGAGATATATTAGGATTTAAAAATGTATCTGAACAATATTCAATAACACCATTTAATACAACAGTTACAAATCAAGATAATTATATATATTCAAATAATTTAGATTCAGTAGGTAATATTATTAATTATAATGGAGGATTTATTAATTTATCAGGAAAATATAATTATTTTTTAATGTATATTAATAATATTGAATATATATATAATAATATACAAAGTAGTAATGTACCACCTGCATTTGCAAAAATACAATTATCTGGTAATCCAGGCGATGTATTATTTAATACTTTTATTTTTCAACCAACTGATTTATATTCAAAAGTATATCCAATTTCAAATTTAACAGAATTGAATATATATTTTTTATATCCAGATGGTTCAAAAGTTGATTTTAGAAATACATCTCATAGTTTTACTCTTAGAATAGTTGAAGAATTCTCTCAAATAATTTCTGAAAATGGAAATAAACAAATACAAAATGGGAAAATGAATTTAGATTCACATTCTATATCTTTTCATGATGAAATGAAAAATAATCAAGTTAAAATAACTTAAACTGATTTAACTGTAGTGTCAATTTCTTGTAATTGTAATACATGTATTTTATGTATAACAATATTTTGACATAATATATACCAACTTTTAATCAACTTATCTATAAAATTATCAAAATAATTAGTAACATCTTTTTCAAAATAGTTATATATTTTATCATCAAATGAAATACATTGTTTTCTTAATAATTTAAAATAATTTACTAATAATTCTTTTGTATTTTTATTATTAAAATTATCTTTTTCTTGTTTATCTTCAAATAATTCTAATACATTTTTAACTAAGTTTGGTGCTAATTCTTTATTAGCTAGTACTCCCATATTTGGATATGGTTGAGGTGCATATAATAATCCTGGTAATAATGTTTCATCTATTTTAAGATTTGTAAATACTAAGCTTAATATATTTTTAATATTATTTATAATATATGTTTTTGTATTATTTAATACACATTTATATATTTCTTCTTTTATATTTCCTTTAATATAAATAGAATTAATTTCTTTTAATTTATCTATAGTTGTACTATCAACATATTTATTAATCTCATCATAAATATCTTTAAATGATTGTTTCAAATCGTTAATTACTAACTTATTATTATCATCATTTGCTATAATATATGTATGAACATTTTCATATAATTCATTATATTTTTCTTCTTTACTAATGTTGTTTAATTCTGTAATTTTACCTGTAATATAGTTTATAATACTATCTTTATTTAATGAATTAATATAATTATGTTTAATTAATTTATTAATACTTTCTATATCTTTATTATCTATTAATAAATATATTGGATTAAATCTATTCATTGATAATAATGATTTATGTTTTAATAATTCTAAAATTATTTTTGGATTTATATATAATTTTGTATAATCTTTTAAAATAGTATTATTATTAAAATTAGTATTATATATTGATACATATTTTTTATTAGGTTCTTCTTTTGTAACAATATTTTTCATATCAATTTTATCTAATTCATCAAAAGATTTTATTATTTCTGTCATTGATACTAATTTAGGTACATTACTATTATCAGGTGATTTAATTTCTTCATTTAATACATCCTTTAAATATTTATTTTGTACAAAATTAATTTTGTATCTAATTTTATCAGTAATAATATTATAAATAGTTTTAGATATATAATTATTCATATATAATTTAAAAGTTTCTTTATCTTCTAGTAAATTATCTTTTTTAAATAATTCTTTAAACTTACCTTTTAAACTATCTTTAATATTCGTAATAACATTTTTTATAATAATCTTTATTGAATAATTAGTTAATATATCTATATTACTCAAAACAGAATCTGGTACATGATCTTTTTTATATTGTGTATATATATCATCAAATTGTTTATATATATAATATATTGGATTATCATCATTTTTAATATGTATATATAATAAACTTTTAAAATAATCCTTTACACTTGATAAAAAGTCAGCATTTTTTAATAAATCTGCTTTAGCTTTTAAAACTTCTTTTCGTGCTTCTTTAACAGCATTCATTGCAGTTTTTACTTTTTTTTCTTCATCAGAAGTATCTTTATCTTTAGCACCACCTATTTTATCTTCATCAGCACTTTTTTTCTCTTCATCTTCATCTTTATCTGAATATAATTCAAAATCAGAATCAATATCACTATTATATGATAAACTATATTCATCATTATTAATATCTGGATCTAATTCATAATAATTAAATTTATTTAATTCTATAATATCATTATCATCAAATAAAAAGTAATAAATATAATAATATGAATTTATTTTATTAATAGAATCTGCAATACTTTTATAAATATTTATAATATATTTATTATTTTCATAATTATCATTATTATATTCTTTAATTAAATGACAAATTTTTAAAATTTCAGGATAATATTCTTTATAAATTTTATTTAATCTATTCATTTTACCATTTTGTAATTCTTTTAATATTAAAGAAATTTTATTAATATTTTCAACTAATTTATCAATATGAATATTAAACATAATATTATAATTATCAATACTTTGTATATTCTTTGTTTTCCCTGGTTTTAATGGTTCATCTCGCGTTAAAATATATTTAAAATTGTCATATGTTTTCTTATTATAAATATTTTCAGATACATATTTTAATCCCATAATAGTAGCAATTTTAACATTATTATTAGTTATATCTGGATAAATTTTTTTTAATAATTTAAAATTTAATAAATTAATACTACTTGGACTATTATCATAAGAATTAATATTATTAATATTTGATATTGATTTATTTAAATTTATGTTATTTAATTCTGTTGATAATGGTGAGGATGCAGATGTTGATGATTTTAATTGTTTTAATACTAAATCAGATGGTTTAACATCATTATTCTTTTCATCATATACATATACATTCTTAATATCAAAATTATTATAAGTATAATGTTCAATTAAATAATAAATAGTATCTTGAACAGTTAATAATAATGGTTTATATTTCATAGTTTCATAATAATTTAATAATTTATCACAAAATGTATATATTGTATCATTATTATCAGTATCTAATTTTGGATTATTAAATAATAATGATATCCATTCTTTTGGTTCCATATTATTAATTAAAAATGGTTTAATAACACTACAAAATCCTTCATAAATATTATCTGGTTGTAATCTTATTGCAGATACTAAAAATAATATATTACTAACAATAATTTTATCAGATATATCTAATAATGCAATTAAATTTAATAACCAAAGTGATTTATCCTCTTTAATACCCTTAAATATAATTTGATACATACTATCCATAGTATAAATCATATCATCATGAAAAATACCAATGTACATTAATGCATAAAATAATATTATATTTTTAGGTTGTACAGCTTTTTCTCCTGCTTTTTCTCCTGCTGTTTCTCCTGATGAGACTGCATGTTTTGCAGCATTGGCTGCTGCTGCTGCTGCTCCTGTTGCTGTTGTTGCTGCTGCTGCTCCTGTTGCTGTTGTTGCTGCTGCTGCTCCTGTTGCTGTTGTTGATGTTGTTGTTGCTGTTGTTGATGTTGCTGCTGCTGCTCCTGTTGCTTTTGCTGCTGCTTTTGCAGCTGCTCTTGATATGTTTTTGTTTGTTGCCTCAGCTGCTGCTGTTTGTACTATTTGTTTTGCAGCATTTATACCTTCTTTTTTAGCAGCTAATGATAATCCAGTTATTTTTTCTTTATCAAAAATAACATTATTGCTATCTTTTCCAGCTGCAATTACCTTTGCAATAATATCACTCGCTAATTTACCTGCAGCTTTACCAGATTCTTTACCAATACTAGTTTTTGTTAATACTTCAATAATATGTAAAATAGTCTGATTATCATATATTAAATTGTCTTTTGTAAAAGGGTTATTTAAATCTATTTTTAACTTAGTAAAAATTTCATTAAAAATATTTAATACTAATTTTTTATCATCTGATAAATCATTTATATTTATATCTGGTAAAAATTTTTTTATAAGTTGAAGAAATTTATATATATTTGATGACATATCATATTTATTATCAATCTTCAAAGCAGTATTAAATAAATTATTATCAATCGTAATATCTTTACCAGCTTCTCTAAATATATGCATAGTATAATCACCATATAATATATTATTTTCTATTCGATAAGGTATTATATTATCAAAAGTTAAATCTATCTCATTATCATTAGGTTCAATCTCTTTTTTATTATTATTCATTTCATTTTTAATATTATTAATATCATCAATAGTATTATTAATATCATCTTTTAGTTGTTCTTTAATCAAACCATTTTTAATTATAGAATATTCACTATTATCAATACCCCATGAATTTTTTTCTTTTTTATGAATAACTAAATCTTCTTCAATTTTATTTAATTTGAATGTCTGTTCAAACTTATTAACCTGACTTTTAATAGAATTTTTTAATAATAATAAATTATTTTTATTTTCAGTAGTTTGATTATTCTTAAATATTTCAGTATAATAATCAATATCATATCTTTTCATATATTTATTTTGTTTCTTTTCAAACACGTGATTAATAGTATTATTTAATGTTTGTAATAAAGGAATTTTAATATAATTATTATTATTCTTATCACTATCATTTCCACCTGTTTGATATAAATCAGATTCTTCATTATCTTTATCTTTATATATTCCTTTAATTTGTTCTATTATTTCTTTTGTTATTTCTTTTTCGATTTTAATATTTTCAGAATCATTTTCTTTTTTTGGTATATTACCTATATAATTAATTTCATTTGTTGGATTAACAGTTATTGTTTTTCCAAAACATGCATATTGTAAAGGTGATAATCCACTATTATCAATTGCATTAGGATTACATTTCTTTTCTAATAAAAATTTAACAATTTCATGATATTGTTCTTTAGATGCTTTATGTAATGGGGTTTGATTTAATCCATTTGGTTTATCTGGATTTACTTTATTTTTAATTAAAAAATCAATTAAATTAATTTTACCTTTTTCTGTTATAGATAAATCTAATATTTTATCAATAAGTGTTTCTCCATTTTTATTGATTGTATCTAATGGTATTTGATTTTGTAATGAAAAAAGTAATAATTCATTCATATTATTATTATTTATCATATTAAACATTTCTGCAATCTTATTGTTATTTGTATAATTGTTAATATTAACATCAGATAATTTATTTCTGAATGGAATTAAAGATGGTGTATAAGATTTATCAATTCTAGGTCTTGGGTCATATTTACTCATAATATTAATAATATATAATATAAAAATTATTTATAATTAAACTATTTTATTATAATTTAATTATAAATGATAAAAAAATTTAGCATGTGGAACACTTATTATTTGGATCACATATTTTAGTGCATGTTCCATTAACATTACACATATTATTTTCGCTAAAGAATTTGTGTTCATTAGTCATTATATTAGTAGCATTCTTTTGTAAAAATAATTTATATTCTTGAGCGCTAGCAATATTATTCATATTTTTAATATATTGTTCAAATGTGCGTCGAGGTGTGTAATTAGTAATAAATCTAGCATCTTGCATTAATGGTGGGCATTTATAACAATGATAACGATTATCCATATATAAATTAATAACAGAAAATTTTATTTTCTATATATTTTATTATTTTTCAACTATTTCCTTTATTAATTCACTCTTTGTTTTCATTTTTGATTTATCACCAACCATTTTTGTAGTATTAATCATTAATTTTTCTGCTATATTTTTTAATTCTGGTAAATTTAATTTTTTTAAATCTAATTCATCATATTTTTGTAAAGATACTTTTTCTTTTAGTGAAGAAACTTTTTCTTTTGGTGAAGAATTTGAATATACTTCAATATGTTTTGGTGCTATTATTTCTGATAATGCGTGTGATTCAACCATTCTATCAGTATTTATACCAGTTATATCAATATTAATAATTTTATCTGAATAATCATCTGAATCTTTCTTTTGATTAGAATTTGATTCTAAAGAATTTGATTCTAAAGAATTTGATTCTACAATAACCATTTTTTTTAATTGTATTTCATTAGATTTCTTAGGAATAGATTCCTTAGGAATAGATTCCTTTGGAATAGATTCACTTTGAACAGATTCACTTTGAATAGATTCACTTTGAACAGATTCACTTTGAACAGATTCACTTTGAACAGATTCACTTTGAATAGATCCCTTCGGAATAGATTCTTTTGGAATAATTTCATTAGAAATAGATTCTTTTGGACTAATTTTATTAGAAATAGATTCCTTTGGAATAGATTCACTTTGAACATTTTTATTTTTTAATGCATAAATAGAATCACTAAGTAAGTCAATTTTATAATTAATATATTCAATTTCATAATAAATATATAATAATATTATAGCTAAACCTAATATTAAAAGTAATTTATAATCAAATAAATTTTTAAAATCAAAAAAACTCATATTTAAATTATAAAATATTCTATTTTTTATTAAACTCATTATTACAATTAATTTAGTTTAAAATATAAATCTTATTATAATTTAAATGACAGGAGGACTTTTACAATTAGTAACTTCGGGAAAACAGGATATATATTTAACAATAAATCCCGAAATTACATTTTTTAAGAAAGTATTTAGAAGACATACAAACTTTTCAATTGAATTAAAAGAAATTTATGCAGAAAGAAATGTTAATTATGGTGAAATATTAAGTTTTAATATTGCAAAACAGGGCGATGCATTACATAGATGTTATTTAGAAATTGAATTACCAGTATTACAATTTAGTGATAAATATATTACAAATTTAAATTATATTACTAAAAAAGCAACAGATTTAAATAATATTAATCAAAATATAACAAAATATACTTTATTATATTCCAACTTGAAAGGATTTTGTGATATTGAAATCAATTTATATAGAAAATTAAAATTATATTTACAAACTGATAATATTAGTTTAAATACTATAAAAGATTTAGTAACAAAATTTAATTATAATAATAAAAAAACAAAAGATTTATATAAAAATAAAATTAATAGTATTATTTTTAATGATATTGATATATCTGGATATATTTTAAATTTATCTTTATTATTAACTAATGATCTTTTGCAAAGTAGTTTGCAAAGTAATTTACAAAGCAATAGTTTGCAGAGCAATAATTTACAAAGTAATAATTATATTAAAATAAGTGAAATAATAACAAAATTAGATAATTATTATAATAATATGGTTATTAATTTGGATTATTATAATTTAAAAATTAATTATTATAATAATCTTTATTCAAAAAAGAATAGTGAATATATTATTAATTTTAATTTTGCAAATTATTTAGGACATAATTATTTTTCTAATTTTAATTTTGAAATAGATGGATTAGAATTACAAAAGTATGATAATGATTTTTTACATATTAATCAAATGCATACTATAAAAGAAGAATATATGCCAAATTATAATAATTTAATTGGTAATATATCTTCATTAAATACTTTTGATAATACACAAAAAGGGGGTAATAAGATTTTAGTTCCTTTAATTTTTTGGTTTAATAAGGATGCAGGAACCGCTTTACCCTTAGTAGCGATGCAATATCCAAGTATTAATATGAATGTTAAAATAAATGATATTATTAAAATAATTAATTTTGAAAACTATACGAAAATGTATAATGATTTATTAATAGTGGAAGAAAGTTTTGAAACAACAGGTGTTATTTTAAATAATAAATTAATTTATAAAGATTATACTATTGATACTAGAAGTAAAATAATAAAATATAATTGTATTTTAATAAATGATGAATTATTATCTATTAAATATCCAGATTTAACTATTAATGAAAAAAATATTATTTTAACAAATAATGGTTCTGAATATACATTAAATGATATTACTAAATTATTACACCCAGAATATTCAGATGAATATATAATTAATTTAAATGGAATAGATGGATTAAATAAAATATATTGTATTGATTCAAAACAATATAATTATTTAATGAGTAATATTAAAAATCAATTATACTCTAATTTTGCATATAAATTTGGTTCTTATTATCCATATGTAGATTTTAATTTATTTTATAGTAGTATTAATATACCAAAAATTAAATTAATCGGAGAATATATTTATTATGATGATGTTGAAAGAGCGCAATTTGCAAATTCAAAATTAGAATATATTATTGAAATGTTTGATCATGATACTTATAATATTAGTAATCAAAATATGTTTAATTGTGAGTTATCATTTTCAAATCCAACTAAAGAATTATTATGGTATATTCAACCACAAATATTTGCTGATAGTATTACAAATTATGGACAAAATATGTCTCTTAATTTTTCATCATCAATATTATTTGAGAATCAAATTATAAATAACCAATCTTTAATATTTAATAAATATCAAGTATTACCTGTTGATTTTGATAATATTTATTATCAATATACTTTATCATATAAATATTTAAATAATATATTAGTTGATGGTATTTATTATCAATCATTTTCATTATTTCCTGAAGATAGCCAACCAAGCGGTTGTGTTAATTTAAGAGAAATTAAAGCAAAACAATATAGTGTAATGTTTAATCCTAAATTTTTATCAGAATATTTTAATAGTTTATTAAATCCATTTAAAAAAGGTATAATTATAAAATTTTTTACAAAATATTATGATATGTTTATTGTTGAAAAAGGTCAAGCTAAAATTTTATTTAATTTATAAAAAAATAATTTAATTAAGATAAGACTTTTTATTTAACGTATAACCAATTATTTCAAATCCAAAACCTTGATTTCCGGTTACTTTTTCAAAATCATATATATGTTTAATTATATTCAAATCATCATATGATAAATTAGTAAAAATATGATTTTCATTTTTTGCTAATTCTTCTTTAATTGTTTTAAGAAGAATTAAGAAATTTTCTTTATTATTACTCATTTTTGATGTAATGCTATTTAGTATATTAATAATAATTATTAACTAAATATCATTATATTCAATTTTTATTTTATAAAATTTTAGTATAGTTTAATAATTACTTACAATATATTTTTACTCCAGTATAATTAGTCACCTTTTATTAATTTTTTTTGGTATGGTTAATAATTATAAATATTTATAAATATTATATAATGTCATCTTTTAGTGCAAATGCAATTAAAAATAAGATTACAACTGTTGAAAATAATATTACAAATATAGTTAATAATATGACTACAATTGAAAATAATGTTTCAAATATTATAAATGAAGGTACTATTGGAGCTACTGGACCTACTGGTAAAGGATTTAAAGTATTTGAAACTATTCCAAATACAGAAACTGATGAAAAAGCATTGGAATTATTACAAGGTTTAACTGTTTCTGATAATAATATTGGTGAATTTGTATTACAAACTGGAGGTAAATTATGGATATATAATGGCGAAAATACATTTTCATATGTAGGTGATATTACAGATGAAACTAAATTAATTGGTTTTACTGGTCCTACTGGAGCAACTGGTCCAACTGGTTCATCAGTAACATGGGCAGGAAATTATAATGAGTATAAAATATATAATATAAATGATATTTATTATAATAATGGTTCATCATATAGAGTTACAGAACCAACGTCATTAGGTGCTTTTACAAAAATAAGTAATACATTAACATATACCGGAGTGGTAATGGATGGTAGCTCTAATATATATGCGTGTGATAATGCTACTAAAAGTATAATTAAAATAGATAATATGGATAATCAAACCCCTATATTTCAATTACCTAATGATGTATCATTTTCTGGTCCGGTATTATATAAAAATAATTATATTTACTTTACAACAAGTATTGATGCTAGAAATATATATAGAAGAGATGTAACATTACCAATTGAATCAATACAATCTATGAATGATTTATTATATAAAGAATTAACTCAAGATCATAAATTTAATAATTTAAATTTGAATATTATAGATATGGAATTATCTGTTACTGGTGATATATATATATTAGGGATGATTCCAGGACAATATAAAGTTAATGGACTTCCAGAATATAATGTTGTTGCAATAATTACTAATGATACTGAAAAAGTATATAAATTAGATTTTGCAGATATTAATAATGAAGAACAATACAAATCAATAACATCACTATCTTTTGGTATTGGTACTCAACTTAGAATAGAGAATATATATATAACAAATAATAATGATAATAATAAAAAAGTTTATCAAATGTATATGATATATAGAATAAATGTTGAACTTGATGAGTATTTTCCTGTTCTTCCATCTAATATTTTATATACTCAATATCATATAAAATCATTAAAAGCACATCATAGTACTGAATATTTATATGCTATTAATGTAGATACCACTACCAATATTAATTCAGTTGGTATATTAGATTATGTCAATTTAAATATAATAAAAAATATAGGTTCTGCAATTGGCAATATTGATGGAATAAATAATGATATACAATTCACTAATTTACAATATATATATGTTACACAAGCTAATGAAATATTAGTACAAGATAAAATATCTAGTTCTGATGCTATTATTAAAAATTTTTCACTAGAGAATTCTATGATATATCCAAAACCTGTTGCTTTAAAAGGTGAAAATGGTGCTACTGGTCCAACCGGTGCTAGTGCTTATGATGTTGCTGTAGCTAATGGTTTTACAGGTACTGAATCTGAATGGTTAGCTAGTTTAGTTGGTTCTAATGGGTCTGATGGTTCTGATGGTTCTGATGGTATTGATGGTGCTAGTGCTTATGATGTTGCTGTAGCTAATGGTTTTACAGGTACTTCATCTGAATGGTTAGCAAGTTTAGTTGGTTCTAATGGGTCTGATGGTATGACTGGTCCAACCGGTGCCAGTGCTTATGATGTTGCTGTAGCTAATGGTTTTACAGGTACTTCATCTGAATGGTTAGCAAGTTTAATTGGTCCAACTGGTCCTACTGGTTCTGGAGGATCGGGAGGTTCTGGTTCATCATTAACATGGGCAGGAGATTATAATGATTATAAAATATATAATAATAATGATATTTATTATAATAATGGTTCATCATATAGAGTTACCGCACCATCACAATTATATGCATTTACAAAAATATATTATACATTATCATATAGTGGAATGGTAATGGATAGTAGCTATAATATATATGTGTGTGATAATGCTACTAAAAGTATAATTAAAATAGATGATTATGGTAATCAAACTCCTATATTGCAATTGCCTAATTATGTGTCATTTTCTGGTCCAATGGTATATAAAGATAATTATATTTATTTTACAACAAGCGTTGATCCTAGAAATATATATAGAAGAGATGTAACATTACCATTCGAAGTATATCCATATATGACTGGTTTATATAGACAATTAGTTCAAGATCATAAATATAATAATTTAAATTTGAATATTATAGATATGGCATTATATCCTAGTGGCGATATATTAATTTTAGGCATGATTCCAGATTATTATACAGAGAATGGACTTCCAGAATATAATGTTCTTGCAATATTAACTAATGTTACTGAAAAAGTATATAAATTAGATTTTGCAGATATTAAGAATGAAGCACAATATAACTCAGTAACACTAGTTAATAATTATGCATTTATAACAAATAATAATGATAATGATAAAAAAGTTTATAAAATTGATATGCCTTATATTACAGATTATGAATTAGATGAATTTGATCCAGTTACTACTAATTTATATTCAACTATAAATACTCAATATCATATAAAATCATTAAAAGGAGATCATAATACTAATTATGTACATGCTATTAATGTAGATACTACTACTAATATTAATTCCATTGGTGTATATGATATAAGTTTAAATATAATAAGAAATTGTGGTTCTGCAATTGGTGATAATGATGGATATGAGAATGAAATGCAATTTACTAATTTACAATATATATATGTTGCTCAAACTCAAATATTAGTACAAGATAAAACATATAGTTCTGATGCTGTAATTAAAAGTGTTTATATAGATCAAGATATGATGAGTGCGACACCTATTGCTTTAAAAGGTGAGATTGGAGCAGATGGTCCAACTGGTCCAACTGGTTTTACTGGAGCTGATGGTCCAACTGGTCCAACTGGTTTTACTGGTGCTGATGGTCCTACTGGTCCTACTGGTGCTGATGGTACGAATGGTATTGATGGTACTGATGGTACTAATGGTATTGATGGTGCTACTGGTCCTACTGGTCCTACAGGAGCTGATGGTACTAATGGAGATAAATATTATGCAAATAGTAATATTTCATGGGCTGGTGGTGTTAATGGTAAAGATTATCATTATTCTTTTAATATTAATGGTATATATTCATATTCTATAGGTCAAAATATTATTATTAGAGATAATAGTGGTAATCAAATAAATGTTGTTGTTACAAATTGTGTTATAAATGGTGATATTACAAATGTAGAATTTTATAGTACTAATGTATCAGTAGATGTTAATAATATACAATCAATAAATATATCTGGAGAAGCAGGTACTAATGGTGCTACAGGTCCTACTGGTCCTACTGGTGCCAGTGGTACTAATGGTACTAATGGTACTAATGGTACTAATGGTACTACTGGTCCAACTGGTCCAACTGGTCCAACTGGTCCAACTGGTGCTACTGGAACATCATTTAATTGGGTTAATACATTAGAAAATGCTACTAATATTAATGATGTATATCAAGATAAAGGTTCTTCATATGTATATGTAGATAGAAATAATTTAGTTAGTGCAAATCCATTATCATTAACTGGTTCAATAATATCAATTCATAATTCATATATATATACTTTTAATAATAATACTATATATAAATATGATTTATCTGAAAATTTAATAGAACAATATAATGGTGCTCCTGGTCCAAATATTGTATTTGATGGTAGTAATAATATGTTTGTTGCTACTACTTATAATATTTATAAATTAAGTAATGGAAGTTTTAATTATTTACATGGTTGGACAGGCGGTATTAATGAAAATCCCCAAAGATACTATGCGAGTGGTACTGTAGCTAATGGTGCTGCTAATACAGCAAGATTTAAAGAAATTAGAGGAATGGTTTATTATAATGGAAAAATTTATATATGTGATGCAAATGTTATTAGATATATGAATGTATCATCTACAGATGCAGATCTATCTGGCACTCCTTATTATTCAGTTGGAACTGCATTTGGAGCACAGCCAACTAATGGATATGATATTGCAATTCCAGAATATACAGATGGTGGTTCTACTACTTCTCAATTTAATAGAGTAACTGGAATCGTAAGTGATGGTAATGGTACTCTTTATGTTACAGATACATATAATAATGTAATTAGAAAAATTATATTAGCAAATGGAACTGTAACTACTTATGCAGGAACACCAATTCGAGAATATACATATGCGACAGAAATATCAGCAAACGGATCTATAGATGGTAATGGAACAAATGCATCATTCACATATTTAGATAAAATTACAATAGATAATAATAATAATTTATATGTAGCAGATGGTAATTATGTAGCGTATGGATTTAATAATGTGTTTATTCGTAAAATAGATACATCTAGAAATGTAACTAAAATTGCTGGAGGAGATAGAGGAAATGTAAATGGCACTGGTTTAAATGCCAAATTTACTATTATATATGAATTAATTTATAATAAAGATAAATTATACATAAATGATAATAATACTAATAGAATATTAGAATTTAAAGGGGGTGACTTAATGACACAAGGTTTTGATATTTCTCAAATTGCTCATGATGCTCCTGCACCAACACTAGCTACACCTGGAGTAAATGGACAAATTATAGTTAGACCCGGAGATGGTATGAGTGCTGCAGATATGTATATTTATTTAGTTGGTACATGGTATAAAATATCATTAACAAATGTTAATTAAATTTAATTTTTAAAATAGTATTTTTTTAATATAGTATTTATAATTTTATATTATAAAATTATAACTAATATATATATATAATGTCGTTTGACTTAAGCGATGATATTAATATTAGAGCTAATTCATATAGTGCAATAACAATTAAAAATGAATTAAATAAACTTAGAAATAATATTATAAATATTTCACTCACACCCGGTCCTACTGGTAAAGGATTTAAAGTATTTGAAACTATTCCTAATACAGAAACTGATGAAGATGCATTATTATTATTACAAGAATTAACTGTTTCTAATAATAATATTGGTGAATTTGTATTACAAACTGGAGGTAAATTATGGATATATAATGGTAATAATTCATTCTCATTAGTTGGTGATGTTACAGATGAAACTAAATTAATTGGTTTTACTGGACCAACAGGAGCTACTGGAGAAATTGGACCAACAGGAATGACTGGAGAAATAGGTCCAACTGGTCCTACTGGTCAAATTGGTATAACTGGACCAACTGGAGCTACTGGAGAAACTGGTGCTACTGGACTAACAGGAGAAATAGGTCCAACTGGTCCTACTGGTCGAATTGGTATAACTGGACCTACTGGAGCTACTGGTAATACTGGAGAAACAGGTGCTACTGGACCTACAGGACCATGGGGACCAATTGGTCCTACTGGATATATGGGACCAAAAGGTCCTACTGGTGATACTGGTGCTGCTGGTATTGATGGTACTAATGGTATTGATGGTGCGACTGGACCTACTGGTCCAACCGGTCCTGCTGGTACTAATGGTATTGATGGTATTAATGGTGCGACTGGACCTACTGGTCCAACGGGTCCTGCTGGTACTAATGGTATTAATGGTATTGATGGTACTAATGGTGCGACTGGACCTACTGGTCCAACGGGTCCAACGGGTCCTGCTGGTACTAATGGTATTAATGGTATTGATGGTATTGATGGTGTGATTGGTCCTGCTGGTCCTGCTGGTACTAATGGTATTGATGGTGCGACTGGACCTACAGGACCAACTGGTACTAATGGTATTGATGGTACTAATGGTATTGATGGTGTGACTGGTCCTACTGGACCAACAGGTTCTACAGGTAAAGGATTTAAAATATTTGAAACTATATCAAATACAGAAACTGATGAAGAAGCATTATTATTATTACAAGCATTATCTGTTTCTAATAATAATATTGGTGAATTTGTATTACAAACTGGAGGTAAATTATGGATATATAATGGTAATAATTCATTCTCATTAGTTGGTGATGTTACAGATGAAACTAAATTAATTGGTACTACTGGTCCCACGGGTCCTGCTGGAACTAATGGAACAAATGGAACAAATGGAACAAATGGTACTAATGGAGCTACAGGACCAACTGGTCCAACTGGTCCTGCTGGAACTAATGGTACAAATGGAGCTACTGGTCCAACTGGTCCAACTGGCACAGTATTACCAAATGGTACAAATTATTCTGATTACTTATATTGGAATAATTCTACATCTAGTTATGCAGTTGATTCAACAAAAGTTCATATTGGTAGTGGTGCAGGTGCTACTACTATGGGTGCAAATTCTATTGCAATTGGTTCTAATGCAGGTAATTCTGGTTTAGGTGCTAATGCTGTAGCAATTGGTTATAATGCAGGTACATTAAATATGACTTCAGGTAGTATTGCAGTAAATGCATCAGGAAATGCTCTTAATCCAACAGTAGCAGGTTTATTTGTTGATCCTGTTAGAGGTACAACTGGTCCAGCAAATACACAATATCCTTTAGCTTATAATAGTACAAGTAAAGAAGTTTATAAAAATACAGGCGATGTTGTTATTGGTGGTAATGCTACTATTAGTGGTGATACAACAATTAGTGGTAATGCTACTATTAGTGGAACAGTATTAACAGTTGGTAATAGTACAATACAAAATATAACAGCAAATGAAATTAGTACTAGTGGAAATGTAGGTTCATATACAATTACATTATCCAATATATTAAATGGTCTATTATGGAATGCTCATACTTCTAATAACTATATATATTATATGCCTACTGCTGCAACATTATATAATAATGGTAATGGACTAAAATTAAATACATATTATTCATTAACTATATGTAGAGCTGGTAATTCAGCTCATATTATTACAGGTTCGCAAGATGCGTCCCCTGCTACTGCTAGTTCCGTTGTTATAAAGGGTGATAATGGTGCTGGTTTTGCAAGTAAAGCAAGTTATGGTGGTGGTAATCCAATAATAGCAAAAATTGTATTGACATCAACCACAGCAGGTATTGTATATGCTTAATAATATTTTAAGTAATTTAGAATCAAATTAATCAATATGTTCAATAGTATCAATTTTATTAGTATCAACTTCTAATTTAATTATACTTTTACTTTTAGTTAATAATAATAATTGATTTATATTAATATTCTTTTTTTCAGGAAGACTTCTTTTTTTACTAATTTTTTTTGTATTATTATTTTTAATACTCTTTATTGGAGGAAAACCATGCATAATTTATATTTATATTATATTATATAAATATAATTTATTTAATTAAAATTAACTATTATATTCGTTAATTTAGATTCATTTTCTGTATTATTTGTAATATTATTTATTTCTGTATTTTCTGTATTTATTTTATATATATGATTAATATTACAACATATACCCTTATTTTCACATTTATATTTTATATATTCTGAATCTGGTAAATTTCCAATATAATTAATATATAATAATCTATGTAATGCACATTTTTTCCCTTTAAAATAAAAATTTATATAGGATTTATTTGCATCATTTTTAATAACAGTTACATATCCTGTCCATAATGAGCATTCATCTCCAAATATCGATTTTGATAAATTTTTACTTATCCTTTTTATATCATTGTATAATAATCTCTTATCTGCATTAATTTGTTTATGTTGATTCTTTATTAATTCTGAGAATATATTATCATTATTTGTTTTTATGATATCATTATTATTTTTATGTTTCATTTTATTTATCATAAATTTGTTCTATTATAATAAATAAAATAAAAATAATATATTATAAATTTTTTAAATATTAATTTTTTTATATATAGAATATACTTTTTTTGGAACTACTAAATCATTATCAAAATCTAATCGTAGTATTATTACTTTTTCCTTATTTGTATATAAAGAAATAGTTTTTTTATTAATTTCTATTTCTCCTTGTGAAAATATATATTTAATATTATTAAAATTATCATATACAACAATGGGAATTGGTATTAAATGACTAAGTACTAATAATTCAATATAACCATTTGTATTAAATATATTCTTTTTAAATTTATTTAATTTTGATTGAAAGAAATTATCACTTGTAAAATCTTTAAATTCAGGCATGCTTATATTTGTAATAATATAATCAATTATATTTGCTTTAAAAATATATGTCAATGTTGTTTGTAAATCATTATAATATCCTAAATTTCTAGATTCTATATCATATAATGGATTGCTTATCCAATAATATGAATTTATATATCCTCTTATAATACTATCATTATTATTTATAATTTCTTGTTGATATGTATCATTTAATTCAATCAAATTATATTCATTATTAATATCAGTATTTGTTTCTTTTTTAAAGAATTTCTTACCGATATTAGGGATTTTATCTTTACCATATAATTCTGATAATATTTTTTGTAAATTAATATTATTCGATTTTATTATTTTTTGATCTGGTTTTATTGTAAATTGTGTTACATCAACTACATCTGATACATAATATGGTTCTTCTTGAATTAATTCTTTATATTTAATATCTTGTGCTATAAATTCTTCTATAATTCTTGATATAAAATCTGGTATTATAGAATCTAATAACATGAATCTACAACTATTACTTTTCCATATACAATGTTTGTTATTTTCGCATTTATTACTTGTTTTATGAACACTACAATAATCTCTTACATTTTTAACAATATAATCATTTAATCCAGGTAATGATTTAGCACTTTGTAATAATGGAGTTTTATTATTAATATCTACTGTATATACCTTATACTGTTTTGCTAATTTTTTATCTATTAATTGAAATAATATATTTTTTAATTCATTCTTTTTCTCTGATAATGAAATATTTTTATTATTAACAATATCAATTATTTTTTCTTTTATATTTTTATGTTTATCTAAAAAGAATGATAATTCTAATCTATATAAATTATAACTTTCATTCATATATTTATGATGATTTACATTAATTGCATGATCAGATATTTTCGTTTCTTTATTTTCTAATATATAATTATCAATTATAATGTTAGTTGATTGATAATACATTGGTAATCCTAATTTTTTAATATCATTAACACTAATATTTTCATTAAATACAGGAATAATTAAATTATTATTTAACATGATACTAACTATTCTAATTTTATCTTTATTTTTATCATCATAATAAATTATTTTAGGAACATAATCTAATTTTATTTTATTTTCAATTAGATTTAATAATGAGATAACTTTTTTATAAGATAATAATTTATTATTTAATATATTTTTTTCTAATTTAACAAAAGGATAATTATAACTTATACCAGATGATATAACTGGCATAATTAAAGAATTATCTAGTTCTATATATTTACATTTGTTTCTTAAATCAATATATTGTTTTGTTATTTTTATATTATTTTTTTCTAATTCATATATAATATTTTTTGCTATTAAATAATAAGAAGTTATATTAAAAATTAATGCATTTGAACAACTATTATAATGATAATTTTTTAATAAGTTTATATTCTCTTTAATTAATTCATCTTCTACTCTAAATATTCTTTGAACTTGGATTTTTTTATGAATTTTATTATTTTTTAATAATCTATAAATTGGGAAGTAATAATTATCTTCTTTTGTTAATATTATAATATCTCGAGAATCATCATTATATTGATAATTATTTTCGATATTTAATGAATCAATATAATATTTATCAACAATTTTGTCTTTTTCCAATGCTTTTTTTATAACTTTAACTGATTTATTAATAATATAATAATTAATACCATTTTTACTAATAACACCAGGTATTGCACATAATTCACCAACAACATCATATTCTAAATATACTGAATTTGTTAAATATTCTATAAATTTTTCTTTTGTTTTAAATGATTCTATTAAATCACCATTATTTAAATAAGTAAAATAAATATTATTTTTATCTTTTTCCAAAAATGTAATTATATTTTTAATAATTTCACTTATTTGTAATGAATATATATTAGCTAATGCTGCTAAAAAATAATAATCATCATTCTTAATAGTATATTTAAAAAAGTATCCAGATTTAGATTCTAAAAAATAATGATTTTGAATTTTACTATCATTATTAACTATTCTATTAAAAAATATATCCAAATATTTTGATAAATATATATATCTATCATCTTGAACTTTATTTGTTTCTTCTAATATATATATTTTATCTCCTAATGTAACATCTTTCTTTTCATCAGTAACTTTTTGTCCAACACATTTTAAAAAATAATTCTTTTTCTTTTTATTTGTTGCAGTCACCTGATCTTTCTTAAAACAACATGGCATGCATAAATCAGATGGATTATTACCTCTAGATAAAAATCCAATATGTATATGTTCTTTATTAACATTTGGATCACAACTATATACTAAAAAATTATTATGTCCATCATCTAATTTGATTGCTCTAATAATAGTAGTTTCTCCTGATTTTGATTTTTTATTTTTAACAGTAATTTCTTTTTCATAAAAATTAGTTTTAGTATTTAATTTATAACCATCTTTTAATAATTTATCAATTTTATCATATGAAATAATATCAGGTCTTCTTTTATTTTTAGTACCTGAATTTTGACAGGAACGAGACCATTGACTTTGACCTTTTTCTGGTTTAAATCCTAATCTTGCTTTATCTAAAGCAGTTATTTGTTTAATATTATCAATAGTACCTTCATAATCAACAACAATAGGAACTTTATTTCTTCTAATAGCAATATTTGTTAATTTTTTTAATTGATTTTTGATATCTTGATATAATGGATTTTTAAATAAATAACTTTCAACATAAAGATATATTAATATTTTCATAAATGTAACAATTTCATCTAATTGTTCTTTATTTCTAGCTCCAGTTATTCTTATTTTATAATTATCTGATGATCTTCCTTGTATTGATATTTCGACACCAGGTGGTTTTGTTCTAGATAAATTATCTGGTTTTGTCTTTTTCTTATTTACATTAATTATTTTACTATATTTTTCTTTCACATGTTGTAATTCTTTTACTACTGAATCTGCAGTTAAATTAAATTGTTTTGAAACCTCATCTATAACTTCTTTATCAGTCATAATATAATTTCTTAAAAAAAATAATATTCGTAATTGAATTTTAAGTTTATTATCATATTTACTAATTCTTTTATATCGTAAATATGTTCCATACTTTGAATTAGTATTAGTTGATTCAGATTTTTTAGATTCTCTTTTTTTAGGTTCAATTACCATTGAAATGAAAGGAAAAAAATATCTAGAAAAATCAGATAAATCATTATGATCTATTTTAAATTTTTCAGGTAATCTAAAATGTTGAATAGTATTAATAAATGCATATTTATATTTATCATCTGAAGGTAATATTATTTTAACTTTTGAATTTTCAGAATTAATTTTTGTTATTAAATCTCTAATATAATTAAATGTAAATTTAATATCATCTACTGATGCAGAATCTTCTTCTTTCCATGTTATTTTATAATTTAATTTAAAATTATCATTTAAATTGATAGATAAATATTTATCAACAAATGATGATTCATTTAATTTAATTTTAAATGATATACCATAAGGAGTATATTCTAACCATTTATTTAATATTTCAGGATCTTCTGTTTTTTTTGTTTTAGTATTTATTTTAACAGTTATATCAGAATCAGGTGATTGATATTGAATAAATGGATAATCATCATTAACATTAAAATTTTCAAATATATTATATAAATTTAATTTACTATTTGATATTGTACCTGATTTATTATTAGGATCTAATAAATTAATATGAATATTACTAAGTAATACATAATTTTCAGAAAAATATTTATTAATATTTTTATTAAATTTTACAGAAGTTTCTTCAACAATATCTTCTATTTTAGATTCAATTAAGTTATCATTTTTAATTGTATTATATTGCACTTCTATATAATTTAATTCATTTAAACTATTATTTTGTGTCTGATTATTTAATAATTTAATTATATTTTCATATCTAACAAAACTAATCATTGGAAAATAAATATTTATATAAACATCATATAAATTTGCCATTTCTTCTGCTGATGGTGAATAATTTATTCCTAATTCATTATAAATATCTATCATATAAATTTCATTCATAGTTATGTAATCTTCATAATATCTAATAATATTTTCTTCATCATTTTCTCTTTTAATTTTATAATTAAATGATTCTTTTAGATATGCTAAATTATTACGTAAATTCTCATAAATTTTTAAATTATCATTAGGTATTATATCAATTTTTAATAATTCATTTCTTTTCAACCATTTTTGCCCTAACATGACATGATCAACATTATTATCATATGTATATTCAGACCAAAAATATTGAGTTTCTGGTAATAATTTTATATTTTCTCCAAATATTTCTGATATATTTATTGCCATTGTTATTTTTTGTCTCATCTTTGTTATAGTATCATCCGTATAAATATATTGGCTAGTAATATAAATTTTTTTATACACATTTTCTAGACTTATATCATAAGATATATTATCAATATCTGCATCATATTTATTTTCTGTTTTATATTTTTTTTTATTTTTATCTTCTGATATTATTTTATTTATTTCTTCATATGTATGAGTAATTTCTTTTTTTGTTTCAACTTCTTGTGTTTTGTATAAATTAGCTATTTCATCAATATTAAAATCATCTTCTATAACTTCTTCAACATCAATCTCATCATTATCATCATTATCATTATCTTGATTATCAGCACCACCAATCATTTTATCAGAACGATAATCAATATCAATACTTTTAATTTTAGGTTTTTTAAATTCAGGTAAATTATTAATATATTCACTAGCAAAAGAATATTTAATTTTACTAATATTAGATTTCATAATATGTTTTTTATACCAATTAGATCCATATTTTGTTTCTATTTGTTTTTTATAAATAGCATTATTATTAATTTTCTTTCTCTGAGCAATTAAGTGATGACTTATAAATAATTTTTCATACCAATTTTCAGAATATATTTCTTCTAATGTTTTAAAATCATCTTTAGAAAGATGTCTTAATGTTTCATAGAAATCTAAATCTTTAATATTCTCTAATATTTTCATAATATGATTATTCGAAATCATAATATTATGTCCAATAAAAATATAAAGTAAATATTGTATTCTCTTATTTGTATTTTTAATTTTATGAATAATTTTAATTGGATTTTTCATCTATATAATATTTATATTTAGAAATTATATTATAAATATAAATATTAAAATCAATCATTATTATCAATTATTTTAACTTAATGATTATAATTAATCAATATCAATGATTATAATTAATCATTTTAACTTAATGATTAATAGAACTATTTAAAATCATGCCACAATATTCAACTGGATTTGTAACATAATTTGTATCTCGATATACATTAATTTTAATAGCCTGTTCAATTAAAAACTTAAATATCAATTTAAATAAATCTCCATGACCAATTTCAGGACATGCAAAATGTGCCATTTCATGTATAGAAACATACATTAATAAATTAATATCATGAAATTTGTTTGTTTTTTTACTTTTCAAACATAATGATAATTCTTCACCTTTATTTATACTATATGATGTTAAATCTGAATTTGGATTTGTTTCATATATTTTTGTTTTTTCTTTTGAGAAATTATTATTTAGTTGTTTAATATATTCAACATATTCTGGGAAAGTTGAACTATTTGCTACTAAATAATCTTTTAATTTTAACATATTTGTTACTATACTATTTATTAAATTTGATTTATAATATTTATCTTCATCATTATTAACTAAATATTTTGCACCTGACTCTGATGTAATTAATACTAAATTGTTATTATTAACAATAAAAATTATGCATAATAATATTACTAAAAATATAATTAATAAATATTCTTCCATAATTAATAAAATAATTTAGAAAATATTTTTTTTCTGTATATTAATATATATAAATATGGGTCAAGTAAAAAGTAAAGAATCAGTTACATCAAATAATTTAAATAATAATATATCAAAAAAAAATCAATCTTTTCTTGATAAAAATATTTCAGAAACAACTATTAATTGGAATGATGTAAATACCGAAGATGTTAGTATGACTAATAAATATGTAACCAAGATTGTTGGTGCTAAAGAATTAGTTGGTAAATTAGATAATTTAAATCAAACTAATGCACAAAATAATTTACAAAATAATTTACACAGTAATGATTCATTAACCTCATCTGCTTTTATTAGTAATGATATGCTTAATAAATTAATGAACAGTACTACTTCTGATATTGCACCTACACAAACACAAGCTGGTGGTGCTAGAGAATCTAGATGTTCAAAGTGTGGAAAAGTTCATTCTTCTAATATGAAATGCAGTAAGAAGAAAAGTAAGAAACATAAGAAAATGACTATTTCAACTAGTGAAAGTTCTTCTTCTTCTAGTTCCGATAGTTCATCTAATAAAGAAAGTACTACTAGTACTTCTGAAAGTGTAAGCAGCTCAGATAGTTCTAGTTCTGAAAATGTAGGTGGTTATGATAATTCTGCTTCTATTGAATTAACTTCTTCTGAAGAATTATCTAAGAAACCAAAAAAGAGATCTAAGAAATCAAAGAGAGGTGGTAAGGGAAAAACAGTAAGTACTTCTGAATATTTAGAAGATCATAGTATTAGAACTGAAGATATCAATTTGGTAAATTAAAATTTTATTTAGTGTAAATTAAATATAGCTATTAAATTTAGTGTAAATTAAATATAGCTATTAAATTAAAATTTTATTTAGTGTAAATTAAATATAGCTATTAAATTAAAATTTTATTTAGTTATTTTTAAGTTCATCTATTTTATTTTTAATTAACAATATATTATTAAAATTTTTTGTTTTATCAATTATTTTAATAATACTATTAATTTTATTTACTATTTTATTTGTTTCTTTTTCTTGTTTTAACTTTTCTCGTTCTTTTTCTTTTTCAATATTTTTTATTTTTTTATCAGAATACATATTAATATAATAATTAAATATATCTATTGCATTTTTATCAACTAATTCCAAAAATTGAAGTGCTGGATTCATAATTTGATTAGTAAGATAAAATAGATAATCAATAGGAAGATTATTTTCTTTTATAAATTTTGGTGTTTCAATAATATCACCTTGTAATAATTTATTATTATTTTGATTATCTACTTTAATAACAGCATATTCTATTCTATCACCAGATTGAGGTGTATTACCTGGATCTCTTTGTGTAATTTTATCTGATAAATATACATGTGCTATTCTAGTCCAATCTTTATATGACTCTTTTAATTTTAAAGTTCTGCTTTGCAAAAAATATTTAATATCATATTTTCCATCAAACATGTCTTGAATACATTTTGCAGTATATGCTTTTGCACCCTTTGGATCTCTTTTATTTATCAAATAATCTATAATTCCACTACATATTTCTTTTACAATAATAGCATTATCTCGTCGTTTTAATACTATACCCATAAAATCTTGTTTATATTTATTAGGATCCATTTCATATTTATTACCAACATATCTCTTCTTTGTTAAAATAGCAAATGGCCAAAATGTTTTCTCATACTCTAAAGAATGTGGAAATGGTAAAGTCATTTTAATAAGTTCTCCAGATATTTTTCCCATCTTCATGCTATAATCTAAAGTTCTATGATCAGTTATTGATACTCCTCCTTCATATATATCAATATATTTATGATATTTATTATTAGTTATTATAAATCTAGGTTGTAAATAATAATAAATATATTGATTTGGTTTATCAATATCACTCATATCATGATAACACATATAATTTTTTACAAAATTAATTATTCTATTCTCATGTTCATCTTTTAATTTGTTATAAGATAATAATAAATAATTTTGTATAAAATCATCACATAATTCTTCTAATGATTTTTTTCCTATATTTTTTGTATATTGATCTTTCAAAATTTCTAATTTATTATTTAATATATTTATATCAATATCTGGATTTCTTTCAATTATCTCTGATGAAATTACTTCTGTAGATGTATTATTTAATATTAATGCATGAATATAATTATTATCATTATTTAATTTAAATTCAGATGTAAAATTATTTACTATTTTCACTAATTCTTTTTTATGACTACTAAAATTCCATTTTTCTTTAAAATTTTTTGTTATAAAATGTTGTGTTATCTTAAATAATTCTGATTTTGATATATTTATATCTTTTGCAAAATCAAATGCATCCATATTTTTTTTATCTAATTTATTTATAATACTATTTATAATATTATCAGTAGGTTCAATATAATCAAAAGTAAAAATAGTTCCCATCAAATTTACAAATGGTTTAAATTCATTTTTTCTTTTTTCATATAAATCTTCCATAATAATATGATGTTTGTATAATAAATATTCTGCCCATTTATATAATTTATATACAAACATATCAGTATTATTTTTTTCAACTAATTCTGCTAAAGTCCATAACCATGGAATATAATTTTCGTCCATATATTCTTTTATAAATTGTTCCATTCTATCTTCAATATCCAATAATATTTTATTATTATTAGATAATTCTTTACAGTTTGGGCTTTTAGGTAAATATAAACTTGTTATTGTTTGTTTATTATAATGTTTATTAAATATTTTTAAGAATAGTTTTTTATCATTATCATTTAATAATGGTGAAATTAAATCTGATGCAAATAATAAAGCATTTTGTAAAATTTCAATACTATCTTCTTCATTAACTAATTTTGCATTTTCACGAAAACGATAACAACTAAAAATACTATCTGTATTATGAACAATTATTTCTCCTACTCCTGCATGAAAATGATGATTACTAGTTGTTAAGTCATAAACATATTCTTCATTTTGATGATAACATTCAATACTAATAATTTTATTGTTAATCTTTTCATTTGTAGGAATCATATAATAAACATTATCTTCAAATACAATATTAAGATTTAATTTTATATTATTTTTAAAATTATAATAATATTCTAATGCATTTAATGCATCTGTACAAATTACCGTTTCATAAGATGTTTCATCCGATGTATTATCAGATGTATTAACAGATGTATTATTATCATTATCAATTGGAAAACTATGTAATAATTTACTTCCAATTGTTAATTCTTTTGGACTAATCATTCTACCATTATTATCTAATAATGAATGATCTTCTGTAACTGTAACTTCACCGTGATTTGTTCTTATTGTAAATAATTTTTTATTATGTAATTTATGTCTAATTATTTTTTCTATTTTAGTCCAACCACTTTCTGTCCATATTAATAAATTATCTATATCACCATATTCTTTATCACTATTTTTCATAAATATATATTTTGTTTGAATATTTTCAATATAATCAAAATAAATAATATTTTTTTCTATATCTTTTAGCATTAATGGCGTTTTTCCAATAACACTATCACCATATCTAATAATTGGTTGAAATATAAGATTATGAATATCTTTAGTTACAAAATTTTTAATATCATTTATATTATTTTCATTATTATTTTTTAATTCATTCTTAATTAATAATTTTGTATTTTCCTCATTATTATAATAATATTTAAATGTATTAATTACATATGGTAATGTTTCTTCATCATATTTTTTTGCAAATGATAACATTTCTCTACCAGTTGATGTAATACATGCAGCTATATCACGATTGCATATTTGTGATGTTTGAGCGCCTAATTGTCCATATAATGAATTTGCTGTTATCTTAACTGCTAACTGTTTTGCATCTAATATTTTATATTTAAATGGATCTTTTTCATTCTTCATTTGTTTTTTTATTGATTTTCTTTCCATTAATAAATTATCTAATATAGTTGGAATAACACCTAAAGCATTATTCTTTTTTGCAAATCGAATTGTTTTTACAGTACCATCTGCTTCTTTAAATTCAGCATTATAATAATGAATACCTTCAATATTATCATATTCAGGATTATCAACTTTTGTTTCATGACTCATATTTTTTTGAATATCAGCAGAAGGATACAAAGAACTAAAATCTTTAGTAGCAACTGCTTCATAATCAACTTGAGCAATAGGATTAAAAACAATAGCTCCTTCATAACTACTAGATGTTTCGATTTCTTTTCTATTCTTAGATTGACATTTTGGACATTCCCACTTATTTAAATATTCAGTCTCACAATTTAAACAACAATATAACTTATCCATTTTAATAACAGGAAATGCATATTTATGTTTTCTAAATTCACGAAGACATAATGAAAATATTTTAATACCTTGACCACGAATAAATAGATATGATAATGGAACAAAACAAACATTTGCCATTTCAATATTATTAGTAATAACTTCTAATTTATTAATTAAAAGACTGACTAATTTACAATCTTTAATACAGTATTTCGCAATAATACTTCTATCATCAGAAGTTCCTTTCTGACATTTAAAAATATCTTTTGGTCCAATATCATCTTTTGCTTGTGACCAAAAAATATTATTATTAATTTTTTCAATAGATTTTAAATTATTAATTAATATATCATCACTTTCAATAACTAATAATTTATTTTTATAATCTACTGATTTAACCATGTATTTATCTCCAACTTCATCAGTCATAAAACCTTTAACAACTTCTAAATGTATATAATCACCAACTAATATATCATCTAAAGTTTTACATTTAAGTTCTATGGAAAAGCATTGCTTTTCATCAATAATATTAAAAGATAATATTTCACCACGAATAAATTTTGATGCAACAAAATCTAATTTATATGATGGAAGATTAAATGTCTTTTGTACATATTTCATCAAATCAATATGTATTCTTCCAGGTGTATCCCAGAATCTTAATAAATTTTCTCCTAATGCAGATGATGCTAATTTCATTTCTTTAAAATTACATTTGTAAGTTATTAATTTTGACATATAACTCATCTGTTCTTTAATATTTAATATTTTACAAGCTCTATCATACATATATTTTTCATCAAAGAAGAATATATTATACCCAGTTAAAATATCACAATCATTTTCATTTATTTCATTTAAACATTTTAACAACATTTCTTTTTCATTATTAAAAGATTCAACTATTGTATTATCATCAAATTTTTTTGTATCTTTTAAACAACAAATATATTGTCTATATGGTGTTGAATGACCTAAATATGTATATGTAATACCTATTTGAATAATATTATCATCTGGTCTATTTGCTTGTGGAAATTCACCATCAACAGATGTACATTCAATATCAAAGCTTGCAATTCTTAATGGAGCATTATGATCTTTGTTAATAGGATTTAAATGTCTCCAATCAACAATTATTTCAATATCACATCTACTATTTTTATATTGAGTTATTTTTTTGTATTTAGAAGTTTCAACCCAACTACAACCACTAATATTACGAATATGAAAACATCTTAACATTGCCGGTAAGTTGGCTTCATATAATTTATATTTAACTGGTTTTGGTAAAAATGGAATACCATAAATAAGAACTTCATTATTTTCAAAATATGTTCTATATTTTTTCATACCATCTGCATTTGTAAATACTAATCGTGCAAACCAGAACATTTTTTCATTTGTAAATCCATCAGCATTTTTTAATTCTATTAATTGTACTTCTTTTAATGATTGTTTGTATATATATTTATTAAAACCTTTCAAATATATTTCCATTTTTTTTATGATATATTCCAATTCATTATTACTTTTATTTTGTAAAACTTCTGGTAATAAAATATAAAAATATGGTGTGAAATTAACCAATTTGCAATATACTGATTTATTATCATCACATCTTCCAAATATATGAATTATAAAATGACTATTATTATCATTATCTGAATCAGAATTATCATCTTCTATAATCTCATGATCTTCGATAAAATCATATATTTGAAATTCTATCGACATTTAATAATTATATAAATCTATGTTTTATATAAATTATAGTTTAATAATATTATAATTTATCAATTTTATTTATAAATAAAAAAATATTTATAAATAAAAAAATATTATTGGAATTTGATAAAAATCATAAGTTACCCTAATTTATGATTTGTAAAAATCATAAGTTACCCTAATTTGGAATTTGATAAAATTACAAGTTACCCTAATTTATGATTTGTAAAAATCATAAGTTACATTGAGCTTTTAAATCTTTAGTAGCAAATACCCATATAATATATATGTATGGGAAAAATATAGCTACTAATATTGCACCTAAATCTAACATTTTACTATTACATCTAATTGATAAAAATATAGCAACTACTGTCATTATAATATGAAAAATTGAATATATAGCTGCACCTACTGAATATTTTTCCATGCAATAACTATCAATTAATTTATCCATATCCATTATTGAAGCAGCTGATAAAGAAACAGATGGTTCCTGAACTTTAGGTTGTGGATTAGAAGTTTGTTTTTTTGCAATTGATGCTTTTGCTTGTGTTTTAGCAGATTCTGAAATTGGAATATTATTTTTTGATAATTTTTCATTTATTATAACAGCAGTAGGTTCAGCTGCATAATCTACTATTTTATCCATAATTTCGTCTTTATCCATATATATTATATACAAAAAAATTAAATTAATAAATTAAATATTTTTTTACTTTTTTTTAGACAGACTGAATACCATTTTTATTTGCAATAATACTCATAATATCATCAATTGTTAATTTATCAATATTAGTATTTTTTGGTATTGGTATATTTTGACTTTTTGATGAAGAGTTATCTATAATATTTATATAATAACCGTATTTACCATTTTTAACATTTATTGTTTTATTTTTTACTGTATGTGTTTGTAAATTATTTTGCAAATTATTACTTTGTATATTGCTTTGCAAATTACTATTTTTGCTTTGTGTATCGCTACTTTGTAGATTATTAATAATTGATTTATAATCAATATTATCAGTATTTTTAACTGAATAATTTTTCCCATTATATTTTATATAATATCCATATTCACTATGATTTAATGTTACCTTTGCATTACCTATTTTTCCTAATAATTTTGGTAATTCTAATAATTCTTTAGCTTCTTTCAAATTAATATCTTTTATATTTTTAATACTAGCATATTTATTTTTGTTATTTTCATCAACTTTTCTAACATATAATCCATATTTACCTTCACCAATATATATATCAATATTATCAATATTACCTAATAATTTATCGTTAGATTTATTATTAGATAAATTATTATTAGATAAATTATCAGATGAATTATTTTGTGTTGAATAATCTATTAATAATTTTTCAACAATAGGATTAAACATATCATAAAATGTTTTTAATACATTATATTTTTTTGCTTTTTTAATTGCAATTTTATCTAAATATGTCTCAAACATATTTGTAAATTCAACATTTATAATATCACTAAAATGTGATAGCATGAATTCATTGCATGTTATTCCCATTTGTGATGGAACTAATTTTTTTGTTTCTTTACCTATTATAACTTCTTTATTTGTTTCTGATATTTTATATAATGATCTGCATTGCAGTGATATACTAAATATTCTAGATTCTTTTTTTACACCATCCACATTACTAATATTAACATATTGTCTATCAATAACTTTACTAATTATTGATGCATATGTTGATGGACGACCTATACCATGTTTTTCTAAATATTTAATTAATAATGATTCATTATATCTTAATGGTAATTTTGTATATTCTTCAGTCACTTGTAATTTATTAAATATTAATTTATCTCCCATTTTAATATTATTATTTTGCAAATTATTTTCCAAATTATTTTGATCTTCATCATCATCATTATTATTATAAATAATTGTATAACCATCAAATTCAATGTTATCAATATTAATAATAAAATATGTTTGAATCTTATCAAAAATTAATATTGATTGAGAATTATTTAACATATCAACAGTAATAATAAGATTATTAATATTACAATAAGCCATTTGACTAGCAATTGTTCTTTTCCATATTAAACTATATAATTTATTCAAATCAGTATTAACATCTATATTTTCAATTAATATATTTGTTGGTCTAATACATTCATGTGCTTCTTGTGCATTACTATTTTTTGATGGATATTCTTTTGGATTACTATATTTTTCACCATATTCTTTAATAATATAATTTTTAATCTGAGTAATCACATCTTTACTTATGTTTGTATTATCTGTTCTCATATAAGTAATATATCCACCTTCATATAATTTTTGTGCTACTTCCATAGTTTTTTTAACTGAAAAATGTAACTTTGTACTTGCTTCTTGTTGCAAAGTACTAGTTATAAATGGTGGAGATGGTTTTCTAATTGATTTTTTATGTTCAATATTAATAATTTTAAGTTCTGTTTTTTTATTAATTTTTGCTAAAAATTCTTTAATAGTATCAATATTTTGAATACAATAAATATTTTTATTATTATATAAAACTCCATTTAATAAATTATCATTAAATTTTACTTTAATTGTTGTTTTAAAATATGATTCAGATAATGATTGTTTAATTTCATTTTCTTTATCACATATTATTTTTAATACAACAGATTGTACTCTTCCTGCTGAATTATAATTACCAGAAGATTTTAAATATTTCCATAATACCGGTGTTATACCATAACCCATTAATCTATCTAAAATTCGTCTTGTTTCTTGTGCATCAACCATATCACTATTTATTGTTTTTGGATTATTAATAGCATTTGTTATTGCTGTTTTTGTAATTTCATGAAATACTATTCTTTTTGGATTATTTAATTCTAATACATTTGCTAAAGATTGAGCTATCATTTCACCTTCTCTATCTTCATCTGATGCTAATACAACTTCTTTACACTTTCTTGCAATTGATTTTAATTCATCTACTACTTTCTTTTTATCTGGATTAATAATATAATATGGTTTAAAATTATTATTAACATCAACACTTAATGTTTTTTTATCTAAATCCATAATATGACCAAAACTAGCCTTAATAATATAATCAGGACCTAAATATTCACCGATTTTTTTAATTTTACCAGGCGATTCAACTACTATTAATGTTTTTGTTTCCATTATTAATATTTATATTAATATAATAATATCATTATAAATATCAATTTATTTTTACAATTTTTTTGATATAATATATATCTTATAATATTATGGAAATAAATATTTTTATTATAGCACTATTTATATCTTTTGCATATGCATTACAACAAATTTTATATAAAAATTTATTAACAAATTTAAATGGAACAACAATACTTATATTATGTGCTTTTATTTATATTTTTTGTATATTGATATTATTAACTTATAATTATGAAACATTTATAAATGATTGTTATAATATAAATAAAAATGATATTATATTAATATTAATTGTTACTGTATTTACTGTATTTTTAAATAATATTGCATATGTTCATTTTATTGAAAATGCCAATACAACATTTGTAAGTGGTGTTATTAATTCATCTCCCTTTTTTACATTATTATTAGCATATTTATTCATGAATGAAACTATTAATATTTATGGATTATTTGGAATTATATTTATAATATCTGGTGTAATTTTAGTTTCAAATAATTAAAATTATTTATTAATATTATTTATTCAAATTATTTATTCAAATTATTTTGCATATCGTTATAATTTGTTATTTTAATTTCAAATCCCATTTTTTTATAAAATTTTTTTCTATTATAACCTTGGTTTATAAATACTGTTAAACCATCTGTAAAATCATAAATTAATGGTCTAATATTTGGATTTATCTTTCTTAATATTCTACCAACAGATTGTTCTACTTCTCTTCTACTTGTTACCATGAATAAAGTATTTAAATCAGGTATATCTAATGCCTCTGATGCCATGCTATATGTTGCAAATATTACTTGAGCTGTTTCTGCTTGTTTAAGTTTTTCTTGTTTCATTCCTCCAATATAATAATCACTAGTTATATTATTTACATCTAATAATGTTTTTAATAATGTTAAATGATTTACTCTATCAGATAAAATTATAACTTTTCTACCTTTTTCATTCAATACTTCTAATAATAAAGATATTATATATTTATTTCTTTGTTCTAATTCAACTATTTTATTTATTGTTTTTGGTCTATTAATATCTCCAGTATACATCTTATATTCTTTAAACTTTGGATCATTTGTATTATAATATACTATATTTACTAATACTGTTTCATTCTTTTTTGTTTCAATTTGATACATTATATCTCCAAAATACCAATATAATACTTTTTCTAATCTATCTGATCGTTTTGGTGTAGCACTTAATCCTATTGTTTTCTTCGCAGCTATTATTGGTAATGCTCTTGAAAAATATTTAGATGGTGCATGATGAGCTTCATCAAATATAACTAATCCAAAATCATCAAATATATTATCATCATATTTATCTTTTGCTATTGATTGTAACATTCCTAATACAATATCTTTTCCTTCTACATCTATCTTATTTTGTTGAATTATACCAATTTTTGCATCAGTAAATTCTTCTGCTCGTTCTTTCCATTGATTTAATAAAAAAGTTTTATGAACAATAATTAATGTTTTAACTTTAAATATTGATGCTAAATATAATGCTAATACTGTTTTTCCTGCAGCACAAGGTAAGCATAATATACCACCATCTTTTTGTTCTAAATAAGGAATAACTTCTTTTACAATTTCTTGTTGTAATGGTCTTAGTGTTCCTTTAAATTTAAAATCTATATTCATTCCAATTAGTTCTTTATTATCAGATGGTGTTCCTATAGTATTTAATCCATAATATTTAGGAATACATAAATATTCATCATTTTCCTGATAAATTTTAAATTCAGTATTTTCATCTTTAACAAATGCACATTGTTGATATGGTTTAACTGTTAATTCTTTTTTAATACTATTAATAAATTCAATATTTGATTTTGTTTTTGGTATTAAATATCCTTCTTTGCATAAAATACTCATTTTTTTAATATAAATAATATTAAAATATAATGTAATATATATATAAATGTTTTCTAATGATAAATATGATATTATAATAATAATACTGGTAGCCTTTATATTATTTTTAATAATATACAATTGCATCCCATGTAAAACAACATCTGAAAGTTTTGAAAGTGTTATGGAAGCAACAACACCAGAATCTGAGAATAAAATAATCAGTGAAAAGTTATTACATCATAATATTGATGATATTGAAATTAATATTCCTGTACATTTATCAGAAAAATATGCAATTCCAATGAGTGATCAAACTAAAGATTCAATTGCTACTAATAAAAATTTAATTAATAATTTATTAGATGAACTCAAATCATCTGATGTTGTTAATCCAGAATTAATAAATGATAAAATTAATTCCGAAAATATGAAAATATCTAATATTGTTAAAGCAGAATATTTAGATAATTTATCAGATAAATTAATTAGTGAAGGAAATAATGATATGGGTGATTTATTAAAACAATCTGCTACTATAACTAAATTAAAAACAGAATCATTAATAAAGATGGATACATTACAAGAATTAGTATCTCAGGAAGTTGCAAAACCAAATTCAGATGGTTCTAATAATTTAAAGAAAATATTAACAGAATATTATCATCATTTATATAAACTTAAGGAAATTTTAAAATATATATCAATACTTAATGAAAATATTAATAATAATTCATTTGATTTAAGTGCTAGTAAATTAAAAAATCAGGAAAATAAAATTAAATTATTAAATAATATCGAAATATATAAATCATTATCACATAATTTAAGTGAAAGTGATAATAATATAATTGAACAAAAAATTAATGAAATAATGGAAGCATTAAAAAATAGCGAAATAACTCAGGAAGAAATTACTGATAATAAATATAATGCATTAATAAAACCAGAAGTTACAAAATCAAATTCAGAAAAAAATGATAATATTATACCTAAAGTTGGTATAATTAAATCAGAAATATCTGGTAATGAGGTACCTGAAAAAAAAGAAACTGTTCCTGTTACTAAATCTGTTAAAAATGTTAATTTTGATGATATGATTTTACCTATTAATATGCAAGAAAAAAATATTGTAGATGGATATGATAATAATATGCAAACTAATAACTTATTATTTGCAAATCATCTTTCTTATGATTATGATACAGTTAATAAAAAGAAACAAATATTTTCAAAAATAGTTGGTTATGATATAAATGCTAGTTATGATAATAATGTTTTATAAATAATTTATTCTTTTTGCATTTTTTCATATAATTTTAAATATTTATCTTTATACTTCTTAACTAATTCCATTGCAACTTTACTTACTTTTGCACCATCTTTTCTATCTGCTTCTTTAACAGATTCTTTTGCTTCCCCGTAAATGTGTCCTCCTAATTTGGCAACAGACTTGTTAAAAGTTAATTTTAATTCTTTTCTCATAAAATCTGCAAATTTACGATAATGTTCCATTCCTGCTGGCATTTTCTTTTTCTTTTTTCCACCATGCATTTCAGAATTTTCTGATGTTTCAGTAGCAAAACTATCAAATAATTCTTCAGTATTAGATACACTACCTCCTCTCATTCTTCTAGAACCCTTCTTTAGATATGACTTCTTTGAAGCCTTTTTAGATGATTTCTTCTTACCACCAACTAATTCTCTTTCTCTTTCTTCACGTCTTTCACGTTCTTCTCTTTCTTCTCTTTCTTCACGTTCTTCTCTTCTTTCTTCACGTTCTTCTCTTCTTTCTTCAGCACCTCCTCTCATTCTTCTAGAACCCTTCTTAGATGACTT